CTGCTCCGGGTCAACCTGCTCCGGGTCAACCTGCTCCGGGTCAACCTGCTCCGGGTCAACCTGCTCCGGGTCAACCTGCTCCGGGTCAACCGAATGCTCCTGCTGCTCCGATTCAAGGAGGACAGACAGCCCCTCCAGTACCACCAAATCCAATGTCGGACCCTAAAGTAGCTCAGGCATTTCAGACTATTTCTGGAATTAAAGATCAGAAAATTCAGCAGGCATTTCAACAATTCCAGAAAGCCGCTGGAATCCAGCCTGGAGGTTCCCCGCAACAAAGTCCAGCATCGCCGCAAGCTCCGGCTTCTCCAAGTCCAGGACAGCCGCAGGCTCAGCCGCAGGCTCAGCCGCAGGCTCAACCACCGGCTGGTCAGCCCGGTCAACCACAACAACCTCAAAGGTAGGTTGAGGCTTGAACAAAGCTGGCCGATGAATGGTGCTGAATAATATTTGTGGTAATTTAGGTTTAGGGAAAGAAGTTATAGGCGGGCCAATGATAAACACTGGCTGTCTATAACTTTTCCTTTTTATCTTGAATGCCTTCATCTTTCCTCTTCATGACCAATTTGCCACGGAATTTCTTTTTGTTTTCAATCTTGAGTGCCACAGCTTCAATGAACTCTTGAACGCCTTTCGATCCTTTTTTGGTAAAAACGGCACTTAGCACTTTGTATTTGTCATCAAAATTGTGACCTAAGTGGTCATGCCAATCATTGTTGACAAATCTCTTGCAGTATTTACTAAGTTTGTCGTCCGTAGATACTCGTTGAGACATTTCAGCTACGGTCATTTCTTTGATGTCATAGCTAACTTTCTTTGGAATCACAAGAGCCTGACCATATGGCTCACCCTTCCTGAAGATTAGAGTTTGCCCAGGCATTGGATTCTTAAATACCACGAAGAAGATTTTTGGCCACCATTCAGTCTGAAGATGACCCGGCAAACAACAAGGAACTGTGTATGTGGTATCAGTGTAGTACCTTGGGTGACATTCTGTTCTAAGAACGTACCCAGACGGCACTTTAATATCAAGAGCCGATGTCATGCCAAAATGTCCTGGAGCGAAACACATGAAGGGAGGCAAAGAAACATCAGGACATTCTTTCTGTTCTTCGCTGAAATCACCATTGAACACAACTTGCCCGTCAACCATGTTGACTCGACACTCTGTTTCAAATGGGTAACAGAGTTCCAGCCCATAGGTAGCCCCATCGACAAATGGAGGACAATGCCAAGGCTGTGGTTTGTCACCATTTGAATGATCGTTGGGATCACCAGCCCAACCGGGAATTTGAAGTTTTATTGGTCGAGGAGGAACACCTTTGTACCATGTCCGATATTTGATTTCTAGCTTATCCATTTTGGTCCTTACTTGAATACCTAATTGTAGGAGAAAGAAATGAGCAGCACAAATAATCCAAATCACCAGCAGAGGAATTTGAACAATTGCGCAGTTCCAGGAATTCCCGCAGACGTAAATCTCGATCCTTCTCCTCCGTACTGTGGTAAAGACCCAGAACGGGATGCAGATAATCGAAGAGGAATCAATGACGACAGTTTGAATTTCCTCAAAGACGAAACAATGAAGAAGACCGGCTTCGGGGCCAGAGTTGATTGCGACCCGATGCAGCGTGGCTTCATTATTAACGACTTGGAGAATCCAGAGCGAAATGTCCTCTACAGATATTCTAAATCAATTCGTGGCACAGATGAAGCCATGCTGGATATGTTTAACAACATTGTTGTGATTGATGAAGATGGCAAGGCATGGCCAATTCCCGTGATGCTCGGTCCACCAGAAAAAGCTGTAGCCGCAATCGTACAAGATAATGTTCACAAAGACGAGACGTTGGTTGTTGATCGACTGAAGTTGCCATTGCTGGCTTTGACTCAAACACAAATTGATTACGACCTTGATAGATACACCTATCACAAAGCAATCAATCTGTTTCGCAACAGCAACAATGACCGTCCAGGTTTGGCGATTAGTGAAAAGTACAACAAAGATACAGTATTTGGTTTAGCAAGAGGCGTTCCAATAAATATTGGATATTCGGTCACGGCATGGACTATGTATCGTGAAGATATGAACCAGATAGTAGAACAAATTCTCACAAAATTTAGTCATGCGGCATACATACGAGTAACAGGTGTCCCTTGGGAGGTCATGATCAAGCTGGACTCTATTGCTAATAACCTGGAAGTTGAACCGGGCGATCAAGCAATTCGAGTAATTAAATACGAATTTAATATGACGGCTCAGACCTATATACCTCAACCGATTGAACGCAAGAAGGCAGTCCTAAAAATGAAGATTGACTTTGTTGACGGTATGACCGAGGAAGAAATCACTGAGGTGATGGCGAGAATAGAAGAATCTGTCAAGGAATTAGAATGTTAGAGATAAAAAACAAACAGAAATTTCCAGTTCAATTAGTCATAAGGTCGAGGACGGCCCCACGCTCTTTCACGGTATTGAATGTACCAGGAATAGGTTGCGGAAAAAATATTTATCTTCTCGAAGATGAAAGAGCAACTGAATACATAGATAGAGCAGAAAAGGATGGATTGATTTCCACAAGGTACATACCAAACAAGTTAAGAAAGGGAGAATAAGACTATGGCGATTCTACAGGGGTTCCCGCCTTCTAACACTATTAGCCCAAGTGTTAGAATCACTGAGAAAGACTTGAGCTACATTGCTCCTGACCAGTCCTTCCACCGTGCGGGCTTGGTCGGTTTTGCATCTAAGGGTCCGATAAATTTACCGACTCTAATTGCAACAAACCGTCAATTGCACGTTACATTTGGCAATCCGCACCCGGACGTTGGCGATCCATTCCTCATTTACGCAGCCGAGCAATATTTGCTTGTTGCCAATGAGCTATTCGTCGTTCGAGTTGCTGATACTGATCCAGTTAGCGACGAGCAGGCATCATCAGCTACGGTTGATGTCCCTGCTGCCGGTACATTGGTGAAGATTGAATCAGCTTACACCGGGGCTGGCGGGTCATATACGTTTGACGTAGACTCATTCTTCCGTTGGAGACTGAATGGTAATCTATCTGCCAAGACACTGGTTGTGTTGGCAGGAACTTACCTAGTTCAAGAAGTTGTTGACGACTTGAATGCACAACTCGACTTTGAGAACGATGGAATTCAGTTGTACAAGACTGGAACCGGCACAATTGGTGTAAAAACTACTTGGGCATACGGTCCTGACGCTTCATTAGAATTGGTTTCTGTTCAGAATTCCATCTATGGCAATACCGTTTTGAATGGAAATCCAACTGGACTTGGAACTGGTATGACTCAGGCGACGGTCACTGGCACAACCGCCATGTACCCGAACGTAGGCTATCAGACTCCTGGCACCTATGACTTCACAGGTTTGACTGGTCTAAATATTCAAATCGTCTTAGACGGCACAGACAATGTGTTGATCGACGGTATTGTTCAAGTAATTGACCTATCTGCTCTCGAAGGCTCCTCAAATGTTATTGCAGACGTTATCACTGCAATCAATGCAGAAAAAATAGAGAATGGTGGAACACTCCCAGGTGGATGGACGGCTGTAGCTGTTGGAAACAACGTACAGTTCAACACCAATCACGCTGGAAACGACGCTCGTCTTCGTATTAAGCCAGACAGCACAGCAGAAGCATTATTCGGACTCAACACATCCACACACGCTGGCGATAGCCCAGAAGGTGTCACTGGTGCGGTCGGTATCGCAACATACGGTATCGTAACTGGTGCTGTGAACAACAGCGGCAGCATCTCGTTCACCATCAATGCTGACAGTCCTGGCATCGAAGGCAATCAGACACAAGTAAGAATCACAAACGACGTTCGTGAAGACCACTTCATTATCGAAGTCTTCAATAACGGCGTATCGGTAGAAGCATGGGGCAACTTGACAAAGAACCAGACAAGTCGGTTCTATGTTGAAACCTACATGGCTTTGGTTTCGGACTTTATCCGAATCAATGACAACACTAGCGAAGGTGCTGGTCCTTTGGACGGTACTTATGGCCTATTAGGTGGATCAGACGGTATTCCTTCTGATCCAGATGCTCAAGACGCTTTGATTATTGGCAATCAGATTGGCTACACCGGCATGTATACCATGTCCGAGCCAGAACAGATTGACATTGACCTCATCGCTGCTCCTGGTCACTCCAGCACTAGCGTTGTAACAGCCCTGTTGGACTTCTGCCAGAACACCCGCATGGACTGCTTGGCGATCATCGATCCTCCATTCGGTCTGACGGTTGGCGAAATTGTAGCATGGCAAAACGGAACTCACCCATTGAACCTCACACGTTTTGACTCGGACTTCGGTGCTTTGTACTGGCCTTGGGTTAAGATTCGTGACAACTTCAACCGGGTTGACGTATGGGTGCCACCTAGCGGTTCAATTATGGCAGTTATCGCTCGAAGCGATTTCTTGTCTGCTCCTTGGTTTGCTCCGGCTGGGGCGAACCGTGGTGTCGTTCCGGCGATCACCGACGTTTACAACCGTCCGACGCTTGCCGAGCGTGACTTGATGTATGGAAACCGTAACTGCATCAATCCAATCGTTCACTTCAATGATGTTGATGGCTTCTTGGTTTGGGGTCAAAAGACTCTGCAACGCCGACCAACAGCTTTGGATCGTGTTAACGTGCGTCGATTGATGTTTTACCTAGAGAAGCGAATTCGCTCTGCGAGCCGTCAGCTTCTATTCGATCCAAACGACGAGACGTTCCAGCGCAAGTTTGTAAGCATCGCTTCGCAGATTTTGCGTGAGGTTCAGGTAGGTCGGGGCGTTACCGACTTCATCATCAAGGCCGACGCTGAATTGAACACTCCTGATGTAATCGACCGTAATGAGTTCCGGGCGCAGATTGGCGTACAGCCAACGAGAGCCGCTGAATTCATCTTCATCGAGTTCTCGATTCACAGAACGGGTAGCTTCACAGAGAACGCAGATACCTTCTAACAAACTGGCTCATATAGAGAGTAGACCACAAGGAGATAATTATGGCAAGATCAGGTTCGGGACGTGATATGGGATTGGGCCAATTGGCCGGTCCCGATTTAGTCTTCAAAAGAAAATATAGATGGACATTTGAAGTCCAGCCGTATTGCGGATATGTGATTCCTGCTCACTTCGTAAAGTTGGCTTCACGGCCTAACCTAACGATTGAAGAGACGGAAATCAACTTCTTGCACGGCAAGATGTGGATTCCAGGAAAGGGTTCTTGGGAAACCATTACTGTTACCTACTATGACATTGGTAACGGCGGTAATGGAATCACAGGTTTGTTCAGTTGGCTCGCAACGAACTACAACTTCACCGATCCAATCGGTTTGCACCAGTCCTCGAAGAGAGGAGCCGGTCCAGGCTCAAAGGGTTATTCCGCAGACGGTACACTGATGCTGTTTGATGGTTGCGGTGTTGCTATGGAACAATGGAACCTAAGTCATATGTGGCCACAGGCGATTAACTTTGGCGAACTGGACTATTCTTCCTCAGAAGAAGTAACAGTTGAATTGACGCTTCGCTACAGCGAAGTGGAGTACATCCCACTTTGCGGTGGCCGCATCAATCCTTGCTGTGCAGGTTGCTAATTACCCTACAAAAAATAAGATAAACCCATGCCAAGATCAGGTAATGGTCAGGATGTGGGGTTTGGACATCTTGCGGACGCAGACCTTGTATTCAAACGCAAATTTCGATGGGCGTTTGAGGTACAAGGTCTTGTCCGTAGGGATGTGCCATCTCATTGGGTGTCTTTCTGAGGTAAATTATGCCAAGCACTGGTAATGGAAGAAACATGGGGTTCGACTTTGGGTTAGAAGACCCAAATGCTTGCTTCAAAAGAAAAAATCGTTGGTTGTTCAAAATTGAAGACGTGAGTGCAGATGGAGTAAGTTCTTTGCCTCCATCTAAAGCTGCACGTCCTTCATTGTCCTTTAAGGAAATAGAAGTTCAACACTTGAACGAAACAGTGTATTATCCAGGCAAACCTGAATGGAAACCCATCACACTGACTTTGTACGATCTGAAGAAAAACTCTCTGAATCCTGTGTTCGAGTGGCTTTCCGAGCTTTATGATCCTCGATCCAAAAGCAAATACCGTCCATCCTGTAATGGATTCAAAAAGCGAAAGGCCACGTTAGAACTTTACGATGGATGCGGAACAAAGATTGAGACTTGGATTTTTGAGACGGTTTGGCCACAGGCAGTAGAGTTTGGCGACCTAGATATGTCCACCAGCGAACTAATTACTTGTGAATTAACCCTTAGATACGACAGAGCGTATATCGAAAATTAGTCTTCGCTATTTTCTTCTTCTTCCTCTTCAAGTTCTTCGCTCATTTCTTTTTTCAAGAGTTCTTGACAGGCTTTTATTGAGTCTTCAAGCTCTTTAGGTTTACATTTAAGAACCCGGCAGGCTCCACTTTTGTTGAGTCTGCCTTTTTTTGTGTATACTTTTCCGTCATTTAGTAGAAACGCATCAACAAGATTGCCATAACCACTGTCGATCAGCTTTTGAATCAATTCTTGATTTTCAAGCTGGTCGAATGAATTACTGTTATAATTTGCCATATTCCTCACAACCAAGAAAAAAAGACCAGGGCAGTATTTACCCTGGTCTGCCTAAATAATTCTAGGTCTTTACAACCACGAATCAATAGTCGTTGGCAAGATTATGCCTTTTGTATATACTTTTTGCCTTCGATGCTGGTAGTTGTTGGTCCATTTGTATCTGCAAGAAATCAAGATACTTACGCTTTAGCTCATTGTAGTTTCTGGCAGTTCTGTACAGTTGTCGGAAGTGGTTTAATATGCAGGTAGTCATATAGTTGAATGCCTTACCCTTATTAGGGTCAAAGCGATCAATCTTCTCGAAACAAATCATGACGCCTTCTTGCACTGCGTCGTCTTGGTCAATAAGATTGAACTTTGCGTAACGTACAATATTCTGTGATAGCTTATAAAACGCTATTGCCAATTCATCCTGTACCTGAGAAAACTCAAAAGCTACAACGTGATAGGTTTTTTCAATAGTAACCCATGCGGCAGGCTTCTGGTACTTACCACGCTTCGCCGTTCTTTGTTCGGTTGCGGCAATGTCATCCATGAACATCTGGTATTTGGTACGTTCTTTCTTGGCTTGTTGGAATTTCACAATCAGACTCTCGAACGTCTTATTGTTTAGATATTCTGTTGTTGCCATCAAGCTCCTTGAGGCCCCGCAAGGGGTCCGTGATAAAGAAATTGGGGTATCTATATACTGCGCCTAGTATCATTTCTCGCTCGCTTGCTCCCAACTTCTCAGTCTTTCAAGAGCTTCAATCTTGGCATCCTCATACCATTTATTGACAATCTCGTAGTAATCTGGGCTGTATAATTTGCCTGATGTAAAACTACGAAGATGGTCTATGTTTTCGTCTTTCTTTCTTTCAAAGTTCTTTTCGCTACCAATCAAATGTGGTTTGATCTTAAACGATCTCAAGATGTAATTGCCCAATATCTCCGTGTCCGGCCATTGAGGACGAGTGACATTGGGCCTGTAGTCGTGAATGTTATAATAGTTACATAATCTTCTCATGCTCCAACCAAATCCAATTCGGTCCATAGTAGGCATGTGATACATGCTGGCCGTGTGTGAAACCATTCCGTGCCAATCAGCATGACATCGAGGGCTTATCTCGTATCCGACAACAGAAGATTTGCTTGGACATAAAGTTGTGAGATGTTCTACAAAATCACGCCGACGTAAAAATACATCGGCGTGAGTGGCAAATAAAAGTTCGGTGCGGCACAAGCTAAAAGCCATATCCATTGCCATAGCTGGGAAGTCAGAGGGGTGCAACACACCATTTAACCGGATGGCGTGTACTTCCACATCTTCGTCACGAAGAGTCTCTATTTGAGCATATTGCTCTGGCGAGCTTCCGGTGTCGATAATCAATACATATGGTCGTTCAGATTGCATTTGCAATAAGCGTACACATATTTCTAGTTGTTCATAGGTATCAAGAACCGGCACTACTGCGGTTACACGATACTGCCAGGGTTTCTTAGTACAGTTGCCCTCCCAAGGTTGTTGCCATTGGGGAACATTTCTAAGAGGGGCCAAATCCTTTTTCACTTGTGTCGCTCTATTTCATTTATGGAAATCTATCAGATACTACTTGCCATATTGGACAAACCCAATGTGCCGAAGTTCTATCGTGAACTTCGGAATCACTACCAAACCGCTGGTATGCTACATGAGGTATCTGCCATCAGTCACTTAATAGAGAATAAGTTCGAGAAAAAAGATGTCAGTACCCTTGACGATTCACTTGATAATCAAGAACAACGAGGAAACAGTTGAGCATACTCTGGAGTCTTTGCTGCCGCTGAACGCTCACATCTTGGTTGGCGATCTAGGGTGTAAAGATGAAACTGTAAGTAAATGCAAACAGTACGGGGCAACCGTAGAACGTATTTCTTTGAATAATGATCTATCGCAGGCAAGAAATCATTTGTTGAAGTTTTCAGACTCCAAATGGAACTTACACATCGAACCGTGGGAAACCATCTTGGGTGGACACGAAATAATCCAACAAGCGATAGTAGGGACTCAAACAGCCTACAAAATGAGCATTATTCAAGGAGATGTGATAACCAAGCAAATCAGACTTTGGCACAAAAGCACAGAACTAAAGTTTAAGAATCCGGTATTTGAAACACTGAATTACAACGACGCAAAAGACCTTTCGGCCTACATTGCTGTGGGTCCAAACAATAATTCAATTCTGTATTTAGAGCTTGTCGAGAAGTGGCGAGATCGTTGCCCTTTGGCTAATGAACCCATTTATTATACTGCCTGCTCTCATTTAAGTGGGAAGAATTGGGATGCGTTTTTGAATTGGGCAGGCTTGTATTTACATCAAGAAAAATCTGATTCAATGTCAGTTTATATGACGCACTATTATTGCTCGATGGTCAATTGTTACATTAAAAAAGATTACCAACACGCAATACAATCGCTTTTGCCTTGTCTGGCAAAAAAGCCGACGATGGCAGAGTTTTGGTGCTTGTTGGGCGATGCCTACTATGCCATTAAGGACTATGATAAAGCAAAGGCTTTTTATGAAAACGCCATTATTTTAGGGAGCAAGCGACTTAAAGATGATGGATGGCCATTAGAAATATCCAAATACAAAGAATACCCTCAGAAGATGATTGAGGGCTGCGATAAAATCAAGCAGTCTTTGCGATTCTATGGCTCAAGGGCTGCGAATCACAACAATCCCCATTGATCTTTTCAAGAATGTGACGCTTCAACTCAGACATTTTTTCCAAATGAGGGATAATCATTGATGCCTCAATGCTTATGATTCCCGTTATGTCACGAATGGTTCCTTCGATAAACCCTTTGTCTTCATTGAATTTTGCAGTCAAGCTAACCGTTATCTCTTTGCCATCTTTGCGTTTCATATTGACTTGAAAGTCAGACACTTCACCATGTCGGCGAAGTTCTTCAACAAATTCTTCTCTTTCTTTTGCATCGTAGAGATCAATCGCAACGTGTTGTGATAAATCATTGAAATCAGAAAAGCCCAAAATGCCTATGGCAGCTTCATTGGCATCAATGAAATGCCCATCTTCTATATTGGTTCGCCACAAACCAACGGGTGCTGTTTCGTATAGGTCTTTATATTCGTTACTCATAATGATCTCCCAAATATATAGTCATCAATATATGACATCTAATTCATTTACAACTACCGTAACAGTATCTTCAAACCGGGCAACAGCAAGTTGTTTGCGTCCAGGAGGCAACTTTCTAAGTCGTGCCTCTAGTTCATCAATGTGACAGTTTATAACGCTGAAGTTATTGTCGGCCAGCTTTTTGGCCTCTTCTTCTAAATTAGCTACCGATCTATTTGGGTAGTAAGCCTGAAGCTGAGGCTTGGCGTGCATCATGATTTTTTTATAAATTGGTACATTGCACGCACATCCTGGGTTTTGCAGGTATTTCTGCATATCTTCCAGGAAATCACTAGATAAGCTCTCCCGGAAGCGCTTGTCCCGTAGGGCCTGTTTCACGTCCATTAGTCCGATTGGTCTGCTCATCTGGTGTTGTCTCCACTAAGGTCAATTTGGTTGCTTTAATCACATATCCACAACCCGGACACTTAAACGATTTAGCCCGGTTCATAGAAGGCGGAATAACTACTTTTTTGGTAAAAGGATCAACGAAAGGCGATCCACGAGGAATAGCAGCCTGCTTGACTTTAACTAAATCCTGGATGTCGTCGCCTTTGGTGATTCTTTTGTAGCCACAGTTGTCACAAAAGAATTGGTATGTTTTAAGACTCATGGTTCTCGTCATTTGGCAAATTGACAATAGTTGCCGCTTCGAGCCAGTTTAGGATTACAGCAGCAAAATTTGCCAAAAATCCTCCTGCACACCCGCAAGCGAAAATCTGAAGTGGATTTTGTGAAATCCATATTGCGCCCATCAAGAAACCGCACCATGTACCACAGCACAAGTAGCAGTCTACGACACCGCCCATGCTAGGCAGTCCAATCTTGGCTGTAATCGACTTCACAAGTTTTCGGAACCATTCCATAATGGACCCATCAACTATTATGTGACTTAACCCAATACTGGACAAAGCGAACAAAATCAAAGTTTCAATATTCATAGATTCCCTTTATTTATGTTTTGAAGAAAAAATCACCGCCAAAATGTGACGTGGATTCTATCTTTATCTGTGTGGATACAAAAATCTCTGTAGCCAGTGAACTTACAAAGCTCATCAACTTCACCGATTTGCCAATCACAACAGGCGGTTAGCCGGTGGTCAATTTTATCCACTAGAATTGTATCTGAGAAATACTCTTCTAGTTTGCGAATACGAATTTCGTCAAGCGAGTTGAGTAGTTCCAATACACTGCGTTGACCAAGAGTTTTCATTCCTGGAATGCGTTGACCCAACTGCCATTGGTCAAAAAAATGGCGAAATTCGGGGAACAAGGCGTGTGCCTTTTTGTCGAAGAAAATTAGTTCCTCGATATTTTGCAGATTTATTTCCATGACACTATGTTAACCCCAAGATGATGAACTTGCTATAAGCTAGTAATCCAAGGAGACAAATATGGCTGATGATACTTTTCGTCCAAGACGACCAAACCCGCCAGATGATGAAGATCAGGTAACGGGCGAAGATGAAGGCGGCATGTCCGCTTTGAATATGGCAGAGAAGATGCGACAACAGGCGGCTGGAGAGGATAGTCAATCAGATGACAATCCTAAGCTAACTGGCAACTTCAATATTAAGGGGATGGAAAACGCCCCGCCTGAATTCATGCAAGCACTAAAAGCCGCTCAGGGTGGCCCGCAGCAGAAAGTTCAGCAAGAAACATCCGGTCATGAGCCGAAGCGTGGCTTTGGCCAGATGTCTGGTGGTGGAGAAGGTCCAGGTTCAGCACCCGCAGCACCAGTCGCCAAGAAGCGTGACGCTGCATCGACAAGCTCAGGCCACTTGAAAGAATTGCTGGAAGGACTGAAAGGTTCGACCACAATTTATGAAGAGATTGAGTTGCCTTCGAGGGGTCGTTTTTACGACGGCACTGATGGTCCCGCAAACGGAGTTGTTTCTATTCGTCCGATGACGGGCGAAGAAGAACAAATTCTGGCAACCCCACGATTCGTTCGTAAGGGACAAGCCATCAACATGATCTTCCAGCGATGCCTCAAGGAACAGTTCCGTCCCGAACAACTCTTGACCATCGACCGGACCTACATGCTGATTTACCTGCGTGGTATTTCGTATTCACCGAATTACGATGTTGAGGTAAAGTGTCCTGAATGTGAAAAGAAGTTCGGAACCACAATTGACCTCAATACGCTATATGTCGAACCGTGTCCTGAAACATATGGGCCACAATTGCAAGATGTATTGCCAACAACCAAGCTGCCTTTCTCATATCGGCTTTCAACTGGTCGAGATGAGCAAGAGATCACGGATTACCGTGATCGCCGCATCAAGGCTTTCGGTGACGCCTCTGCTGACGATACTTTGATCTACAGAACGTCTATGCTGCTTGATGATATCGACGGCTTGACCAATAAGGGCGAACTTCAGATTCTTCTAAAGAATCTACCGATCAGCGACGTATCGTATGCACGCAACTGTATCAACGAGCCACCATTTGGCGTTGATACAAATGTAGAAATTGTTTGCCCTAGCTGTCTACAGGACTTTGAAGTTGATCTTCCACTGGAGGCCAATTTTTTCTTCCCTCGACGGAAGAAAAACAAGACCCAAGCATAGAAATGTGGAAGGGACTAGCGGAAGAAATATTCTTCTTCCAATATCACTTACACTTAGCTATGTCAGGGTCAATGAGTCTGCCGATCAATCTGCGAAAATGGATGATCGAACGCTTTATCGAGCAAAAAGAAAAAGAAAACGAGGCAATGGAAGCCTCACGCAGAAAGGCGCAGTCTCAATCAAAGTCAAGGCGATAAAAAATGGCAACAAAAGAACGATACCAAAATCCTACTTGCGGTGACTCAGTAAATCTTCGGTTGTTTACTTACAACAGCAACAACCGAAGAGACGTGCAATCTATCGAGAAAGTGGAAATTTACACTTATGACGATACCTTCAGGTCTGCTGATAATCCTCAAGGAATGAGATTGGTTCAAACCGTTCTCGGCACAGATGTCGTACAAGAAGCAACAGGTCAATATTTGTTACAGCTAACGGTTTCAAACCCGTTGTATACAATCGGCTCATATAGAGACGTTTGGTCTGTTGTCTTTGAGGACGGCGAATGTGCAACTGCTCAGGTTGCGAACGACTTTCAGATTTATTCTGATTTGTGGTTCACAACACCAATCCCGCCAATATATGATTTTAATTTTAACTTCCGTCCCAATAAAGTCCGTAAAGGATCAAAGCGATATTTGCTGATCCAGGTCGTACCGAATGTTCCACGAGGGTCCGAGATTCTTCCCTACTATGAAAATCTCGCCATAGTCTCAGATTTACGGGTATCTATAGAACTTGCCTGCGGGGAGTGTGTCCCGGCAGAGCAAGACCTACGCCTGATAGAAGATCGGACCCTTGTGAACTATCGTGAAAAAGGTTACGCATATTTCTTCCTTGATACGGAAGAATATGATGAAGGCATTTACAATATTTGGTTTGAACTTGCCTTTGGCGAAAACGTGTTCGTGTCTGACAAAAACTCTTTCCAGGTATACAGCTAATGGCCGTTTTTAATCTTCCCGATGAACCAGATTCGCCAGCAGGAAAGGCAATCCAAACTGCATTGGCACCATCAGCAGAAAAGCTGGCATCTCTAGTGATGCCAAATAAATTTCAGTTGGTATTCAAATCAGACCCATATTTGGGCGATAGTGTTCATGGCTTGATACTTGACCTGGGCCGCAAAGAATTGATTTTCAACACAATAGAAAACGGTCAATACAATTGGATTGACTGGCTTTTAGAAGTGCCTGAAGATGAAGTTGTTACGTTATTCTTTTTAGACGAAGACAATAAACACAGGTGTATATTGGTCATGGAAGGACTCTATGTGTTTGAACATACTTGTGCAATGAATAATACACAGAACGCTTATGGCATCGACTCGACTGAAAATCTCGAACACAAAGTAACAGTGCAATTCACCAATATTGAAAGACTACATCCAGAAGGGCAGGGGAAAAGTTTGAAAAAAGTGGTCAGAAGACCCAAGGAGAATGTTGATCGCCAAAGACAAGAGTAAAGGTAAGATCAAAGACTCCTCCCAAAATGCAACAAAAAGGCTCGCCAATTGGCGAGCCTTTTTTCGTGTAAAATCACTCGACTCTCAATCTCTGCAAGGCTTGTTTTGCAGAGGACTTACGGCAAAAAACATGGTGGGAGAGAAAGGCAGGCTTTCGAGAATATTTCTGTTCAATCTTTACAACCAGACTTTTTTGACGTACTATCTGAGGGAACGAAACGTCTTCTTCACGAAAGGAAGGTGCAAATGGCATCAAAACGTGGTATTCGTAAACGGAACGAGCGTATCGTCCGTCAAAAACTCGAACAGGAGTCAAACATGGCTGAAAACAAGTTGACCGGAAATGTAGGTCGCACTTCGGTAGCCGATCTGATACTAGCCCGTACTAGATTTCTTCACCCGGACAAACCTTCGATTCAGGTGGTACAACCTCAACCTGCGGCCCCTCTGGAGAAGCCCGGCGACAAACCTGTGGCTGCATCTCCGGCACTTCAGGACACCGCTCCAGTTGCAGTTGATCCAATCATCAGCAGCGTTCGTCACAAAGAGATGATCTTTCGTGAAGCCGACGAGAATCGGGATCACTACCTCTTAAAGCAACTGGAAGACGGCGAAAAATTGCCGTGGTTTCGATACGTCCGCAAAGAGAGTCAATACTCCGAATTCGTCATGCTCACAACAGAGATGGCGAAAGCAATGCTTCAGAGCGTCTGGACCGAGACGGAAGGCAACCGAAAGCTGAAAGTTTGGCTGAAAGATGCCTACAAGCGAGACATTGATAATGATCGCTGGATTCCCTCTGACGAATCGATTGGTATCGACTTCAATGGTGTTGTATACAATGGACGGCATCGACTCACGGCACTCGTGGAATCGGGCAAAGAATGGCCGTTCTACGTCACTTTCAATTGCTTGGAAGAGGCCAAGTTCACGGTTGATTCCGGGGCGAAACGCAACTCAGCAGAGAAGTTACGTCTCGTGATCGACACCAAGCTGGGAAATCGAACCACTGGCTTCTGCAAGGCTATCATGAAAGGTCTTCAGAGCAAGGTTCGTTACACAGAGACGGAAATCGCTGAATTTGCACACAAGTGGCAGGATTTAATTGCCTGGATCAGTAGCAACTTGCCAGTCGCACGAGCCGAAGTTCAAGCGGCAATTGCAAAAGCATATCTGTGGTATGGCCCGGAAAAAATCGAACTGTTTGCCGAACGTCTTCGGGAAGTGAAATTCACGGAAGATGGTGATCCAGCACGAGCGTTGTATTTGGCTCTCACCAAGGCGAAAATCAATCGCATCAACGTCGCATTGGTTGCTTACAAAAAGACGCTGGCAAGCGTTGAGGCTACGGTGACAAACAAGCCGCTTTCCCGTCTGTATGAGCGAGACGAGGACATTTTCCAGTGGCAAGAAGGCTGGGAACTCCCGCAAGGATCGTGGTGGGAAGCCCAACCAAAAGAGTAAAATATAAAGGCTGGCCCGGAAATATCCGGGCCAGCTTCGTTTTGGGTTTACACTTCCTTATTTCCGTGGTAGAATATTCCCAACACCGTGGAACTCGAATATCCCCAGGAATTAAGGGAAGAAAAAAATGGCTAGTGCCAATAATGTCCTAACAGCGAAATTAGACTTTTGGGTAAAGCACAACAAGAATGTGCTTTTCATCGGAAAACATGGCGTCGGCAAGACTGCTATGATTAAGGACGCCTTTGATCGGCACGGCTTGAATTGGCGGTATTTTTCTGCATCTACGATGGACCCGTGGGTTGACTTCATTGGAGTACCACGAGAAAAAACCGACAACAAGGTTCCCGAACAATTCGAGATCATTAAGGAACTAGCATCCATTGATTTGCCGCTTGCCTACGAGTGGGTCCAGAACAATTGGAAACTCAGCGACGAAGCGTCCAAGCGTGTCGTCGATCACGCTGTAAATCGCCAGCAAGGATTGACATATCTCGATCTGGTTCGTCCGCAAACTTTTGCCGCTGGTGAAGTCGAAGCGTTATTCTTCGACGAATATAATCGGTCGCCAAAGAAAGTCCGCAACGCCGTGATGGAACTGATTCAGTTCAAGTCCATCAATGGTATGAAGTTTCCAAACCTTCGTATCGTTTGGGCGGCAATCAACCCGGACGATGATGAAAACGAAACCTACGACGTTGAACGTCTCGACCCTGCTCAGGCCGACCGATACCATATCGCAGTTGAAGTACCTTATCGGCCAAATGCCGATTGGTTCCGAGGCGAATATGGTCAGCGTGTTGGTGATGCTGCCATTCAGTGGTGGGACGACTTGTCGGAAGAAGAAAAAAACCGCATCAGCCCTCGTCGTCTTCAATATGCTCTCGACGTATATCGTGAGCGAGGGGATATGAGGGATGTGTTGCCTCTGACGGTAAATGTCAGCAAGCTGACCACGGCATTGAATACAGGACCGATCACCGAGAAGTTGGAACAGTTGATGAAGTCGAAGGACGTGGCCGAAGCACGAACCTTCCTGAACAACGAAAACAACTACACGGCGGCAATGAAGTTTATTCCGAAGTCGGAAACTTTGACGACATATTTCATCCCGTTGCTGCCGAAAGAAAAGATGGCAGCACTGATGAACGATGACGACAAGACTTGCAATTACATCATTACCAATACCGACAAAGTGCCGGTATTCAAAGATGTATGTAAGGAACTTATCAACGCCAACACCAATGTTAGACTCGCCAAGAAGATTCGCCGGGCGATGACGGAGAATCAAGATTTGGCTACAGCATTCGCATCTGAGACAGATGCTTCAGTGCCACCGGCTGAATCGCATTTTAACAAAGTCAAGGCAGGAACAAAGTCCTGGAGTGATACCTTGACCGAATTGAAGACCGCTCCACAGGATACGTCACAACAGCGTATCCAAAATTACGACAAAATTGCATCCAGCATCCCGGAGAAGCAAACGGCAGACGAGGCATTGGCAACATTGGAAATTCTCAATGCAGTGTTTAGCGGCAATCAATTTGCCTCTAGTATCACTGCCAAACCTTTTGAAAAGCTAATGGGGATTGTGAACCACTGCATTGCAGAAATCCACCGGAACACCGGATCGGATTGGACTACAATTCTCAGTAAGCATGGCGTTCGCTTCAAGACTTTGTTGGAGAAGATTAAAGTCGGCGGATTGTCTTCTCGGTTGTACACTCCATAAACGATATACAACCAGCATAAAACGTGGTACAATCAGAGGGCTGGCAGAACCAGCCCTCTGTTTCTTTAGGATGGATGTAATATGATTGAAGCAAACGAAGGCGAATTGGATAGTGTTCCTGGGGTTGCCGAGGACGGCACCTTAGATGTTGCGTCATCCAACAAATACAAAGTCCGCATCTCAAATGAGGAATGGTTTGAGATCAGCCGAGCGCTCGAACCACACCATGCTGTATTTTACAAAGTATGGCAAATGGGTAAGCCAATTTTTAACGATGAAATCGAGACTGCTGCTGTGCAGTTCGATGAAAATGGAAACTTCATTTGGTTCCATTTCAATCCTCACTTCTGGAAGAGGATGCAATTCAAAGACAAGTTATTCGTGATCTGTCACGAAGCGTTGCATATTGTCTTGAATCACGGACTCCGCACTAGAGATTGTGGTTCCAATCGTCGAGCCACAAACGTAGCCCTTGACGTTGTGGTGAACCACACGCTCGCCAACAACTTCGGATTTGAGCGAACCAACATCGAAGGTTGGGAAGACTATTGTTGGGTCGATACGGTATTCAAAGATAAAAAGCCGCAACCGCCCGACAATGAAATGTACGAGCATTACTACAACCTCTTCGAGAAAGTCTATGGCGACGGCGGCATGGGCGATGGAGAAGGCGGCGGTCCAGGTCTTGTCGATGACCACGAAATGATGGGAGAGGGTTCTGATAAATGGGATAAGGTCATCGACCAACTGAATGAAGGCATGTCCGAGGAAGAGAAAGAATCTCTCAAGGCGACAGTCAATAAGCACTTTCAGAAAAATGAAACGAAGCCCGAGAAAAACCAACCGGCTGGAACTGGTACGGGTGGTCAATGGGTATTCACCAATGTCGGAAAAGTAAAGAAGAAATCGAAGTGGGAAACGGTCATCAAGAAGTGGAGTAGGAAATATCTGATCGACAAAGAAAAAGAAGTTGAGCAGTGGGCCAGACTTCAACGTCGAATGACTATGCTGCCAAGGAATATGTTCCTGCCAACTGACATGGAAGTCGAAGACAACGAAAAGGAAAAAACAAGGATCGACGTGTGGTTTTATCTCGACACGTCAGGATCGTGTTGGGGATTGAAGGATCGTTTCTTTGAAGCGGCATTAAGCCTGCCTACAGAGCGATTCAACGTCCGTCTTTTCTGCTTCGATACCAAGGTTGAAGAAACCACCCTCGAAAGTCGTAAGGTATATGGGGGTGGCGGCACGACGTTCGATATTCTTGAATCTGAAATTCAGAATGAACTCCGCAAGGGTGGTGGCACAAAGAAAACCCTTGAAGGAAAAGAAGTGCCGATGATTACCAAATACCCGGAAGCTGTATTCGTCATCACTGATGGATACGGCACTAACGTAAAGCCTGAAAAGCCTGACAACTGGTATTGGTTCATCACGGAAGGTGGCGTTAAATCTCACATCGACCGGGGATGTAACTTCTATAAACTGGGTGATTTTGAATAAGAGGGCAAAATGGACTTCACAGTATTCGACCATCGTGAGCATATGACGGCGCTCACATGGTTGGGTCGTAAAGACTGGATGCTCTATCGAGACATTCCAGCCCAACGAGCCATCAGCGCTAAACCCCGCAAATTGGTACTCAAGCCCAAACAGCTTCTCGCTCCTGGGCCTGAGTCACCTATTACTGTGGGCGAAAAAGAATTCAACCGCTACCCCGCAGAAATGTGGAAGGTATTACGGGAGATCATGAACGTCCTTGAATTCGACGTAGTGGGAACCCTATGGTACAACACCTTGGCTAAAGCATTGGCTGGTGGACCAAAGATTTTTCGACCGTCGCCGCTCCAATGTGAAGCATTGGAACACGCTGAAGCACGATATGCCTTCAAGGACTACAAGCAACCATTTCCGGTCATCACACTGGAGATACCGGAAGAATATCGTCAGCAACTTCAGCAAAAATATGGCATTGATGAATCGCCTCGATATGTTCTTGTCAACCATGATGACAAAAACCGATTCATTACTGTGAGTGCTTTTTACAACAAAGGAAATATCATTACGCATATTACGCCTGATCGGGCTGAATATGCAACAATTGAAGAAAGTCTCGTTCGCAATCGAGATCGTCGTCAAGATGACGTACAAGAAGTATCGGCGGGCAAATTTTTAATGCCCGGCAATCCAGCTATTCAAGGTAGCACCGAGGGTGAATTCGATGCTGCTGAGAATGTACAACGACTCGGCATTAACTTCGCCATGATGATGTCGCTATACACAGTAAAAGTAGCCGGACCCTTGGATGCTAACAACTACAAGATTTGGCAACAAGAAGCAAGGGCAAAGCGAGGCGGTAGCGTTCCAACTCGGAGAGCAATGGAATCGCAGCAAAAGCTGGCGGCTACTATGCAACTCATTCAGTTCGACCAGAAAGTCGAATTCTATGACGAAGTTGAAGAACAAATCGAAGTGGCACAGGGAGTAGATATTGAAAGTTTGCACAAGTCTCCTAGATCTCACTGGAGACGTGGGCATTTTGCAATGCAACCTTTTGGCCTTGGTCGTCGTGAACGAAGAATGATTTTTCGTAAGCCGCTATTGGTTAGAGCCAAATACTTCCTGGGAGATATTAAGGACGCAAGCGTCACTTACACAATTCATCCAGGACGACCGGCTGCGCCATTGCCAGCACCGCCACCAGAAATGATGGTCAACACTCCAACTCAACTCCCTCCACCGGAGCCTGGGTTGAAGACTGGACAACGAATTGAAATCATTCAGGCAGAAGAATGTTCTGTCGGTCCTGGAACTCAGGGCAAGATCGTCAAGGTAGTTGATCTTGGATCGAACATGGTACAAATTGACGCATTGACCGACGATGGGCAAAAATTCTCGCTAATTACCCCGCCAGATGAGTTCAAAATATCAGGATGATCGATCATGTGGAAATGGCCATTAAAAGAATTTTGTGATGTTCCTATTGAGAAACATCCTGGTGCGTTCGGTGCCATAAGAACACATGATATTCATACTGGTGTTGATTTATATTGCAAAAACAAAGACCTTGTATTTGCTGTAGAAGATGGCACTGTCGTACTTGTGGATGACTTTACAGGAAAAATAACGAATACTCCTTGGTGGAACGACACAAAAGCTGTAATGATAGAAGGTGCGACAGGAGTTGTAAACTACGGCGAAATTGAGCCTTATTGTAAATTGAATCAAATTATAAAAAAAGGTGATTTAATTGGTTATGTCGTTCCTGTCTTGAAGTCAAAAAAAGAAAACATCCCAGGACATTCAGTTGCAATGCTTCATGTAGAACTATACAAACATGGCGTTCGCAATTTCGTTGACAAATGGGAACATGGACAAAATTGTCCTGTTGATTTGTTAAATCCGACTCAATACTTGACAAATTGCTCCATGAATCTTTAATTTTGCTGTACAACTCTAAATCTCCGTGGTATACTCTACCACGGAGATTTTTTCAATTGCAGGCAAAGGTGATATGTGTCAAACGAAAAACAACAAATCGGGATTTTGCCCCCTGAATTCGTAGACATGATGACTCGGCAAGAAGAGTTACATCCTGATCTAGCTTCTTGCATCTTTGAAGAAGGCACATTAGGTAAATGCCTTAAACATCCACTCATTATTGGCTTGTTCTACCATCCCGGTATGAATGCCATGTACAACTCACAATACCAAGCCAAACTCAAATACATCGCAGAAGCCGAAGAGAAGAAAAACTGGTCCAGCTATATCTGGATGCACGAGCGTCCTTATCGGTTAGAAAAATTCTCTGAAATTGAGAGTGAACTATCGGACCAAGAATATTGGGAATTACTGGGTAGCATTTGGTCTGATAGTGAAAACCTTTGGCAATACGGCAGCATATTGGGCTGGCTTATCAACAAGAATCGTTCTGGTCGTGAATCCATGATGGATGAACACGAGAAGAAGCTCTTGGCAAAACTTCCTGATGAATTCACAATTTATCGTGGGCATCAAACCAAGAATCGTCTGGGTTATTCTTGGACCTTGAGCTATTGGCGAGCTAAATGGTTCGCCAATCGTTTTCAACAAAAAGGACAAGGCGTAGTAAAGGCCACTGTCAAGAAAGAACACGTTATTGCTGTATTGTTGGGACGAAATGAATTTGAAATCGTTGCATTGCCAAAACATCTAAAAATCGACACAGTTCGGAAAACAATGAAGCGACTACGTTGGCTCGAAGCCGCAAAAGAAGAATTTGATGCAACCTTCATGGCAGGGCTAGGAAAACGCAATGCAAGTTTGTCTGTGCATGGCCCGTGGCATTGGGAAAAGGTCGAAAAGAACGCATTGATCTTGGCAAAAAATACGCCTGGCGCTGATAAGGTCGTGGCTCAATTATTTGCTCTGATTCATGATACAAAACGTCAAAATGAAGATGAAGACCCGGAACACGGTCATCGCTCGGCAGCATACGCCGAAGAACTATTCAAACAGGGAAAGTTGGATATTACTGAAGACCAACTTGCTGTATTGATGGAAGCGTGTAAGCATCACAACGATGGGCAAATCACAAACAACCCTACTATTGGCGTTTGTTGGGATGCAGATCGTTTAGACCTTACCAGAGTTGGCATTATCCCAAACCCGGAATTGCTGTCCACAAAGGCCGGTAAAGAACTTCTTTGGAGCATTTGAGATGCAAACAGTAGGTGATGCAACAAAATCCATCATGAGTTCCCCGCATTGCAAGGCAGTTATTCCTTGTCCAGTAGTATGTCTACAGGTCTTCAAAACAACGGAGTGCGATTCTCGGTCGCTTGAAGAACTCGTCCTGAAGCGAAACGAAGTTCAAAAACTGTTGCAAGATAACAACAAACTTAAAAGAAAAGTTCACGCTGCCCAAGAATTCTTGGACAGACTTCAAAATAGTCTGCCCAAGTATTCTTGGACAGACTTCAAAATAGTCTGCCCAAGTATTCTTGGACAGACTTCAAAATAGTCTGCCCAAGTATTCTTGGACAGACTTCAAAATAGGTTTACTATGTCGTCGAAACCAGCACTAATCGGACAAGTGGCGAGCCAAATGATGAAAAGCGGTCGTCCAGGACGGCTTATTGCTACAGATAAACAGAAAGAAAACTTTCAGTTGCGACACAAAAAGCATATTGCTTGGGCGATTGACAGCCTTCCTCGAAGTAGTACTGCTGTCCCTGCCGTTGTTGTCAAGTGCCTTATTAAGTACGACAACAATAGGGTGGTGGAATTTTGCAAGGCTTTACGAAGTGGGCTATTTCAAGGGCAAGACGATCCTGCGCTTCAACTGTGGAAGTTTTTGCAAAAACACCGTGGACATGATACCGTTTCTGTGTACCAACGGGCGGTCGGTGCTGCAAAGGCTTATATGGAAGGTAGAACACTCAGTTCTCTCAGGCCGTTGAAAGAAGATGTATTTGCCTGGGACGAAGGATGGACGGTCCCGGACGATCTTCTTGGCAACTGGACCCCGGATAATCTTCCGAAAGCAGATTCGGATCGACCAATCTCTTGAGTAAAGGCGTTCACCCTAAAAGGTGGGAACATATCAAGAGTGTACTGAAAGAAAAAAGCACCGGGTTGTCCGGTGCTTTTTTGTTTGTTCTTTGACTTCTGGAGATATTACTTAGGCTTAACCAGCGTATATCGCACAACTCGTACTTGTCCAAGTTTGATAATCGGCTGAATCATAGTTTCGCCGACCTGAAGTGAACCTTTGGTGCGAATAAAATCAGCCATCCGGTCTTTGACCAACCGCATATCTTCACCAGGACAGATCATTTTGAACATATCCCTCAGCGTAAATACATAACCATCATCATTTAGATCAGCCCATTTTGTGATAGAATCCAAAATTTCTGTTCCAATCGTTCGACCTGCAATAGATTGGGCCGAATTCCTCGCCGCCTTAATGAAATTAAGGGCTGAAATTGGAAATTGTTCTTCATTGACCGAATGGCATCGCTCAAGTTCTTCTTCTTTAAGATATGCCGAGAGCATTCTCTCCACTCGCTTATAAAGCAGAGCCACAGCATCAGCACTTGTTGGAGCGCTTGTCATCGTTTCCTTGAGGTATCTTCGCAAAGAACGCAGGGACGTGGTTCCTGGCTGTCTCGAAATGGTCTGCCTCTCGACCTTTTCACCATCGGTCAGAAGATAATCATAGGCATATTCCAACTTTTCTTTGCTGATGCCATAAACGTATGCCCTAAGAAACACGGCCTTGACAATGCCCATTCCAACTCTGCGTTTTTGTCCATCCGTGTAACGAGACAACAGGTCATTGAGCCAAGTCAACGGTTCTTGGAAATGGTCAATCATCTTCCTAAGAGTCTTGAAGCTGAATTGAGTATTCTCTTGCTTTCCTCTGCTATAAGCGACCCTTATTACAGTTGCATTTTTGTTGTTGTACAATGATTCATTAGGATTGTTGCCAGCCATTGTTTCTGCGTCGTCCATAGTTCGACCGGCTCCGGTATCAATTACCGGCACTTCTTCGTCGGAAATACGACGACGAGTCATAACTCGAATCGACTTGCCAGATAATAGGCAAGCCAAAGAGCGATGACAACCATTTCTGATGCCGTCATGATTGAACAGGAACATTGAATCACCGATGTAGTAATTTTTTTGTTCAATGTCTTGAATAAGGCCAAACACTTTGCCTTCTCGCACTTTGCGATTCGTGGCATTCATCACGATCAACCAAGCGATTTCCGGCGTAATTGTCTCTTCAGAGTAATCACGAGGATCGCTTTCGCTAATCCTTTTGTATTCAGCCCAATCCTTTTCTGTGGGGGTCAGCTTTGGAAAGGACATCCTAATTGATTTGGGAATCCAATTAGGAATATTGAAGTTAAATCCTGCGGACGACGACAGTAAATCAAGCTGAACCTTTGGTTCGCTCATTTTTAGTTCCTTGAAAATAACACTCGAACAAAAACCTGAGTCGGTAAGACATTCAGGTAACTCCACATCAATTAGGCGATGGTACTCAATTCCAAATTTTCGATCAATCCAATTTTGGCGCATTTCGACAATCAGAGAAATTAGCTCTTGGTCCAAGTAAAACCATTCTTTATGGCTGTTGATGTAATGAAAATATGTATGAAGGTAATCTTCATCGGACAATGTTCCCGGATAAATAGCCAACAAAACCTGCTTTTCATCGGGCGACATGCCGCTTAACGTAAAAATACGATCAGGCAAACTATTGCTATGACCGATTTTAACCTTTTTAAGCTGTGGCGAATAAAGAAAATAAACATATCCCATGAAAGATTATATGGGCCAAGCGACAAATAAGTGGCTCGTTGTGTTTATTTGCGAATTTTTTTCAAGATATTTCAGGTGCATTTGATGATTCGATAAAGAAGTCATCCTCAAGTTTCAATAAATGTTCCAAAGCAACAACTGACCATTTCCCATATTGTAACTTGTATTTGAAAGTATGTCCGACCAAATCTTTGGTGTGAACAAAAGCCAACCACGGCTTTCGGGTTTTCTTCCAGCAAAGAAGCGGCTTTCTTCCGCAACGCTTGCTGTCTTGGGTGACTTGATCTAAGAACGCATCAAGCTCGCTGTTCCCCCGCACAAAGACAGAACTCATGTCGATGCCGTCATAGCCGCCTTTGCTCTCTATGACGAAGCGGAAGCCTTGGGGAACGATTAGATCGCCGGAGAAGACCTCTCGTGCGTGCTTGGGAAGATGATTGACTTGTCCCCAACGATTGCCGGAGCCAACAGAGCGACTAAAGCCGTCACCAAATCTAGTGTTCAGGACTTTGGTAAGGTCAAGTTCAGTGCGATTGCCCTTCTTCTTGCCATCAACTTTTTTGGTAGTCTTTTTTTTGCTAAGAATATCGTCAGTGACGAAATCCTCCATATCCTCAAAATCATGTTTCATGTTGTAACCTCTAACAATTATATAGAGATTACCGAGATATAATGCCGCTCAATCCTTCCAGGTCTTGACGTTGCTGTTCCAGGTCTTGCAATAATTGATCGAAATCATGTCGCTGTATTGACTGCTCTTGGACCAATTGCTCTGTATAAGTGCGGATATTGTTAATCAAATCAATCATCTCGTCGCACTTCTTCTCCACTTCAGATAAAGGGAACTCTTCCCACTCAACAATCTTAGGCAACGGTCGCTCTTTTGGAGGTTTCTGCACTTGCAGGATGCGATCTTTTTCATCGAGACTGGTAATGACTTCAAAAGAAGCATTACGTTGAATTGGGTCGTGCTTCTTGCCGTCAAATTGCCACGGCGTCGAGCCTTCTTTACAAACCTCAAATCGCTGGACGTTTTTGGGAGTTGTCTCTTCAAGAGTGATTTTGAATTCCCAAATTTCTTCAGTGGGTAATTCAATTAGTTTTTGTGTACGAGCTAGACTTTTAATGCCAGAACATTCATGAACAGCGTCTTCCCATATCGTCGGTTCAGACACAAAGAAAACTTGACCAAGAGGCTCTCGCATATCGACAATCCACAATGGACGGTGACGATTACGAAACAACCATAACATGCGACTGCCATTTTCTCTTCGTTCACCTACGGCGACCGCCATGTGTCCTTCGTTGATGAGACTAAAAATATCTCGAATGCCTGCTAATCTTTGCGGCAATTCGGCATCGCCAAAATCTTTCTTTAACTCTTTGGCTGAATAACTCTCACCAGATTCAAATATCCTAAGAAGGATTTCTGAATCGCATTGAGTTTGCAAACCGTATTTTTGTTTCAGAGAATGATATTCACAATCATCAACACGACCATTGTGAATCAAACCTATTGATTTGTCCTGGCTGGTAAATGGGTGATTGTTTTGATTTGCACTTGGCTCACCAACACCTTTTGAAGCACCACGAGCATGAATCAACAAGAGATTGGGATTGTGTTTGGATACTAATTTCCAAACATCCTTCTTGATGAAATGGCTAGATTTGCCCGGTTCTTTGTGATAGAGAACATTGCCGTTAACGCCGCTCTCCGTACCCCAATAACCAGCAGCATCGACGCCCCGACATTCGCTCTTCTCAAATAATTTGGTTATCAGTTGATAGGTAAGAACTGGCTTCTTTGATTCGCCTATGTAACCGGCAATTCCACACATTAGCATCCTCGTTCTTAGAAACCATCCATAGGGCCAGGATTGCCCGCCAATGGCGGCGTAGCCAAACTTCCTGTACCTCCTGGTGGAGCTACAGGGCCAGCCTTATCAATTGTAGCTGATTGTGGCGGCGGGGCAGATTGATCTGGTTTGTCTGTGCCTTTATCATCTTCTTCTGGTGCCGTGTCTGTTGTGGCCAACTTATGAATTGGCACTCCCAGATTAGCGACAAGTTTTTCAAGAGATGTAGCACATCCAGCAATAGTTCCAGGTAGATCATCTTTTTCCTCGATTGATTTCATCAAGGCAACGCCAACTTTTTGTAGCGTTAAAAGATGTTTTTTTTCTTCCCTGGGCCAATTACTGTGTAAAATCCGGCGAATTTGATTGACGATACGCTCTGAGAACCGAGTTAAATCTCTAGTTCCCATATTATTGGCGTCATCACGCAGTTCTTGCGCAGCGGTCAATATATCGCCGACTTTTTGGCCGAGATAGGCTTGGGACTCGTTAAGTAAAAATTGTTTGAACCTCATGCTCTATTTAGAGAACGTATTCACATAATTTCTCCAATTCACTGAGACTCTACAGGATTCTCTGGTTGAAGTTTCAATCCTCTGTGCTGAATTGCCGCTGTAATCAGCCCTTTGAACAAAGGAGCGGCGTTCATCAACCTGCTTTTGAATTCAGGGTGAGCCTGAGTTCCAATGAAATAAGGGTGAATATTACGATCCAACTCCATAACTTCAATAAGTCCAGTTTCCGGGTTTCGCCCACTAATTCTAAATCCCCGTTTAGCATATTGTTCAGAAAATTCCGGGTTTACCTCATATCGGTGGCGATGTCGTTCGCTAATCAATGGCTTGCCATAGACTTCGGACGCAATGCTATCCTTGGTCAATTCACACTCATACGAACCCAATCGCATATTGGCTGATTTCTTATTCAGCTTTTCTTGCCCCTCAACAAAGTGAATGACCGGATATGGAGTTTCCTTATTGAATTCAAGGCTATTAGCTCCATCTAAATCACATTCATTCCGAGCAAATTCAATTACAGCACACTGTAGTCCCAGGCAAATGCCCAAAAATGGAATCTTCTTCTCACGAACGTACTGAATGGCTTTGATTTTACCTTCAGTACCTCGATTATCGAATCCACCAGGAACAATAATGCCATCCAAGCCCTCAAAATGCTTGTGGATGCCTCGCAAGTCTTTGTATTTCTCCAATTCATCAGCTTTGATCCACTTGATGTTAACACGAACATCATTGGCAATACCAGCATGAAGAAGGGATTCCTTCAAAGACATATACGCTTCATCACAATTGTCGTATTTGCCAAATACGCCGATCTCAATGGCGGGCATGTGGTTGGAGACGTATTTTTCTACAACTTCACGATATTTGTGAATTCTACAAGCACTCCGATTCAATCGGAAAAGGTCAACGAAAAGATCGTCAACGTGCCGGTCGTAGAATTCAAGTGGAACCTGATAAATGCTCTGTACGTCTGGAGCATCAAATATACACTCCCGTTTGACGTTGGTGAGCATCGAGACTTTGGCCAACAGCTTCTCAGGGATCGCACGATCTACACGACAGAAAATCACGTCGGGTTGCAGGCCATGCCGCTGAAGCTCTTTAACGCTGTTCTGGAGGGGCTTTGTTTTGAATTCTTTTATCGTATTCACCCACAGAATAGGTGCGACCATAGCGATCAACACATCGTCTTTGAACTTCTGCTTGAATTGTCGCATAGCTTCAAAGAAGGCAAAGCTCTCACTATCGCCAACGGTGCCGCCAATCTCAACAATAACAACGTCTTTATCTTTGCCCAAATCCACGAGGCGTTGCTGGATTTTATCTGTCAAATGCGGAATAAGCTGGATGGTTTGACCAAGATATTTGCCAGCTTCTTGTTCCTCGATCAATTCCTTGTGCAAAGTCCCTGACGTGCAAATGTTCATCTTGTTGACATTGATGCCAGCAATTCGCTCATAGTGTCCGAGATCAAGGTCGGTTTCCGTGCCATCATCGCAAAGGAAACACTCCCCGTGTTCACGGGGAGCCAAAATTCCCGCATTTGTGTTCAAATACGGGTCGAATTTGACGAGGGTGATGTTGTGACCACGGAACTTCAGCAAAAGCCCGACGCTCGCTGCCGAGACGCCCTTGCCAGTACCAGAAATCACACCACCGACCACTATAAGGTACTTAGCTGACATTGACTCTCCTTTGGTAATTCCAAACAATATTTTCAAGCAAGCCCTGCTTTCACCTAAGAGCGAGCACCCGACCTCTTTAGGATCGGGGTAGTTGACAGGGCTTATTCTTTATGCACTCTGGAGTGTTCGTCGTAGTGGGTCGATCAGGACCGGAACTTTATCCGATCTCACAAAATCATATTGAGCAAGCTCCACCGGCACAAGCAATTGTGTCCATCGGCTTGGTTTCGTCGGTTTCTTCGATCATCAAAGAATAATCTACGTCTTTGTATTCTCTCTGCAAATCTTGCCAGAGCTTCCAATTGTGGACTTCTTTGAGGCAATATGTCATATGACGTGAATCACCCTCGAAATATCGGTTGGCAAACTGCACTGCACGACGAACAAAATCCTTCTTTGCCTCCCAAGAAGCATGAGCAATTTTGTGGGCATGATGTTCTTGCATATGTTCATAATTGATGACATCACCCACCAATTCGGCTTCTGGAGACTTGGGTTCAACCAAGGGATCGCCATAACCTAATACGGTTTCGCAAGCTACCCAGAGGTTATCATCAAATGCACGCAATCCATGAACAATTAAACCACTGGCAAACAAACTGCCTTCGCCATACATCTGAACGATTTCACGGGCAGTATGAACGGTAGTGAAGGGGGCTTGGGGATAATCCAAATCGCCTGATTGCGGAAGCAATGCGATGCCTGCAAAGAATCTACGATTGTCGAAAATATAATCAGTGACAGCATCCCATTCATCGGGACGTACATTGATCGTATTGGATACGTTATGAGTGAGCCACGGTTGAGTACAAAGTTCAGGACGTGTGCCAGCCATAACCCAATTTGCCTGTGTACTCTTGACGTGTTCCAGGAGCTTCAAAGCAGACAATTGGTTCTTGGTCTTTGCACCATCAGGAACTTCTACACAGAACGTAATGACCTCATCGGTCTTATTGGCGCTCCATACAGATTTCTCAACAGCAATCCCATTTCGCTCTTTGAAGAACTGCAAAGGAGCTTCCATATAGTTGCCCTGAATACGACGAAAATAACGCTTGGCATGATGCGGGTGAATACCGCTGGCACTGCCAAGAATACAGCTAGTCGTTCCGGCTGGCTTTACGCATGTTGCACGGGCGGCTGGGTTGATTCCAATCTGCTTGGCCATCCACTCATTCGTATCAAGAATGAGCTTTGCCATTTCCTGTTGATTTTCCTCATCGAAAATAATATCAGGATTATCCATCATACCCGTAATGCTGACGCCCAATAGAGCTTCTCGTTCCACAATCTCCTTGGATGTTTGTCCAAGATATTCAAAGTTTGTATACGATGCTTGAAGAGTGCCAATAATGGCTGCGGCTTTGGCCGCAATAGCAAAATCTTCTTTGCTCTTGATCTTGCGACCATTGATTTCGCAAAGATTGCACATCTGCCAACCTGAAATGCCAGTCTTCCAATGAACCGGCCACATGCCAATTTCAACACATGGGTTCACAACAAGGTCGGGATGATCGGCAAATACGAATCCAGGTTCTCCGAATTCTTTTACATCCTTCATTGCCTCTTCAAATTGCTCTTTAGTGGTTTCGCCACGAATGAGCAACATAGAGTTGTTGGACCTTGCTCTCTGAGGATTTTCCGTAAACCAATTACCAGTCTTGGCTTTACGCATATCCATATCGTCTACCGAGAACAAACAAATGGTAGCCGACCGTCGAACGCCACCACTCAAAACGGCATCGCTGATGTGCATAACAATATCGTATGCGTCAATAGACCGCAGGCGTTTGAACCTCTTGCAGCGATCATCCATGAGCTTACAAATAATCTCTAGTGAACGACGTAATGGTTCTGGTCCTGGGGCCTTGCCAACTCCCGATGCCAATACAGCACCGGCTGGGCGAATGTGTGAAAAATCAAAGGTCACATCACAGCCATACCATTCCGAAAATTCTTCATGGGGCATGTATGTTGCCAACAAGATACCCAAAGCATCAGACCATCCCTCAATTGAGTCAGGAATGATATACTTTCGCTTTTTGTGAACCTGTCCGCTTGTACGACTTTCATGGAAATCAGGTAGCTTTCCAATATGGTGATGTTGCACAGAAAAACCTGTGCCGCAACCGCATAATAAAAGCCAGAATGTTTCTTGGAAAAAACGCACTCGGTCGCAATATGAGACACAGCAGTTGTACATGCGGGCATTTTTTTGTTCAATTGACTTGCCGCCAAATTGGAGCGCCCGTTGTGAGCCTAGCACTAATTTTTGCTTAACTTTATCGAATGCCCATTCAATGTCCGAAATCATGTGCGGGAACTTACGAATGTGCATTTGCATCACTCGATCAACCGCCTCATTCCAAATCTCTCTTCTTTTTTCTTTCTGATTAAATCGAGCATATCTGCTGACGTAAGTGTATTCCTGTAAAGCCTTTATAGACATTTTTCCTCTTTTCCTTCTGCCAAATATTGTTTGGTCTTGTTTGCTGGGAAGGTAGCTAGTTGTTATGAGCTGAATTTTTTGACTATTATTGTCGGGGGTTACAATAATAGCTTTTAAGGCATTTTATGGCAAGCCATAAGTCGCTCTGAAAGTAACTTATATCGTGCAAAAACGTGCAAAAACCTTTCGCACGAACACATAAATGGTCTTCTTCATTCTTGAGACAATTTAGTATATCCACCTTCATGAACCATTCTGATAACGTCTGATCCTTCGAGCATTCGCATAAGGTCTGGATCATGAGTCGTGACAAACACTTGCTTGTCTTCGGCCAACTCACAGATCATATTGTAAATGCCTTGGACACCCAAAGGATCGACATTGGTGCTGACTTCATCTAAGAAGACAATAGACGGGATGGAACCGGAGCTAACGGTCATGACGTGTGCGAAAGATTGGCTCACAGCAAGATTGAGACGCCGACGTTGCCCTGTAGACATAGCATGATATACATAAGGATCGCCATCCACTGGATTACGTTCAATTTTTTCGTTCAACTCATTATCGAACTTGAGCGTGATCTTATTGTCGATAAGGAACTGAAGCCAATAATTGATACGGCTGTTAAGCTCTGGAATAATCCCATCCACAACCCATTTGCGAATACCATGTTCGCCGAGGCCAGCAATCCAATAATCAAAATATGGCAATTCAGCTTCGAGAGCTTTTACCTCGACTTCTTTATTGGCCACATTGAGAGTGACGTTATCAAGTTCCACTTTATCGTTGTCGATAAAGTCTTGATATGGCGAGCGACCTGCCAACTCTGTTTTTTTGCTTTCAACCGAATTCTTGATTTGAGAAATCTCTTGTTCCAAAAGAGCTTCAGCACTATCCGCTTTTGGTTCACGCACCTTAGAGGCGGCAACCAGATCATTTCTCAATGTTCTGAGTTGGGAATCAATTGAACCAATCTTTGTCACAACCTGACCGATCATGGTTGTGACTTTTCCCTGTCGCAGCTTCAGATCATCAGTTTTAACGGCAATCTCTTTGCCTCCCGTCATGGCCGTCTGAATATCAAGATTGATCTCATTGATTTCTAATTTAAGACCATTCACATATTCAAGGATATTTTCCTCTTCAACAACACTGCGGCATTTTCCGCAGCGGGTGCCGGGCTTATTGGATTCCAAATCAGCAATCTCAAATTCTTTTTTCTTCCGATCAGCCAACTTAACTCTCGCAGTCGCAGAAAACTCTTCATACTGCTTGGTAAGTCCCTGAGCCTCTAATTTCAATTCCGCTTCTTTGTCTTTCACCAACTGAAGTTTCTTCTCCAGATCAGCCTTAGAAACCTCCAAAGGAGGAATCGAATCATTGATAGAGGTAATCTTGACCTGAGCCTCTTGGTATGCCAGGAGTGCAGCGCCAGTATCAGTAGAGGCTAATTCTTGTCTCTTGGTTAGAATGGATTTCTCAAGAACAACGATCTCATTTTTCTTCGTGAGTTGCCAATCAACATGCTTCTTTTCAGTCAACAAAAGACGACGATTGGCATCATCCTTAATGGACAATAGAAGGTTGTATTCTTTTGCTTTCGAGTCGATATTCTGTTTAATCACCTTCCGCAACTCTTTGGCGTTTTCATGCCACTCTCGATAGTCGCCCAATGAAAGCAGATTTTCTACGATCTCTTTCTTTTGAGGATTATCACACTCCAAGAAGCACAATCGCTGATCGTCTGTGAATATGCACATATTCACAAAAGCGTCATAAGACAAACCGATGACACTTTCAATCTTCTTTTGAGTAGTCTGCATTGTGCCTTGAGTAATCTCTGTGGTCTTGTCCCAGATGGCATCTGGGCTTTCCCACAATCTCAAGCTGTTTCCGTCTTTGCGATCCAACCGTGTACGAACAACACGGTAATCGCCAAAGATAAGTTCAACTTTGCAGTCTTTACCTACAAGGTTGTGAACGACATCATTGACTTTCAATTTTTGTTTTACGGTTTTGCCAAAAAGACCATAAACAATAATCTCTTGCAATGAGCTTTTGCCTGTTCCATTACTGGAAATCTTGGTTTCATCAGATTGTTCACTTGATGAATCAATTGCCTTAGCATCTCGATTCTCGCCACGAATCAAAATGATATTGCCGTATTTCTCCAATGGAAGTTGGATACCTACGGGACCGAAGGGCAAAAAGTTCCACGCCGCAATGTGTTTGAAGGTTAGATTTATCATGCGGGCAGTATAGAACTTCTCGCAATGTGCTGCAATACGATTGTTATTTATTGTTATTTATATTGCTGTCAAGCACAGTCTTTGGCATCAACTTACGAAGAACGGCACTCTTTTTTCGATCAAGAGTTTGATATAGCTCTTTGTGCCGTTCCCAGAAGAAAATGTTTCTATTGTTAAGCATTCTCTTGATCTGTCCGGTAGGGTGAACCGTCTTTTGAATTTGACCCTTATAGGTCAACTTGCCATCCACGTCTTTCAAATGCGGAATGTCAGTAAAGTTCCAAGTGTTGTCGGTCTTCACAAGAAACTTACCAAAGTGGTTAATCAAGCACTCATGAAAACTGCCTTTGTCATTCATGAAAGACATGATATTCAAAATATCCTGCACGCACATCCATTGATAAGACGGACCAACCAAAAAACCGTGACTACGATTAGAAGATACAACCAGATCATCTTTAGCTATCTTGAATATTTCGCTAATGTCATCCTGAAAGGAAACATCGGCATCCCAATAAGCAAATACAGCAGATTCTTTTTTGGCGAAGTTGGCAATTGCTCGCAATGTATCGGAACGTATATCTCCAAAAGAAATGCCAGTAAACAGCATCGCTCCGGTTTCAAGAATTTTACTTTTGGTGTTGGTCGAAAGACCAAACCCAACAATGACTATGCGTTCTGGATCGTGTTTGGCAATTTCTCGCAAGGAAACTAACCAAGATACACCCCACAAGTGCCAATACGCTTCGTCAAAACCAGTTACAACATAGTTTTTCATATCACTCCACTTTTTGACAAATTTTGCGACCGATACGCAGAAGCTCATCTCGATCAAGATTTTTGGGGCCAATCTCATCAACATACTTACCAAGCATTTCATCGCCCCTGTATAAGATAGCTTTGGCATCTTGGATTACATGCTGATCCATAATCTTTTTTTGCTGCTTGATCTCCAAGCTGCCCATATTATTGGATTCCAGCATCTCTTTTCGCAGGGCAACCAAATCGGTTGCTCCAATATCGTCAACTTTAATACGAATGAAATTTTTGTTCAAATCGTATTTGTCTTTATCCTTGATGCTGATGACCAAGTGAACGGGACTGAAATCATTTGGGATATATGTCTTCTTGCCAGTTTTACCATTGAAAGCAATGATGTGCTTCTTCTGGAATGCTTCACCGAAAGAAAGCTCCAAAGGAGAACCAACATATTCGACCTTCTCATTAACCCGTTGTTCGGCATGGTAGTGACCAAGGAACGTGTGTTTATAATGATCGAATAAACTAACGCCCACACTCACCATATCGCCGTCATGTTCGATGGAAATATCAGACTGATGGGTGCCATGCAGGATAGCTCCGTCAATAGCAATATGTCCTAACGCATATTCTGGGCTTCCTGGTTTTTCCTTGAGTTCTTCCAACGTGGTAATCGGATTGTGTGTGAACGGAATAAAGTCCCAATTCGATCCAGCGATATTGATACGCTCAGGACGAGCGATAATCTGAACGCCGGGCAGTGCCGATAAAGGAATGACGCTGCTGACCGAGGTTTTATCGTTGTACCAAAGATCGTGATTTCCCAGCAGCAAATATAGTTTGAATTTGCCGCCCCTCAGTCGCTTCTCCAAAGTCTCGAAAGCTCTTTGGTAGGTGTAGACCTCGATTTTTTGACGGTCGTGATATAGATCGCCACCAAATAGAATATTGGTTATTCCTCGTTGTTCAGCAACGTCAAATACCCAATCAAGTGCCTTTAGGCAATCTTCCAATCGACCATTGGATCGCTTGTGCGGGTGAACGTGAATATCGCTAAAGATCAAAACTTCATCATTCATACCGATTCTCCGAGCAGTTCGAGAAGGACATCGCCATGACAGAGTTTGGGACGACACCAGCAACCCAGACGTTTTCCACGAAGGTCTTCAAGCGATGCCATTAAATCAGGTTGGGTCTTTATCCATTCCCGATATTTGTCAATGGCTTCATAACGGGTCGCAACTTTTGTCTCGGCCAAGCAACTTGGTTTATGACTGAAAGGGTTGCCCCAGATTGAAGGTCGTCCGATATAAACGTCGTACTCATCACGACCGCAGTGTACGATACTGGTTTTCATGTTCATGGGCGTATTGTGCCTAAACCAGTGCGTTCAATCAAGACAAGATAAAAAAATAGACGACTCGTAAATAGTCGTCTATAAAGCAGATTTATTGATTTTGCATATCGGGCTTATCGGGCTTTTCCTGTCCGTCTCCACTGAGAACTCTTTCCAAAACGTCCCAGACGTTGTATGCTTTGAGCTTCTGAGGAGCGGTGCCACCAGCCGGTGCGCCAGGCATCCCTCCCATCGGTGGAGCGCCCATGCCCATTCCACCACCCATCGGTGGCATTCCACCCATTGGGGGAGCGCCGCCAGCAGGCAGTAATGCCCCAGGACCACTGATTCCACCAGCCCCGCCCGGTGGAGGCGGTGGTGGTGCAGCTTCGTTCAGTTTGAATTCGAGAAATTTCTTGAAGGTATTCATCACCTTATGTAGTGACGAAAATCGGAAATTTCCCAAAAGGATCGAACCTGAATCGTTTTTGACTCTCTAAGGTATCTGAAGCCAAGTCGCTGGAAGTCTCGGAACCGACAAGTGCGTTTTCAACTTTGTCGAGAAGTAACTTTACAAGTGACAAAAGCCGTGGTATGATACCAACGTCCTGATCGGACAACGCTTCTTGTGAGTCTGGGCGTGTGGGGCTTGCCTCATTATCAGACGAGGGTGGGAGTCAACCTAATGACCGGGTTTTAATGTTTGCACCAAAGCATAAGCAAGCGTCGGCTTCTATGGGTTGTCTGTGCCGTAATCAGACCACCCGGCTTCTATGGGTTGTCTGTGCCGTAATCAGACCACCCGGCTTCTATGGGTTGTCTGTGCCGTAATCAGACCACCCGGCTTCTATGGGTTGTCTGTGCCTCAATCAGACCACCCGCCTGCGAGTTGAATAAAATTTCAGATTCCGTCTTGAAATTTTGTTTCGAGACGACTACTATAACAGACACAAGCGAACAAAACGTCCGCACAATCAATTGGAGTTCATCGTGAACACTTTATCCCTCAGTCTATCGCTCTCTTATTCCTTGCTATCATTTAGCAACGGAGAAGGCTGCGTCCTGACTTAAAGGGACAATTGTGGGGAAGAATAAACCCCCGGCAGCTTTCTCCAGAAATGGAAAAGCTGCCGGGGGTTTTTTTAGTTTGGGAGTAAGGCGACTGCTGGTTGTGTCGCACCTGCCTGTAAAGCAGGGCCTACAAGGTAAACATCGCAGGTTCAATTCCTGCTGCTCCCACTGTGTACGTCAGATTTATTGTTGCGTCCTCACTCTTGTAGTGCGGAGGCAACTAATGAAAGAATAACAAACGGATCGGTAGCTGAGATGGAGTATCGCTGGCCTGAAAAGCCGGAGACGAGGATTCGAGCGACTCCCGATCCACTGAAAGGAACAATGATGGAACCGATTTATTTGCCATCTGCTGGCAACGATATGAGCAGAGTGGTTAACTCTATTTTCGATGAAACGAAGGGTCTTGAATGGCTGACCGAGAGGTCTGCCCGGAAAGAATACTTCATGTCCACGAAAGACAGAGAGTATAGCTACGGGAACAGACATCAAGGCGACGTAATGTACAGAAGCAAGCCATTCAGTTTTTTAGTGGGACAGTTTATGGAGTACATAAACGAAACACAGAAATCTGAATTCAATGTTTGTTTTCTGAACCGCTACGAAAACGAACAACAGCACCTTGGATGGCACGCTGATGATTTTCCGGGAATGAGAGCCGATCAGTCAATCGCCGTGTTGTCGTTGGGAGCAGAACGGGAAATATGGTGGAAGGAAAAATCCTTCAAAGGAATTATTCCACCAGAAAATAAACAACTGTTGGAACACGGCAGCATATGGATTATGCCTGTTGGATTTCAAGATGTTTATCTTCACAAAATTCCAAAACATGGAAAGCCTTGTGGAGAAAGGATCAGTTTGACATTCAGAAGTTTTGTTGATTGACGGTAGAAGTCTGTATGTTGTCCACCGGCTTGCCGAGTTCAACGGGACTCTGAGCTAATGACTCAGACGAAAGATTGATGCTCCGATCAACAAAAATGGCACGGTGATGCAATTTGGCAGACATCTCACGCTTAGAACGTGGGTTCTGTGGGTTCGAGTCCCACCCGTGTCACTTTCCTGGAAAACAAGGGTTCTGTTCCTCATGCCTGACTGTAAATCAGGTGACAAAAAATTTTGAGGCGGCTGTCGAGGGGTTCAACTCCCTCAGAACCCACTTCGGCTTTACAGCCGAATTTGATGGTGATAGAATCATGCCCAGGTGATGCAACCTTCGGTAGACATCCGATACTCAAAATATCGGTTTTACGGGTTCGAGTCCCGTCCTGGGTACTTTGCGGAGAATGTGATGGAAGAGAAATGCACGGAGTTGACTCTCGAACAATGTGAATTTGCTTGCAAGATGGTTTGCCAGTGGATGAATATTTGCGAGGACAATAAGCGTGGATCAAGTTCGGCTGATGTCGATCATTCTGCCCTTTTGCGAAGGATGTTGATGGGTGGGACGGTTCATAAAAATCCTCCACCAAAAAGATTCAGTTATCCTTGTTGGGGATTGGTTGAACAAGAAGAGATCGAAATCCAAGACATGCACGAATATGACATAGACATTGAAGGCATGAAAGGAACTGTGGTTGTCGATCAACATCGTGAATACGAATGGGTGGATAAAGAAAATAAAATCATCAAACACACACGATTGGGCATTGAGTATCAATATTCCGAACGTGAAGTAACACCAGATGCCAGACGTTTACGAAAGGGTTTGAACCCCGAAGACCATAAATACACTGGTAAATTTTTGAAGAGATTGAATGATCCACCAACAGGAAAAGAAGAAGTGTGGAAAATGCAAGTGAGTGGCTTTTGTTCAGGATGAACATCAGGCTGACCCCGGTAGCGTAACTCGCCAATGATCGGTAAGTAACATCATCAAGGAAGATGAAACCACTAAGGAATAAAATGATGAAAAATAATCACGAAAGTTTGGGTAGCGTCTTTTAAGTGCATTCCGCACTTAGGAGAATCGCTACATGGCAAAAAAAAGATGGTTCTCGGCATTCCTTCGGTATCCGAGAACAACACAAGAACTAAGAGCAAACCAAGACCGCAATGATCCCTATGTCCGTGGAAAGAGACGAAACCTTCCCACGGCATGGGACGATCGGTTTGTTCGCAAGCAAAAATCATGGAAATATCTCGGTCGAGATCATCAATACCGAGAACAAGGTCATGGTTACGAGTGGCATGAATTCCAATACTCGTGGCGTGATACTGAACGGAGAATGATCGCCAGAACCATCATGGACTGGCTGGAACGACTTGGATGCTTCTACGAAACGATTCGTGGCGGCTTCCGTTGGTTTGGACCAGCATGGTGGATCAAAGGTCATTGTCGCTGTTGTTATACACAATTGATTTCTGACACCCAATCCGAAGAGTTCGGAGATTGGTGTCCAAACCCGGACTGTTGCTTCCTTAACTAAGAGAAAAACCATGAACAAATTCACTCAAATCCTTGGACTCATCAAACCTATTACCCAAACCCATTATGGAGGGAACGATGAGAAGGTGGAACGAGGATTACAAGATCACTCTGCGTGAGTGGAAAAAGCACCGTCGCTCTCATGTTGAGAGTAACAAAAGCTGGATAAATCGCATCGGAGTCAGCGCCTATGTCGTTGATTGTGAGCGTGATGAACAAAAAGGTCGATTCCGTAAGAAAGACGCTTTCGATTGTGGCAATACGCAGTGCAGAATTTGTCACAGCGACAAGTATCCCAAGCGGGAAAAACACGAACACGAATTGAAGTCCGATGTGGACTTCAAAGAACAACTCAAAGAGTTGCGTGGTGAAGAGTAAAAGAAGACGAAGGTTTGAAAAAGCCTTCGTTTGAGTCCAAGTAGGCAAACCTCCGGCAAAGCCGCCAGATCGAGAGTCTGGTGTTTGTGGGTTCGACTCCCACCTTGGACATTTTCTAAATCCTGTTCAACAATCAACGAGAATTGGGAGTGTCAGACAATGCAGTTAGAAAACGGCAGTTAGAAAACGGCTCAGTAGGCAATCGGCAGACCACCCAGGCTTAAACCCAGGGATGCTGTGAGTTCAAATCTCACCTGAGCCACTTGATTTTTAATACGGCTTTGTGGTGAAATTGGCAAACGCACAGCACTCAAAATGCTGCGTCGAAAGACTTGTGGGTTCGAGTCCCACCAAAGCCACTGTTTCGATTTCTGGATCTGGCTCTTACTCGTTGTGAGTAGAAACACCTTTTTTTGGTGGGGTTATAGAAGTCAAACCTCCAACGGTGATCTCGTAAAGATCACAGGAGAAAGTAAAGTGAAGAAAGTCCACATCAATGTCGGAACGATTGGTCACATTGACCACGGGAAGACGACTCTGACAGCAGCAATTCTCGCTGTTCAGTCCGAGAAGGGTTACGCAAAAAAGAAAGCATACGGCGACATCGCCAAGGGCGGCACCGTTCGTGACGTTACCAAAACGGTAACGATCACCACGTCGCACGTTGAGTATGAGACGGATACCCGTCACTATGCTCACATTGACTGCCCCGGTCACGCCGACTATGTAAAAAATATGATTACCGGGGCTGCTCAAATGGACGGCGCTGTATTGCTCGTCAATGCAGCAGACGGTCCTATGCCTCAGACGAAAGAGCATATTCTGCTCGCTCGTCAGGTGGGCGTGCCGGATATTGTAGTATTCCTCAATAAGTGCGATCTTGTCAAAGACGAAGAATTGCTGGAACTGGTCGAGATGGAAACAAGAGACTTGCTGACGAAGTATGGCTTCGACGGCGAGAAGACTCCGTTTATCCGTGGAGCAGCAAAACCTGCCTTGGATAATCCTGCTGATCCCGCAGCAAGCAAGTGTATTGTAGAATTGTTGGCGGCTCTGGATTCTTATATTCCTGACCCCAGCCGTTCTATCGACCGTCCCTTCTTGATGCCCGTCGAAGGTGTTCACAATATCGAAGGTCGTGGCTGCGTAGTCACGGGCAAGATCGAGCAAGGAACCATCACGGTCGGAACCAAAGTTGAAATCCTTGGGTTGACTGATATTCTGGAGTCAGTTGTCACCAGCGTCGAGGCTTTCAATAAGCAACTGGAATATGGAGAAGCTGGACAGAATGTCGGTTTGCTGCTGAGAGGCATCAAGGCCGATCAAGTTCAGCGTGGACAGGTTGTGGCACAACCACGAAGCATCAAGCCTCACACCAAGTTCAAGAGCGAAATTTACGTCTTGGGCAAGGATGAGGGCGGGCGTCACACCCCGATCTTCAATGGTTACAAGCCACAGTTCTTCTTCAGAACTACCAACGTCACCGGCCTTGTCCAAATGCCGGAAGGAATTGAGTTGGTCATGCCGGGCGAGAACACTTGCCTGTTTATCACCCTGGATAAGCCGATTGCTATCGAAAAAGGTAGTCACTTCGCCATTCGTGAGGGTGGTATGACAGTCGGTTCTGGCGTCGTGACGGAATTGCTGTAAAACGGCTGTAAAACGGCTGTAAAGCAAAGCGAAAGCGTGGTATAATCAAATACCACGCTTTCGCTGCAACGGTTAAGAAATTTCCATTGGCACGCACCAGGCATAAACATGCGTCGAGAAACAACCATCATCGGCATGATAACAATCATTTTCATGATTGTCGTTTTCTTCATTTCAAGTGCCACTAATTCCAGCGATCAAGCCAAAATACAAAAATGGGCTAGTGACAACAAATATGTCATAGTCACATCTGAACGGTGTTTTTTCTACTCCGGCCCTTATTGGACGACTAAAAACACTCGGATTTACAAAGTCGATTTGGAAAATAACAAAACCCATTGGTTCCGATTCGGACTTTGGGGAACCGACACCGACATCGAGGAATATTGATGCGAAGACAAAGACCCACCGCTTGTGAAATCCGAAAACAAATGAACACTGCCGATAGCACCCACCAAAGGTGTGTGTCGGATTATTCATTTGGTAAATTCAAAATGAAACCGGGAGAAGTAATTCTTACTTGGCACGACAAAGAAAACGACAAGCACAATAGAATGGTATTGACCCACCGTTCAACTGGCGTCCAAATATTTGGATATATCAAGCCAGGATACAACCCATCCAAAAAAGAGATCAGCGAAATGCGAAAGCATTTTATCAAAAAGAATTTGTCTTTACTTGAAAGCATGACGAGGCGACACCTTAGAGCGTGCATGGCAAGTCAGTATGGACCCATTCCAAAAGGACAGTTCGATGAGTAGAAATCAAATCAAACGATGTGCCTGTGGGCTACCGCTTCATTATCGAGACAAAACCAAAGAAGCGGAAGTTCAAGGAGAGATCGACAAGCTCGGAGAATGGATACCATTCAGCATTGGTCAAAGTCGATATTTGGTGCAAAGACACTACAAAGAACTGCACGGCCTTAATCCAAATGAAGTTCCTGCTTTAATGAAGCAAGGAATTATCAGAATAAACAAGGATTAAAGTCGATATGAACACCTACTCCAACGAACTCATGCAAAAACTGACAAATCAGTTTTAGGCGACATTTTACAATTGGTGCCAAACATTTGGAAGTTGCTAGTTTTTCGACCTTTTCATGAATTGGCAATAGCATCAATCACAGACAATGTTGCATCATCAGATATTGTCGCTAGAGCTTTGGGCAATTTTTTTAGCTCCCAAGATTTTCTTTGTTGGTTGGCAATAATTCAGACGCCCAATTATACATTTCAGATAATAAATCTCCAAATTGTTTGGCTCGACTTTGATTACAAAAATGTAAAGGATAATTGCTATGAGGAAAATGCCAATTAGAACAACCATCCCACTTAATGTGTCCAATTAACAATGGATCTTCATCAGAAACTTCTTGATTTCCTTGGTAAATAAAAAAATTAACAATATGTCCATTTTTATGCAAGTCAGCCAACACCACATAAGGATCTTCTGATCCTTGAAAGAACTCTCTTAATGTATTCGACATTTCATTGTCTTTCTAAATTTATTTTATTGTCTAATGGCTCATACAACAATTCTTACGTTTCCGGGTGGCTTTCTAGGAGCCATCTCTCCCTGTCCCAAAATCATTACAGAGTGTCCAACTTGTGTTAGGTGAAACTCTAAAGTCACATCCTCAACCATCCAAAGTCCCATGCCAGTTCCATTACAGTGTGGACAAGGTCCATCAACCAAACCACTGCAATTACAATTTCCACAAGATTTCTTTACGAAAAAATCCATATCCATCTCCGCCACAAGTGTAACAAAAATCACATGGCACAAAATCGCTCAGTGGAAGAAAGAATGAACATTTTGGCTCTTATCCCAATTGGTGGGATTGCCGGTATGCCGCCATATACGCCACATGCAGGATCAGGAAAAATCGCCTGTGCTGGCTGTGGTATAGCTTGTTGGATCGGTCCTCGTCAAACCGTGATGAAGCTCGAAAAGCCTGAACTCCCGGCATTGTGCATGTTGTGTGCGTGCAAAGAAATACAAAAACAAAAAGAATCAGACGAAGAAGTAACTGCATCCGTGATTCCATTAGGTGATTGAATATGCAAAGAGATTATAGTTGGAAGCCATCCTGGAGTCCTATTCACAAAGAATGTGACGTTCACCCTCATGTCCCTGCGGAACGTGCTGATTTATTTGAGGTCGCCGATGGCGGCTCTACTGAATATGAAGTCTTAAATTGGCTTCATTCCACAATCCGAGTATTGAAGCCACAACTGGTTCTTGAAACTGGTGCGTGGGAGGGTTTCGGAACAACCGCCCTAGCTCATGCTTGCAAACTCAATGGATTCGGCAAGGTGCATTCTCTTGAAGTTCTGCCGCCACAATGCGTGCGACTTCAGACGGTTCTTGAAGAAGAACACTTGCTTAAATGGGTTGAAGTGCATTGCGTAGATTCGCTTGAATTCTTGCAACAATCTAATATTATCTTCGATATTGGATTCTTTGATAGCCTGACCGAGATCAGGCCCATCGAATGCGAGATAATGCTCAACAAAGGCACGTTGAGAAACCTTGCTGTCTTCCACGACACATCGCCTCATCGGTCTGAATCCGCTCCTGATTGGACCAGCACAGAAACTCAAAACACATACAGAGAAAAGGTCTTGGCCTTAGCCAAACATCCCCGATGTACTGGCTACTATGATTCCCCACTATCCAGAGGATTCATGGCCTTGTTCTTAAAAGGCTAACATGAAAAACGTAGTTGTAATGTTCCCATATCCATCGGGTGCCGGTTTACACTTGGGGCATTACTATAATTATGCCATTATCGACAGCTATTGTCGATTTCTGCGATATGAGGGCGAAGAAGTCTTTCAGCCTTTTGGATATGACGCATTCGGACTGCCTGCCGAGATCAAGGCTTGAAGAATTCAGTACGAAATTATTTGTTCTTTTGGAAAGTGAACAAGGTGGTCAGCACATTCATGACCTTCTATAACGACAACAAAGACAAAAAAGTCTCGCCCGCCAACGCCAAAGAGATTGTCCAGTTGCTTCAAAATTTTGCACCTGGATTTAATCTTTGAAAATATCGTTCTGCACAACTTGTATGGGCAGGGTTCATCATCTAATGAGAACCCTGCCCATAAATATTCATGTCGCTCCAGATTGCGAATTTGTGTTGCTTAACTATGGCAGCAAAGATGGAATGCACGAGTGGGTCCGAGACAATATGCGTCCTTGGATAAATCGAGGAACCATCAAGTATTATAGAACTCAGCTTCCTGAATACTTCGTGGCGACACATGCCAAAAACATTGCACATCGCCAAGCGACCGGCGATATTCTTTGCAATTTAGACGCAGACAATTTCTTGATTGACGGCTTTGTTGAATTGGTTAAAAAGACCATGAGCGACAAACAAAGCATTATGACTGCTCCTATATTTGATATGTTCAATATGTCGGGCAGTTGCGGAAAGATAGCAGTTCATCGAGAGCATTTCTATAGCGTAAATGGATACAACGAAGACATCAATTTGGGATGGGGGTGGGATGATATTGATTTTGAATTACGTGCAGCCATGCACAACAAATTGAAATACGCTCAAACTCCCGTGAAGTTTTGCCGAGTAATAGACCACGACGAATCAGATCGAGTCAAGAACTTTCGCACCAAAAACTTGAAGGATTCCCAACGGACAAATGGGGAACTGTTGGAAACGGTGAAAAATACTAGAAATTACGTTGTCAACAAAAACAGAGAGTGGGGAGTTGCATTAGATTTATCCAGTGATATATAAGACATGATTAAATTCAAAGACTGGATGCAGACAAGAGAAGCCAAACTCCGAGAAATGGGGAGTGGTCCATATATTGGAAACTGCACTGACACCAGTGATTATCAAGTAATTGGTGCTTGTAGCGATCAAAATTCCGAAGAAAAGAACAAGGCGTATCGAAAAGGTGGCGTAGACCACAAAAAAGTCCACAAGCATTCCGACAAGATCAGATCAAAAGTCGGTATATAAGGTATGATGACGTTCAAGGAATTCGTGGGATCGCAAGAAGTACAGCCGCAGGTGCAACAGCCTCAAGCGGCTGGTTCTCAGCAATCATCCAAATGGAAGGCCACAAAAGATGAAATTGTGGGCTACTGGAAGAACTTACGTCCCGACACACCCGTCCAAATGCGAGCCATTGATTACACCCATAAGGGATCAACATATGGCGAAGACGGAATGCGACTAACAGGCAGTCCGCAGTTTATTGCATCAATTTTAGCCAGAATGAAAGAGTTGTTGACTTACGAAACTCCAACAACCAAACTCGCCGTTACATATCGACAAACAGAGTCCCCCAGCAAGATGGCAATGGGACAAAGTAAAACTTCCTACGTCTTTTACGTTGCTGCTCGTCAACGTGGCGGCAAAACTCAAATCGCACCCAACTAGACTTGATTTTATCTTTCGTGATTGTATACTCATAACTTGTGTTGAGAACCAACCAAGGCCCCAAAGGAGAGTTTACAGTGAGTATGAAAATTGCGTGGACGATTGCCGGAATTGTCGGAATTTCCGCTCTGTGTGTGGGATCAATGACGTGGCACGCCTGGAGTGTCCAGAAGGAAAACCAACGACTCTCGCTGGTGAATTACATCTATGTTGCGGAGCATCGTATTCTCAAGGATGAAATCTCTGAACTTGCATCTAAGCCAACATACGATCAGGGATATAAAGACGCTCTGATCCGCATCGGCGGACCACAAGTCCCTGGTGCATACCAAGATGGCTGGGACGACGCTCAGAAGCTCTGTGGTGCGGAAAACAATTACGCAGACGGGTATCACGCTGCAATCCAACAGTTTGGATATACTAAGACTACAACAATGGCTCGTTGGTTGGTTCCCGAACCAAAAGACAAGGCTATTGCTGCGGATAAGTCCAACAAGGAAGGCATCACGCCTGCTAAATTGGAAAAGTAATCCAAACCGCTATAGAAAGCATTGGCTACAGTAAATCGGGTGATTTAGGGAAAGGTACGTCCTTTCCTTTGGGGAAACAAAGACAGCCAGGATGTTGGCCTAGAAGTAGCCAACATTCAAAGAGTAGGGTTACACAGGGACTTCCTGTTAACGGACCCTTTTGGTGTAATAACACACTGGCCGAGCCACCCAACACTCGACACTGGCAATGCTGGTGCCTGGAGAGCATGTCGCCGACGAAGGCTTAGGCGACATGCTCATTTTTTGAAAAGAAAGATGAAATGATAGCTTGTATTTGCGGTGGATTTTTGGAACTAGGTTACATCCTAGTGATGGCAATTATTTCTATTTCGGGAGCAATATTTGGCACCAACTGGTACAATACAGCACGATATAAAAAGTACATAAAATACAAAGACAAACACAAAGGCTGTGGTTGCGACTGTCACAAAGAAGACGAGTAGTGCGGCCCTGTGGTGGAATTGGAATACACATGGGACTTAAAATCCCACGCCGAAAGGATTGCGGGTTCGAGTCCCGCCAGGGCTACGTTTTACAAGATGCCTAAAACGTGGTAAAACTGGCCGAGTGGTGGAATGGCATACACGATGGTTTTAGGAACCATTGCCGCAAGGCTTGCAGGTTCAAGTCCTGTCTCGGTCACTAATGAGGAATGAGGAATGAGGATACGATGGAAGTTTCGGTTGGCGATTACGGTCGCATGATGTTCGAGATGATGGTTGCTGAAAAAGGCAATCTCCCGGAACACTGGCAAAGCATTCAAGTCCTTGCTGAACCTCTAGTTCGTCAGCTTATTGCCCTCAACGGTCAAATGACTAACGGTGGATATGAAATCCACGGTTATGTTGAACCGGGCAACAAGAAAATATTATCCAAACACGAACTGATCCAAGCCGCTCAAGAAAAAGCCCTAAAGTTCCCTGCCAATAAATTGAAGATAGGCGACCGTCTTTGGTTGATTGAAGATGGTGAGCTTGACATGAGTTTCGACCAAGACCCTGTGGCAGTAAGTGATATTGGCAATACAGGCAGCATCTATGTTGAAATGCAAGGCGGATACGTTGCCCAAATCCACCCTTCTAACCTTGTGTTGAAGGCACCAGACGATTGGGATGAAAACGAAGATCAATATCGTTCTGATGATTACTGGTTAAATGCAAAATGAAAATTAAGCCTATTGATTCAACAAAAAAGAAGAAAAGCCTTTGGGCGTCGAAGTCATCTACTTGAAAAGAGAATCAGACGGCAACTGGAAAACCTTATGAAAGTTTTTTACAACGAAAATCAGTCAGTGGAAAATAATCCAAGCATTTCGCCAAGTGCCAAGAAGCCCACGGCAGTATTGAAGTCGTGGCAGGAAATTGTGCCTGTCGAGATCATGCCAGTTGTTCCTGTAACCGTTGCAGACTTGGAGTTGGTGCATGACAGAGAATACGTTAATGATGTTATCTCTTGTCGCATAGAAAATGGGTTCGGCAACAAACTGAAAACCATTGCTGATTCTTTGCTGTGGACAAATGGTAGTTTTCTTAGTGCTGCTAAATACGCAGTTGAAAACAAAACAAATACAGTTAGCCCAACAAGTGGTTTTCACCATGCAGGATATTATGCTGGTAGTGGATTTTGTACATTTAATGGACTTATGTTGGCGGCAATAACGCTCAAAAATGCCATGCTGGTCAATCGAGTTGCCATTGCTGATTTAGATATGCACTATGGCAATGGCACGGATTGCATCCTTGAGCAGTTATCCATTCGAGGAATGAAAGATTTCATCTCTCATTATACTTTTGGCGGGCATTTAGACACTGTTGATCGTGGAGCTAAAAGTCGGCTTGCTTTTGGCCAAGCATACACAAAACTTTTGCCCGACATTATCACTAGGTTGCTTGATGATGCAGATGTTCTGTTCTATCAGGCTGGGGCTGACCCTCATGTGAATGATCCATATGGCGGCGTTCTCACGACTGAAGAGTTAAAAGAAAGAGATCGCATTGTTTTTACAATTGCGAAAGAAAGAGGAGTGCCGGTTGTTTGGAATTTAGCAGGCGGGTATCAAACCGACTTTTCTAAAGTCTTGGAAATCCACAACAACACAGCTTTGTTGCACGTTGAGATATTCGAGAATGCACCGGAAACCTTGTGAGGCATTTAATTATGTGGGCTGTTCTTTGCACGGATGGACAATTGAACCTCAACGAAGTTCGCAACGAATGTGTGCCCGGCAAATGGGTGCCATTATTCGTTTACAGAACGAACCCTGAAGACAATCCTGTTGTCCCTGTATTCCACGATGGGTTAACTACCAAGAAATTCGCCAAACGAAACATGCCTAAGAATTGGATGTGTGGCGGGGTAGAGCTTACCGACAGGGATGTTGAGTGGATGAAAGAAAAAGGATGGATCATCAAAGAAATGACTTATCCTCAAAAAGTTGACAACTTCATCTGTGGCTTTGAGGTTCTTGAGTTTGCCGAAGCCCCTGATTTCAGGACAAGTAGATGAAACGTGAAGTTGACGACATTCATGTTGCCGCCAAAAAGTTCGTGTCTCGATATATTCGAGGCCGCAAACCTCGTCGTTTACACACATCCAGCAGCAAGCTGGCTCTGAAGGATATTCATCTCACACCACAAATCACCGATCACAAACCTAAAGGCATTTGGTACGGAATTGCCGATTCATGGATTGATTGGTGTATTAGCGAACATTTTGGAGGCATCCACCAATACATCTACGAAGTCGTATTGGACGAAGGCAATATATTGACCATTGACAATATCCAAGACTTTGAAAAGTTCGAGGACGAACACAAGGATATTCCTGAGTGGCGTAAAGAACTTCAGTCCGTCGATGGCTTCCCATTTGATCTGCCATTCGGAAGATCGAGATATTTTGACAGCATGAACTACAGGAAGGTTTCTGAAACTTTCGGAGGGATTGAAATTACTCCCTATCAATGGGAAAAAAGACTTGAATCTATGTGGTATCATGGTTGGGACTGTGCCAGCGGGTGCATTTGGAATCCCAGCGTCATCAAGGATTTAAGGCTTTTTGCCTACTTTGATGCCCGAAAAGGTGAGTTCGTCAAAACGAGTTTACAACCCGACAAAACCAAGGTATAATCCTTTCGTTGCTTCTAAACCTTCAGTTCACAGTTCACAGTACACAAACAGGGGAGTTGAGATGAATTTGCCAGAGAACTTTTGGATCGGTGTGTTTGGTTCTTTGATTTTCGGTTTCATGGGCATCGTGTTGTTGCTCGTTGGCTTCAAGATGTTCGACTGGCTTCTGCCCAAGGTCGATTTCCAGGCTGAAATGAGAGGAAACCCGCTCGCAACGTCCATCATCGTTGCCTCGTTTTTTCTGGCGTTAGCACACATCATCGCCTCGTGCGTACACTAACGGTATTCACGTTGCTCGATCATAAGTCCGGCTAACGGCGAGCAGCAATTGCGGCTTGTCTAGTCGGACTTTTTCTTATGTGAGCGAGTCATGCCAATAAGTCGATTCATGAACAACAAGATGACTAAAAAGGTCGGACTTGTTCTGATCTCGTCATCTTTGATCCTCAATGGATGTTCACATCATGTGCCAGAGCAAGACCCTTCACAAGAGGGTCAACCGCAAATAATTCATGGTGGCGTTCATCCGTTTTGGTATTTCCATCACAGTGGCGGCTACGTTGGCGGAAGTGGATATAGTGGCGGGGGTTTCCATCCCGGCACTTATACGCATGGTGGCGGCATAGTCTCAAGCGGTGGAATTCGCAGTGGTGGAGGATTCAAAGCATCGCCATCAGTTAGCGCCCGTGGCGGCTTTGGTGCTTCCAGTCATGCCTTTGGTGGAGGATCATAACATGGCAGTTGAAACAGATATTACAAAGCGTTGGGAACAAGGGATAGATCACCATCCCAAAAGCATCGCTTTGTTCAAAAAACTAGCAGAAATCGACTTCAAATTCGGTGGAGATTTCTTCGACTGGTCATCAGGTGGCGATGGAGACAATGGCGAACATTTAATGTACGAAATGGACATTATGTTCGAGAAAGAAGATGCTGAAATAGGAGCTTCATCATGAAGCGACACACAACCGATCTTAGGCATGATTGGAAAAAGACCATTGAAGGTCAGGGAATGTTATTTCATACATTTGATGGCGATATTTATTGGGACGAGTCAGCATACTACGAGTTAAACAGTCCTGAAGTAGACACCATAGAGGCGGCTACTTACGAACTGAATGATCGTTGTCTTGAAGCTGTTCAACACGTCATCGACAATGATCTGTTAGATGCTTTCTTGATCCCGCCCGAATTCCATCAGTTTATCCAAGACAGTTGGGAGAGAGACGAACACACCATTTATGGTCGGTTTGACTTTTCCTATGACGGAAAAACCCAACCAAAGATGTTGGAGTTCAATGCCGACACGCCTACCGGCCTGATAGAAGCTGCTGTTACCCAATGGTATTGGGCAAAAGACAAGTTTCCAAATCGGAACCAATTCAACTCAATACACGAGCGGCTAATTAAGGTTTGGAAAGAACTGAAGTCCGTGACGCCAGGAGTATTGTATTTTACGGCACTCGCTGGCAATCTCGAAGATTACATGAACGTCAATTATCTTCGAGACACTGCCATCCAAGCCGGGTGGGATACTGAATATATTGACATTGAAAACATCGGATGGAACGAAGGTCGCCGTACATTCACCGACCTGAACGAAAATCCAATACAGACATGCTTCAAGCTGTATCCTTGGGAATGGATGCAGACCGACGAGTTTGGCAGAAAACTATTCCTCAAGACCACCAAATGGCTTGAGGCTCCGTGGAAGGCAATCCTTAGCAACAAGGCCATTCTGCCTATATTGTGGGAGTTGTTTCCCGATCATCCAAACTTATTAGAAGCATCGTTTCAACCAATTCGCACAAAACCTTACGTTCAGAAGCCAATTCTGAGTCGTGAGGGAGCTAATGTGCAAATATTTGAGCATGGCGAATTGCTGCTTAAAACTGATGGTCCTTACGATGGACCATGTGTATATCAACAACTATGGGAACTTCCCAACTTTGATGGCAATCACGCCTGCATTGGTAGTTGGTTGGTCAACGGCTGGGCTTGTGGAATAGGCATTCGAGAAGACAAAACCATTGTAACGGGGAACCTGAGTCGGTTCGTACCGCACATTTTCGGTGTTCGACCAAAATACGGGAGTTAAGATCATGGCTGCAAACAAAAAGATTCACATCATCGGTGGTGGAACGGTCGCACAAATTGGCCCGCACTTGGCTTTGTGCGCCCCAGCTTATGGTGGCACTGCAAAGAGACTACATCACTTGTGCTGGCAGCAGTGCCACACTCTGGACTCTGAACTCCATCTCACCAAGATGGCTGGCGGAAATGAACTGGAAACCAATGCTGATATTGCAAAATTGGTGAACGAAATCGTTGCCGATCCAGCATCAAAGATCGTGTTTTTGAATGCTGCTCTGGTTGATTTTCAATACGATGGTGTTGCCGACAAATACGGCGAGCGAATTAAATCTCGTGAAACTCCACACCTTCAGTTGAACTTTGTTCCAGCGGATAAAGTCGTTGGCAATATCCGCAAGAATCGTAAGGATATTTTTGCCGTCGCATTCAAAACGACTTCAGGAGCAACGCCAGAAGAACAATACATCGCTGGCTTAAATCTCCTGAAAGAGTCCAGCCTGAATTTGGTTTTTGCCAACGATGTGAAAACTCGATTGAACATGGTCATTACGCCTGAAGAGGCTCGTTATCACGAAACCACAGATCGTGATGAAGCCCTGGAAGGCTTGGTCGAAATGACTTTGCTTCGATCTCATTTGACCTTCACTAGATCAACCGTCGTAGACGGTCAACCTGTGCCTTGGGACTCGGAATTGGTGCCTGAAGCACTCCGCACGGTTGTCGATCACTGCATCAGTGCTGGTGCCTACAAGCCATTCCGAGGGGCGACTGTGGGGCATTTTGCTTGTAAGGTAAACGACACAACTTTCCTTACAAGTATTCGCAAGTCGAACTTCAACGATCTACCCAATACTGGTCTGGTTCGTATTGTGACTGATGGGCCAGACAGCGTGATCGCTTATGGTGCCAAACCGAGTGTCGGTGGGCAAAGTCAACGTATTGTGTTCCACGATCATCAGGAATACGACTGCATTGTTCACTTCCATTGCCCGATTAAACCGGGATCAGAAGTACCAGAAGTCTCACAGCGGGAATACGAGTGTGGGTCGCATCAATGTGGAGAGAACACCAGCAAAGGACTGAAGCAGTTCGGAAACTTGAGCGCCGTTTATCTTCAAGAGCATGGACCCAATATTGTTTTCAATCGCTCGATCAATCCGCAAGAAGTGATCGACTTCATTGATGCCAACTTCGATCTGAGCGATAAGACTGGCGGTTATGTGAGCTTGGGGCAAATCCTCACGACTCCTCACGACTCCTGACACTGTGGATTTTCTACGCTTTTCCTATGAGGGGCAATGATGAAGAAGGTTGTGCTTTTTGCTTGTTTGTTAATGATTGGATGTAGCAAATCCACCGAAACAGTTGCCGAGGCACAAGTGTCGGTACAGACAGAGCCGACAATGCTTCAAAGGTTTTTTGGAGGCCCCACCAAAGAAGAGATTGCCACACAGCAAGAACTATTGGCTCAACAGCAAGAGTTGCACGCTCAACAACTCAAGGCCAAACAAGAGTTGCAGGCTCAACAGCTTAAAGACGGAGACGCATTGGTTGCTAAGTGGGCTGATAAGATTCAAGAAACAGCAACTAAAGACAGCTTCGGATATGAGCGAATGGAAGGTTTGACGGAAGCTGATCCCTGGGGTCAGCAAATTAAGGTGAACTATCGCCAAGAATGGTTCAAAGAAATTGCAACTATTCAATCTGCTGGACCTGATGGTGTTTTTGGAAATACCGATGACTTGATTAGAACAAGATCAGCCAAGAATCCCGCTGGAATCATTGAGGGAATTTCTTCATTAGGTTGGGTTGTATTGGCTTGGTTGTTTTGTGGTGGATTGGCATTGGCATTCTCGTCGGGAATTGGTCATCGCCGAGTCACTAAAGGCAAATCAAAAAATCATCGTCGTCCACTTGTGTTCGGCGTGACAACTGTATTATTTGCTCCTGTGGCGGTGTTGATTTACGGATTGCAATTCATTGGCGGGGCTTTGGGTGCAAACGGTGAATTCTTCGATGGATTTGACTTCGACTTCGACATTGACCTATGAGGATGAATATGAGCAACTGTCCACAAGAAGAACGTTACCAGGATATTTTACAAAAGAATACCTCCACGATGAACTTGCTCAATAACATTGAGCGGTCACAAAGGCGACGAAGATTCAACGCCTGGGTCAAACGATGGTGGTATAAACTAACCTTCCGAGGTTAAAAATGAGCGAAAAAAAGTCAACAAGGGATGATTTTCGTAATGCCGTATTCAAACGGGATGGCTATGCCTGCGCTATGTGCGGGCATAAACCAGAAAACGTCAATGAATTAGACGCCCACCACATTACAGATAGAACCTACATGCCATTCGGTGGATATTGTGCCGCCAATGGCATTTCGCTTTGTACAGATCGCTGCAAGAAGGAATCTTGGCTGGGTTCTTCGCTCGATTGTCACCAGAAGGCAGAACACCTTCACGCTACCGGAATTGAATTTCCGGGATATGCTCCAGTGAACCTTTATGCTAGAATCAAGTCTTCCTATAAACAGGCTTATTCGCACAGTCTCAAGCTAGAGATCACAGCCAATAGAGCCGACGCAATGATGGCCGTCATTGACGTAATCTCCAAAAAAGAATTGGAGGTATGTCTTCGCTTGTGTGAAAACACCAGCCCGGAGACATGGGAGTTAACTTGTGACGAACTAAGTGAGTGGGAACCCCTCAATAGAACTTACGGAAAAGGTCGCTATGTCCCTGACAAATGAACAGAAAGATGTCCTGAAGCTCTTAGTGGGCAATATGGACAACCACCAGCAGCAAACTCTTGGTGGATATGCGGGGACAGGAAAATCAACAATTATTCGAGTGATGCTCGACGCCCTTCAACGAAAAGGGCGATATTTTTGCGCAGCCGCATTTACCGGCAAAGCCACGAACGTATTGCGCAAAAAGGGAATGAATGCCAATACGATTCACAGCACGATATACCAGCCGTACAAAGACGAGCATGGCGAAACCGTGTGGTTCTTAGCTGACAAAACTGACTTAGTGTCCAAGGGCATTGACGGCTTCATTATTGATGAAGCGTCTATGGTGAGCAAGGAAATACACGACGATCTTATGTCGTTTGGCCTGCCAATTATCTATGTTGGCGATCACGGTCAACTTGAGCCTATTGGCACCAAATTCAACCTTATGCAAAAGCCAATGTATAAGCTGGAGACGGTTCATCGAAATGCTGGTGAGATTGCATATTTTGCCGAGCATCTTCGCAAGGGCAATTCTGCCAATTCCTTCATGGGAGCAACGAAGGTTCAGATTGTTCAAGAAAAAGCAATTGAGGATCGACACCTTGCTGCCGTCGATCAAATCATCTGCGCCTTCAATAAGACTCGTGTGCAACTCAACGAGCGTGTGCGTATCGAGAAAAAGATTCAATATACATTCATTGCCAAAGGCGAGAAGGTCATTTGTTTAAGGAACAATAAGAAGCAGGGTTTGTTTAATGGGATGCAAGGCGTTGTCCAGAAAATCCACAAGAACGACCGCTTTGACTTTATATCGGATGGCAACTTCTTCGAGAAGGTCCATTACGATCCTGACCAGTTTGGAAAAGACTCAAATAAGTTTGAGTTTTCCCAGGCAGCAAATCCATTCGATTACGCATACGCCATCACTTGCCATAAGGCTCAAGGCGACGAATGGGGCAATGTGATCGTATACGAACAGCGATGCGATAAATGGGATAACGTGCGATGGTCTTATACAGCAGCCAGTCGTGCAAAAAACGGACTGATCTGGATCGCTGTAGAAGAGTTCCGACCCAACTATCTAGGGTAATGTTAAAAGAACCAATCAGTAAATGTGCATCGCATTGGGCTGTGGGCGTACTCGACACCAATCGTGCCGAATATTTCAAAGCCAAGAATTTGGAGATTAGTTTACAGATCGCCGAAATCGTGGTATCATCTATCGCAAAAATCAAGCTCCACGAGTATGATATAAGGGGATGCAACTTGTCGAGTCGTCGCTGTAATCCCCTCAAGGGGTTGTAGAGGAAGTTCTGGACACTACTGCTTTTAAGGTAGGAGCGAAAACCTCGAAAGGGGCTAATAGTGTTTGAACTACCGAGGGTGCAAGCCATACAGACCAAAATCTCGTAAGAGGTACGCCGGTGAGCAGGGCGTCATCATGGTCGGGTCGGTGCAGTCCGCAAGGACCGGGGGCAACTCCGAGATAAATGACGACATAGAACAGAATCCAGGCTATGGATAAGTTGCATCTCCTTTTCAAGTCAAAAAGGAGATGTCATGCGTGCCGAAATTGTCCACGTTACGGACCACGCTTTGTTGCGATGGAAAGAACGTGCGTCGAAAACAGGTGAAGTCAACGTAGAAGAAATCGTTCAGGCTGTAAAAGAATCCAAGGTCATCAAAAAAAACGAACCTTTGCCTTACCCGATGCCTCGTTTAGATGGATCAGTTTACAGCTTCAATGCCGGAGTGTTGTTCATTCTCGAATCAGTAACCATTGATGAATATCGACTCGTCACAGTTATCGCCGACGAGCCGACCTATCAACGGATTGCTCGACCGCCGAAGAAACAACTTAATCCTCGAAAGAGACAGAAATACGAGGAAGTTCAAAAGGTGCAAATCGACATTCCTTGCTTTGAAAGTTTCATCGAAGAACGTCAATGGTTGACCGACGAGAAACGAAAACTCGAAAGTGAACTGGCAACAACAGCGAAGAAATCTTCCACTCGCAAAGAAATATTGAAGGTGTGGGGCGAGATTGAAGCCCGACTCACCGAGAACAAACCTCAATATCTCGAAGAGCGGAAAAAATCAGGAGACGGATATGTTGACTATGGTTCTCTTCTTTTGCAAATTATCAGAGAGTTAAAAGAAATACGCTCTGAACAACAGGAATTACGTAACCTAATCGAAGGCTCCAATGGACAACAACCGAGATCACCGAGCAATCGGAAAAAAGCTAGACCTCTTCATGTTCAGCCCTCTATCGCCGGGTTGTCCGATCTGGCTCCCGAAGGGAGTTGTGCTTTATCAGTCTTTGCTGAACCGCATTCGTCAACTCAATGAAGCCAATGGTTGCCAAGAAGTTCGGACCCCACTTATATGGAAGTCCGAACTTTATGCAACCAGCGGACACCTGGATCACTATGCAAAAAATATGTTCTTCGTCAGTGATAAGCCTGCTGGCGAGTCCCACGAAGAAGGACATGAAGATCAGTGCTTAAAACCAATGAATTGTCCTGGGCATATGGAGATATTCCGCTCGAAACAGTGGAGCTATCGAGACTTGCCTGTTCGATTCGCTGAATATGGTCCTTTACACCGCAATGAAGTTTCTGGTGCCTTGGGTGGGCTAACTCGCTGTCGTGCATTCTGCCAGGATGACGCCCACATTTTCGTTTCGCCGGACAACCTACAAAGCGAAATCAAACGAATCCTTGTCATGATCGAAAGAGTTTACGGATGGTTTGGAATGAAGTTCCGATCCGTACTCAGCACTCGTCCTTATAACTTCATGGGCGAGAAGTTGGTTTGGGATAATGCTGAGGCGAACCTCGAAGATGCTTTATGCGAAAATGGATTGAAGTTCGAGATTGCCCATAAAGACGGTGCGTTTTATGGTCCAAAAATAGACTTCATTGTGACTGATTCCCTTGGACGTGATTGGCAAACAGCAACAATCCAATTGGACTTCCAGTTGCCTCAAAGATTCGGTTGTACCTATACCGACAAGGACGACAAAGAGCAAACTCCAATTGTCATTCACAGAGCAATATACGGCAGCTTTGAAAGATTCATTGGTGTATTGTTGGAACATACTGACGGGCATCTACCATTATGGTTGGCTCCTGTTGGTGTAACCATTGCACCAATCAGCGACAAAGTTGCTGAATACGCTGATGAGATCAAAGAGGTTTTGCTTGCTCATGGAATTCGGTGTGAATGCGATCACTCGAATCGAACTCTGCAACAGAAGATTGCCATCGGGTACGATAAAAAAGTACCCTACATGGTCATCTTGGGAGAGAAAGAAAAATCCGCAAGAACCGTTACCCTCAAACAAATGAGATCAACTGCTGTCGCACAGGAAACCTTATCTTTGGAAGTATTCCTTCCTCAGATGGTCGCACTGGCGAAAGAGTAAGCCAAGGATGAGTGATACATAATGTTGTATGAGGTACGACATTATTCAAAATTTACCCTTCCGAATATATTTGTTGGAAGTAGATGGAACTACACAATATTGGATACATCGATGACGATTTCCGAACGGACCTGCGTACATTCAGTGCCACGTCCAAAAATTCAAGCCCTGATTCAATCATCAAGGGCTTGAACGCTTTCCTGGAAAGTGAAGGATACATCAACGTCGCCGAGTTGGTTTCCGAAGAATACAAAGCTGGCGTCGTCAGCATTCGATCACGACTCATAGAAAGAGACTAATCATGTCAGAGCATATTGAGTTCACGCCCAATGGACTCGTGCTTCATAAGTGGAACGGCAACAAGCGTAAGTTTGTTCGCAAGCGTCCCAAGAAACTGAGCATCATTACTCATCTTAGATCTCGCTGCGAGATTGCCGAAGGCACTACCCTGAAGCAAATCTTCGAGACGGTTGACAAATACAAGTTTCTGAAATTGGTGATTTCCCAATATTCATGGTGCCGTCAATTGGACGCATTCCACGCACAGGCTCAAGAACCTATGCGTGACGATCCAGATGATACTGATCCGCTTGAATATCTGGAACTCTATCATCATCCCGAAGTTTACAAGTTAACGGAAAAGAAGAAACACCCTGGTGGTATGCGTGAACGCACCATTACCGTTGACTTCGACACGTCAGTTGGGTTCCACGGCATTGGTCCCACCAAAGAAGAAGACGGTTTAGCCAACCGTACAGACGGGAAGACCAATTATTCCGTGTCTTATAGTCCCATGTGGAAGTTGGCTGATTTGCCGGTCAAACTCAACAAGACATTTGACGTATATGAACCTTTCGATACCAACAACCCTCGCAAAAAACCCGAAAAGCTGCTGACTGCTACTCGTGAATATACTCTCCTGGAAGTCCTCGATGCCATCTATTGGGACATTTCCTTTATGGGCGGTCCCGAAGATAACGCTAATTTTCTGGATAACATGAAAGAAACGGTGGATCAAATCAAAAACGGCGAAGTGCCGATGATCCCCATTGAACAAGTTTTCACCGACATGAAAGAAGACATGTCGGAAGAAGGCGAACCCAAACCGATGAAAATTTTGATGCACCCGGATGTTGCCAGATTCTTCGGCTGCGACCCCGATAGCATCCCGTTGGATGACAAAGAAATCATTCGCAACGAAATCATTCGCAACGAAATCATTCGCAACGAAATCATTCGCAACGACGATGAGTCTTGACACTTCTTTTTGTTTGCTGTACAGTGACTTCAAGAAAGGAAGCGTGTCATCGTAGTCAAAGAAATTCTAAATGCTGGCGGCGTTTGTCCTTTCTAGGTCGAAGGAAAAACAGATAAAGGTGAAGAGATATACGCCCGTTATCGCTGGGGTCGATTAAGAGTCGAGGTTACTCATGGTGACGGTGAACGTGAAGTCATTTTCACCAAGCAGGTTGGCGAAGACCAAGACGACGAAGAAATAAACAAAATGCGAGCAGCCGGAATGAGCGAGGAGCGTCTCACTCAAATGGCTGAAACTTTCAAAAACGTACGTGCCTATTCCGAAGGTGAGCCTCTTTGTTTCGACGGATATATGGACATGGACAAACTCCGTGTTGCTACCGAAGGCGAAATAGAGTGGCCAGATTTTGAGGAATAACTAATGTGGCCTTTCACCAGGAGAAAAAAATGGGTGGTATTAACGAGTCTGTTCTTGAGTCCGACGATAAGGGTGGAAAGAAGAAAAAAGATGCTGGTGCTGCTAGTCCCAGCATGGACGGAACAATCCTTGCACCTGACCACGTTCAACCGCCTACGAACGTGGTCCCGCCGTTGTTGAGGCGGAAACCGCCGTCCTGGCCAAGGCGGAAACCGCCGTTAAACTTGCATGACGAGCAAGAAACTGGCGTTCCAATGCAGACTCAGGCTATTCGACAACATATGAATAATGGACAAGTCCATTTGCATGTAGATTTGCCACAGCCTCTCAAAGCTGCTGTGCCAGTTGCCGAATGGTTCGTCATCATGCGACATCTGCGTTCCTTGAACCCATTCACCTTTGTCGATGCAGAAAACAAGTGCGTGGCGTATTTACGCCCTTACGTTCATGGCGGTCTATTCGAGGTCGTCATTGAATTGGCTCCAATTGAAATTGGGCCTCGTTTCAACGATATGAATGCCGTCACTGGCAAGAGATAAGGTGACTAATGGACAACAAAATATGGCAGGAATTTTACTGCGGCGAGTGTTCGGGCTATTTCCGTGTCAGATTGAACATGGCCCTGACTATCGGCGTAGAAATCGTTTGCCCCAAGTGCAAACATAAACACCATCGCTTCATTAAGGATGGAACGATATACGAAAATGGTCGCAGAGAAAATGGGGCCAAGGAAGAAATCTGCCCGCCTTTGTCGGCTTACAGCAAAGAACCACTGACGGCCAAGATGAGATCGGCCACGGGGTATAGTGGTCGCAGGGACGGAGTGAAGATTGAGAAAGAAGAAGACCTCAACGAACGCAGTCCCATTGCCGATGCAATGATTAAAGAACGATGGTTCGAGTTATATGGAGGTAACATCAATTGAAAAAGTTCTACGACCCTCATCCTGGTGCGAGCATAGCATTGCCAGAAATTATTTCCCTTGTAGCCAAGGGAATCAGCGGCAAAGAAATGGAAATTGCCGATGTTGTCAGAATCATTCAAGATGCTGCCGATACTTTGGTGGCAGACGGTTCTTTTGGTGACGCCAAAGTCGAAGACCAAAAAGACTACATCAGTCTTACCCTGGTTGAAGGAGAAGGTGGTGCCGAGGACTTTCCGAGGCACTCATTCAGAGTCATTCGATATAAGGAAAAGTAAATGACCGCCACAGTAGATCGTGAAATCGACGCTGCAATGCTTCGAGTAGGCAATAAACCCGGCAATCTGTCGGCCAAGATCAGGATTCCCGACATTTTGGGAATCATGGATGATCCATCACAAAAGGCACCCGAAGGGTTCGGTTGTTTCCGCATCATGACGCCAAAAGACGGCGACAAGCGTGTGGTGTGGGATAGCCGAGACTTCGCTCAAATCAGTGAAGCAAAAACAATGTTCGACGAACTGGTCGTCCAAGGACTTGTTCCATATTGTGTGGGAGTAAACGGTCGAGCTTCATCAGAAGTCATGGCTGAGTTCGATCCTTACGCCGAAGAGATCATCTTTCTCCCCGTAGCAATGGTTGCAGGAGGTTAATATGGCCACAAGTGGATACTTGATACTCGGTAACAACAAATACACTGTAGGTAGTTGTGAAATCACCTACGATTGTAATCCTGCTGCAACCTCCAGTTGTAATTCTTGGGTCAATTACGATTATGGCACCGGAACAGCCAGCCCTCGCATCAAAGTGAAGGCATACCGTGCTGACCCTTGGTCTACTGGAAATGTCTATCGTGTTGCTTCGACAGCTACTACGGCGTGTACCATTCAATTGAATAATTGGGGCTGGAGCGATAACGATTGCTCTGTTGAATACGAATACGAATGGTATGGAGTTGCCGCCAAGCCGATGTCGGCTGAAGAAAAGAAAGCCTATGAGGAAAAACGGCTCAAAGAACGGTTTTCTCAAATCATCCAAGGTCGGTGTGCGCCGAATATCGCTATTCGGCAAAATACAAAACGGCAACCCTTGCCGTTGCCTGCGGATATTCGAGAACAACGAGCGAGAGAAACGCTGCGAAGGGTTATTGGAGATCAGAAGTACGTCAACTTCATCAAGCACGGGTTTATCTCAGTGAAGGGTAGAAGTGGATTGGTCTACCAAATCTTCACTGGACAAGGTATAACCCATGTGTTCGACCAGGGCAACTTGGTTGAACGATTGTGCGTCGTACTTCAGGGCAGCTTCCCACCCACTGACTCGCTTATTATGAGATATCTACTCATCCTAAATAATGAGCAGCAGTTCCGATCCCTCGCCATCAAGCACTCGATCTCTGGATACGAGCGCTCCCGCCAAGTTAATGGCCCTGCGGAAATTAAGCCGCTTGCGGAACTCTTCAAGGAATTGAAGTCCAAAGTTGCATAACTCTGAAGATGAAACACGAAATAGCCAGGGATAAAACCCTGGCTATTTTTATATATAAGGCATGAATTTTAAGAAATGGCTCCTCATAGAGCATGAACAAAATGTCAATCTACAGCAAGCAATCCAAATTGCTACGGCTCATAATGGACCTATTTCTGCAAAAGAAATGCGTATAGACACATTGCAGAATGCCGCTCGTTTAGAGAAGTCGATATCATTTGATTCAGAATTCGCCGTAGCTAATATCGGCAGAAGAATTCAAGGATATGACATGCAACGAGTAATGCAGATGATTGGGGTCATGTTTCAAGCATTGAACCTACCTGCTCCCCAAGACCCACGACAGATCGACAAGCAAGTGGTTCAACAGCATGTTCCTAAAATCAAAGAGATGTTGCCACCGATCATTGTTAGCGTAATGCCAGATGAATCCTATGATCTGGATGACGGCAACCACAGATTAGGCTGTGCGAGAGTTTTGGGGCTTCTAACCATGAAAGCCTTTGTAATCCGTGATTAGAAACATTAAAGCACGAAAAAGTCAGGGATGTATCCCTGACTTTTTTTATTGGTCGTCCAAACTAATTTAGTCAGCATATAAATTAGAAGCCCAATTACGGATCAAAATCGAGGAAAATATGGCAACCGGCTATTGTTATTGTTATTGTTATTGTTATTGATCTTGATCTTGATCTTGATCTTGATTTTATATTTTTGATCCGATAAGATGGGATTTTTCGCCACCATCGCAATTTTCAATGAGACCGACATGCCAACCAAATACTCAGAACGACTGATTCTCCCCTCTGATGGCTCCGAAGAAATTGTATTCAAAACAAAAAATGGCTTGACAATCGCCACTGGCTACAGAAAAGTGAATTTTAGCGAAAAAAAGCCACTTATCGAGTTTGTAGACTCAATGATTGAAAAAGAAAATATCTTCATGCCGCTGAACCAGCAGTGGAAAGAGAAAAACCCATCTATCCAATATGCTGAATATCGCAGCCGGGATTATTGCAATATCAGGATTTTGAGAGATAAAACAAATGGCAGGTTTTACATCTCGCCCTTTGATCTCATTTCTGATGAAATCCCCGTATTGATCTCACCACTGCGGCGTAAAAAAACCATTCTCGCCATAGCCTAACCAGCATGATTTACGATGCCAGAAAGAAAACTGATGTTGGAATCATAAATACAGCATGGCAGACTTTGAATATATCGGAAGTGGTGGCGCTGAAACACTTGGCTGTGCCGAATACAGTATGCAGGTGTACTACACCTACGCATTTGAAGTAGGTTCTATCGTATATCTTAAACATAAAGCAAAAAAAGGAATTTTGGAACGTGTTGCCATCAAACGAATATTCATTCGTCAAAACAAGGCAACTTGGGGACAACCAATATTCATTTATCAAGACACCTTAAACTCGTTGTATAACGAAGCAGACCTAGTGACTCATCAGCAGGCCGTCGATTTGACATTGATCTACCATGAAAATATTCAACTCAACACCCTGGCCGCTCTAAGATTGTGCTAGACCGACATCCATCTTCAAGTTACAATACAATATCCATTTTGACAACTTCAGGAGATGAACATGCTTTATTGCTCAATCGACATTGAAACAACAGGACTCAATCCAAAAACTTGCGATATTGTGCAGTTTGCGGCAATAATTGATGATCTGTCTAATCCGCAGCCACTCGAAAAGCTGCCGAAGTTTCAAACTCATTTCGCACAGCCAACATATACTGGCGAGCCATACGCCTTGGGGATGCACCCTCAAATATTCAAGAAAATCGCCGATGCTCAAAAGAAGCGAATTGAAGAGAATGAATTCGGCGACCGATTCATGAATATTCTCGACCTGCCTTCTGCATTCAAGAACTTCTTAACACAGAATGGCGTCCCAGAAGACCCAAAGAGCGGTCGGGTCAGAATTACTATGGCAGGCAAGAATGTAGCTATGTTCGATCTTCCATTTTTGAACAAGAAGCTCAAAAAGCATTGGGGCGACATCACGATTTTACATCGTGTGATTGACCCGGCAATCCTTTATTATCAACCTGGAGATAAAAACCTGCCTGACTCGGCAACATGCCTGGAGCGAGCAGGATACGCTGGAGAAGTGGCTCACACGGCTCTGGAAGACGCCTTAATGGTCGTCAAGCTGGTACGACACAAGTTGCTGCCAAAGACTTAATCGAACCGTGAAACCTCCCATTCTGCGTCGATGGGTCTTGGAACAATCCTCTTTTTTCGGTTTTTGAATCGCACCTCGGCTTCGGCAGAAATTCTGAACGAATCAGTTGAACCATTACGAGCTAGGTCTTCAAGGATTTCCTTGTCGATCTCGCTCGCAATTTCTTGCGCTATAATATCAGCCAATGATTTTGCTGCATCTATGTTGTACAAATCTTGTGCGGCTTCCATGCTCCATACGGCTTTTAGCTTGCGTTGGACTGGAACAATTTCCTGGGACTCTATGCCCAACACGATTTCAGGGGCATACATACTTGTTGACATATTTTTTAATTGAGGAAATGCCATGTGTTGTGGTTCAAAACGGAGTGGTACAAGAGGCAGTAAATCTGGTAGAATAACCCGTGCCAGGAAGATCATACAAACTCAGGCAATAGATACAAACAATGAGCAACCTACTGAGAATAGAGAACGATTACTCGTACTTCCTGTCGGAAGACCTACAGACGAAACACGAGATTTGGGATCGTCTGAGATTCAGGGACAAGAACTACTTCCATAACCGTGCATACAAAATGCGGAAGTGGGATGGTTATATCCAATTCTTCGCTATGGAAACAGGCAAATTTCTCACAGGGTTGCTTCCTGAAGTCACGGCTGTTCTACGACATTTCAAAATTGATTTTGTTGTAGAAGACAACCGGAAGAAAACCTCTTTTATTTATGAAGAAGTAGATCAAAATTTCTTAAATCAATGGCTTCCAGCTAAAACATTGGGCGGCGATCCAATGAAGCCGGTTACACTACATGATTATCAAGTTGAACTCATCAATCAAGTCCTGAAGCATCGAAGGGGCGTTATTTATGCTCCCACCAGTGCCGGTAAAACTTTCATCATGTTGGGAATCCTGAAGTCGATCCCACCAGGAACTCCCACTCTTGTTCTTCAAAACAGAGTAACGCTCGCCCAACAGAATTATGATGAAATCAACAATTGGGGTTTCAATAATGTAGGCACTCTTTGGGGTGGTGCGGTAAAACCAAATGTTATCACTGTTGCCAGCGTCCAAAGTGTTGCAAAAATTGAAAAACTTTTGCCTAAAATAAAAGTCCTCATCGTCGATGAAATCCACGATATGATGAGTGCTTTACCAAAAGCTGTATATCGTCGCTTGAAGGCTTGTGATATACGAGTTGCAGTCAGTGCTACACCATTCAAATTTGGCGGCACAGACAACGTACAGAAGTTCCACGTTCGAGGATTCTTTGGTCCTATCCTCAAAGTGAAGAGTGCAGCAACCGGCGTATTGACGACTGCCGAGCTTCAAGGGCGAGGCATTCTATCATCCAGCAAGTGTACATTCTATCCTATTTATGAACCGATGATCCCGCACGACATCTATATCGATGCCGTGACCAGAGGAATTGCGGAGTCCTATCATTTCCATAGAATTGTAACCAGACTGGCAAAGTTACAAACCGGACGAACTTTAATTTTGGTAGATCGAGTAGCACATGGAGATGCTTTACATAATTTACTACCAGGAAGTTTATGGGTGCAAGGAAAAGACACCCAAGCCACTCGCAAGGGAGTAATTAAACAACTACAAAAAGATGAACATTGTATTGCTATTGCGACACAACAGATATTCAACACAGGAGTGAATTGTCACATCCACAATCTTATCAACTGCGCAGGAGGTTCTGCCGAACATATGATAATTCAAAGAATGGGTAGAGGACTACGAACCGCTGCTGATAAAGCAGTTTTGAACTATTACGATTTTCTTTTCAAGATCAACGATTATCTTGAAAAACACAGCAATGATCGTATAGCCATATTAAAAAGAGAAGGTCATGAAATTATCGTAAAAGAAATTGATTTCTAGTCAACTCAAGCATACGGGCTACAACAAAATATTGCTCAAGGAAATGCAAAGGCATAGACAAACGAAAAATCAAAAATGAAGGAATTAGACAGTGCAACAAATGCAAAGAAATATTGCCTATGTCAAACTTTGGAAACAAAAAATGTCATTATTGCTTTGATGATCTCAATCCAACTGGAACAGGACTTGATAGAAAAGATAATGACAAAGGATACTTAATCGATAATGTGGTTTCTTGTTGTTGTACTTGCAACAGAATGAGATCGGATAAATTCAGCTACGAAGAAATGCTTGTGCTGTCTGTGACAATTAGAGCAATCAAGGAAAAAAGAGTTTCTAATGGACACTCCTGATTACGAACCAGAATTCTATGAGAAACAGATCAAGATGATGGAGGACAGATACTCCAAATTGTTCAAGAAATGGAATCTCAGTTGGGATGCGTATCACAACCATGTTATCGAAAAACTCAGAAACAAACGATATTGGGTGTGGTGCTACCTGTGCGGCTTCGAGAAGTTTGTACAGGAACAAGGTGATACAAAACGGGGTCGCTGTGATCGCCTTTACAAAGATGCCGACGAACGTATCAGACGTATCGTTGGCGATTACTTCAAAATACAATATTATGTGAAATCATTATGATTGCATTCATTAAAAAAATACCTTCGGTGCTGTTGTTCCTTCTCCTTGCCCTTGTGTACATCACTTGTGGTTACGTGATTGGCTATCACCAAGGATATAAAGCCGGACAAGAAGATTACATCGTTTACATCAACAAGGTATTAGAAAATGCCGATGTGGGTAAAATTGATAACGCACCAGTTGATGTCAAAAAACAACCTTAAACAATAGTAAAAATGTCCCCTTGGAATCCTTGCAAGCCCCGACTGTTTTGAGCGCCTTGAGGGCCTTGGAATCCCTGGAATCCAATCGTCGCCACTCCCAAACTAACAACCTGACCATTGGAAAATAAAGTTCCGATGTCAGATAAGTAGCCAACGGAAAAGTTATAGTCGCCTGCGTTTTTTACAACACTATTTGCCTCGAAAAACACATATTGAACTGCCGATCCCTCAGATGTTATGTACAACAGCGTTCCTATGCCTAAGCGATCAAGAACTCCTTGTTGTCCAACTCCATTTCTATCTGTTCTTGAAATATCCACATTAGTCACCGAAGACTTAGTGGCATGGTTGAATCTAATTTCACCTGAAGCCGCTGCCATTGTTGTGCTAGTGTTAAATGTATATGGAACGACAAATCCAACCATGACGGTGCCTTGGAAGCCTTGTGTTCCCTGACTGCCTTTCGTTGCTTGATTACCCTGAAATCCTTGGTTACCCTGCGGTCCTTGATGTCCTTGACGACCTTGGCTCCCAATAAACCCTTGTAATCCTTGTGATCCCGCTAGACCCTGATTGCCTTGGCTTCCTTGGCTTCCTTGATTACCTTGCCGACCTTGGTTGCCTTGAGAGCCTTGCGACCCTTGAGGACTACTGCCCTGGTTCCCCTGGTTCCCCTGGTTTCCTTGACGACCTTGGTTGCCTTGAGAGCCTGTGGCTCCGATAACGCCTTGGTTGCCTTGAGAGCCTTGCGACCCTTGAGGACTGCTGCCCTGGTTTCCTTGTGAACCTTGATTTCCCTGAGTTCCCTGGTTGCCTTGAAAGCCACGGTTGCCTTGATTTCCCTGAAAACCTTGGTTTCCCTGAGAATCTACTCCTTGGTTTCCTACAAAACCTTGATTGCCTTGGTTGCCCTGATTGCCAATGTTACCCGCACTACCAACTGCTCCCTGCAATCCTGTCGGGCCATTGATCCATTCGAGTTGGGTAGTATCGGAATTCGTCTGCATATAGATATCGCCGCTATCGACACAAGCATAAACATTACCGTTTGCAGTGGCAGTCATACCAATCCAATTTCTCGAAGTTTGGCTTAGTGCAACGAAGTTCCCTGCTCCATTTGTCTGCATATAGATATCGCCAACCCAAACAGCAGCGTAAACATTGCCGTTTGGAGCGGTAGTCATGCCGTCCCAACCTCTAGTAGTCTGGCTTAGCGTAACGAAGCTACCTACTCCACCAGTCTGCATATAAATATCGCCGTTAAAGACACAAGCATAAACATTACCGTTTGAAGCGGTAGTCATGGCATACCAATTTCTAGTAGTCTGGCTTAGTGCAACGAAGTTCCCTGCTCCACCAGTCTGCATAAAAATATCGCCGCCCCAGACACAAGCATAAACATTACCGTTTGGAGCCGTAGTCATGCCGAACCAAGCTCTCGCAGTCTGGCTTAGAGCAACGAAGTTCCCTACTCCGCCAGTCTGCATATAGATATCGCCGTTGTTGACACCAGCATAAACATTGCCGTTTGGAGCGGCAGTCAGAACAGTCCACTGCCTAGTAGTCTGGCTTAGCGTAACGAAGTTGCCTGCTCCACCAGTCTGCATAAAGATATCGTCATTATAGACGCAAGCATAAACATTACCGTTTGGAGCGGTAGTCATGCCATACCACCGCCTAGTAGTCTGGCTTAGTCCATCGAAAACAATGCTTCCGGGATAGCCCATAACTTGGCCAGGACTACCAACTGTGTTTGCAAATTGATATTGACTCTGAACCCCTAAAGTCACTGCTTGGAAATTGCCCATAGAGACAATATTGCCAAATCTAACAGCCACATTAGACGGACTTGGAGAATCAACACTTAGGTCCGGGTCATACCAATACTGCACCTTATATTGATTGATTAAACTGGCTTCGGAATCAAATATAGATACAGATAATGTCATGCGTTGTTGTTATCCAGCAACAATAAAGGAAAGCCGCCCACCCATGCTGCTTGCGCCGCAATTGTTGCTGCTGGGTTGGTCAAAGCACCGGCAGACACGGCGAATTGGGCATATCCACCATCCATGAAGCCATTATCAATGTTAATCGAACCGGGCCATGCTTTGGGCAATACTACTATTTGTCCCGTGGTTGCAGCAAGGCTCGGTCCACAACACAACATGCCTGCTGTTGTGCTTGTTGTGCTGGCCGACACGGCCATAAAATACAATTGGTCCTTGGACAGCGTTAGAGCAAGATCATCGCCAACTTTGCCCCATGTGCTCGCCGTTGTGGTAATCGACATTTGCCCCGTCAATCTTTCCAACGTATCGCCGTTGTAGATCGCAGTTTGGTAAATTCCTGTGACATTACCAACGCCATAGAATCGAATCGTGTTTACTATAATATTTTTTGGCGGTCTAAAATAGCTAATTCGGGCAATGGTGTTTGTTATATTGGTGGGTGTTGCTGCGATAGTGCCAGACATCTGAGCCATGCGCATGCCTTGCTGTGGATCGCTCCTGCCATAAGTCCAATGCAATTGTCCTTGCCAAGAATCGACAACGGATAAACCAGTATCAGATAAGTTGAAACCACTCTCAGCAAAATAGGTTATTGTGCCACTGGGTCCAATAGATATTTCTTTATACAGATTTTTTGAATTTGTCCCGTCATGGTGTAGGATTGTGACCACCACCGATGTCGTGTCGTCATTTGATATAATCAAACTTTTGACATTTCTTGTGCCTGATGATGGGCTGCTAACAACTGTTGTTGTTGTAGCACTTGAAATCGTTGTTGTTTGTCGTCCTGGAACAACCGTAGTATCATAATCCATGTAGCTTGAGTAAACACTCAAGCTAGTGGTGGTTGCCGTAGTGATCCGAATAGTATCAGTAGTTGCTAGGATAATCATGCTGTATCTATATGCCCTTCAAAATTTTGTGAAATACAATCTTATTATGGTCCGCACCATTCGCCTTGGTGTCCTTGGTAGCCCTTATCGCCCTGGAAGCCTTGGTAACCTTGGTAGCCCTGATGACCTTGGTATCCAATAATTGCGACACCTAATCCAATATTGGCCGAGTTTGAAAACAACGAGCCTCCATTTGATAGGTATCCAACAGAAAAGTTATATTCTGTTGCGTTTTTCGTAACACTATTCGCCTGGAAAAAAGCGTGCTGCGTTGCAGTGATTTCAGAAGAAAATCTCATTAAAGTCCCAGACGCCATTCTATCGAGAATAGATTGATGACCAATTCCATTGCGGTCAGTTCTGGATACGTCGATATTAGTGACAGCGGCTACTGTGGAATTATTGAATCGAATTTCACCTGTTGCCGATGACATCGCTGTGTTAGTGTTAAAGGTGTATGGCAAGCCAAAACCCAATCCAGATATACCTTGGTTGCCCTGATTTCCGGTTAACCCTTGATTGCCTTGGAATCCTTGATTGCCTTGTAATCCTTGACTGCCTTGATTCCCCTGGTTGCCTTGTAACCCTTGATTTCCGGTCAACCCTTGGTTTCCTTGATTTCCTTGATTGCCTTGGTTTCCTTGATTTCCTTGATTGCCTTGATTGCCTTGAAAACCCTGTGAACCAGTTACACCAGCCGTGCCTTGATTGCCTTGTGAACCTTGATTTCCTTGGTTTCCTTGATTTCCTTGATTGCCTTGGTTTCCTTGATTTCCTTGATTGCCTTGATTACCCTGAAAGCCAACTGTTCCTGACGCTCCTTGATTTCCCTGAAAGCCTTGATTGCCCTGATTTCCTTGCGTTCCTTGATTTCCCTGATTTCCTTGTAAACCTTGTAAACCTTGATTACCCTGAAAGCCAACTGTTCCTGACGCTCCCTGAAAGCCTTGATTGCCCTGATCTCCTTGCGTTCCTTGATTTTTTCCTTGTAAACCTTGTGCGCCAATGCTGGTATCGACCCAAGCTAATTGACTGACGCCTTGATAACCAATGGCTTGTCCTGCGGTGCCTACAGTTGTAGGAAATTGATACTGGCTCTGTACGCCAATTGATGCTGCTTGAACATTGCCCAAAGAAATCATCGCACCAGTGCGCATCAACATATGCACTTCGGTAGTGGTTAGTTCAAGGCTGTCTTTAGCCATCACTAAGTCACTGAGAGCTTGTATAAAGCCATCAGCGTCTACTGAATCAATCTCTATGTTCTGGGGGTGAGTCGAAACGACGGTGCCATTCTCGTCAACCACCAAGTAGGTTGCTGTTAGCACTGGTTTAGTTATTACAATTGGCATTCTATGATTTCTCCACTCTCTTAAAGCAGCGTCAAGCAGTCGTTTTATATAGTGGAGTTCGGAAAAAATGATGCCAAATTACGATCCTGAACATTTATGGTGGGAACCATACAAGCAGCACCCGAAAAAAAGCAGGATAATCCCGAAAATTATTCATCAGATGTGGATTGGAGAAAATCCACCAATGAATCTTATAAACACCTGGAAAGAGCAAAATCCTGAGTGGCGGCACATATTGTGGACGGACAAAACACTCAAAGAGTGGAAATTTCGTAATCAAGACAAACTTGACCATATGTCCGAACCTAACGGCAAATGTGATATTATGCGATATGAAATACTTTATCGCATGGGTGGTTTTTTCGTGGACGCCGACACAATTTGTATTAGGCCGTTAGAGGAAAAGCTGTTCGAGTACGATTGTGTGTCGGTATATGAAGGCGAAAAACAACGTGGTGGCTTGATCGCTTGCGGTTTCATGGCTTGTCAGCCTCGATGCGAACTAATGAAACTCTGCATTGAAGGAATCGAAAAAGTCGCAAGTCCGGCGTGGTGGCATGTGGGTCCAGCTTATTTCACCCACATTGTAAAAATCCACAAATATCCAATCAGAATCTATCCATCTCATTATTTCATACCAAAACACTACGCTGGTCCAATGTACAAAGGCCCTGGACCTGTTTTTTGCGATCACCTTTGGGGAGTAACCTATGAAGGAGGATATGAGCGATTTGTTGGTCTTATGCCAAAGAATCGGACAATCCAAGTTCAGCAGCCAAAAGTTCAGCAGCGTCAGCCAAGGCTTCAAATGGCTGGTATTTGCCGTCGTATGGGTATTTTATGTCAATCCCGATACATGATACAGGATCATACATCAAATCAATCTCTTGAGCATGATGGTCAACCGTGTAGCCGAGTGCCAAACTCTGCAACTCAGGTAATGAAGGTGCGATCCCCTTCTTAGCACGATCAAAGAACATTTTCCAATGCGACCAATCTGGTCGTAGCCCTCTATTTGCTGGATTGGCTAATTTTGCTGTCCATCCAACGAGGGCTTTTTTCATGAATTGGTCTGCTGACCGAATGGGAAAATGAGCCAGATGCAGATGTGGTGAAATCACCATTCGCAATACGCCGTCTCCCAAATAAACCTCGTGACACCCCTCTCGCATATGTGTATTCATGTCCAATATTGGACCTGGAATCATTGTTTTGTGCTGATTAGGATTGATGTGTTTATTGCGATAGCAGATGTCCCTCAAAATATGAAAATTATCCTCTTTGGTCGGAGCATAGTTCCACCACAATGCCGAAAGAGTGCATGGATAGTTTTTTGGCAAATCATGAGCAGCCTGTCGAATGTCTCCCACAACGAACTCATCAGCGTCTATTGCCATCAACACAGAAGGCTTGTGTTTCTCTCGAACCTCTTTAAGAAGACTTGTCATGGCCTCGCCCTGAGCGTGGTAAAAAGAAGTTGACTGAGTCACCGTCAGTGGCAGTCCCTCTTTAACCAAGGCGGCAAGGATGTCTGAAGTGCCGTCTTTGCTTAGATGGTCGATGATAAACACATGATCGAAAATTATAGCATGATACCTGACAAACAATTCAATGATGTCAGCTTCGTTGCGAACAATACTTATAACAGCACTTTTCATGGTAGCTTAATGCCCTTCTTTTTCAACAATGATTGTTGAATGAAATGACCCCAATGCTGGGACATAAACTTATCATGCCACGGCAATATTTCTTTGCTAATTCCCCGTGACATATTAAAAAGAATCTCTGGATTATCTTTTAAGAAAAGAATCTTCTCTGCACAGGCTTCGGCATTGCGATCAATGATGAATAAATTTTTGAAGTAATCGCAATAACCAACCTTAGTCATAATAGGAACACACCCACATGCGGCAGCTTCGTGTAGAGTGCATGGACCACCTTCAGAAATAGACAAGCAAACGAACACCTGACATTCATTGTACAATGAATTCATTTCTTCTGGAGTCCGCTTGTTGTTGAATGAATCGGTAAGAATCTCAACAAATTCAATGTCGGTTCGATGGGCGAGTAATTCTTTAACCCGTTGCCAGATCGGATAACCCTTGTGATCCAATCGAACAATGCTCGACGAAAAGAAAACCTTGAACTTTCTTTTCTGAATTGGCATGTCAGGACCAAATACATGCAAATCTACACCATCAAATGTTGTGTAGATATTGCTGAATCCTGCTTTGGAAAAATTTTCGTATGCCCAAGGATTGTTGACAGACAAGGCATTGAATACAGCATATCTTCTCAGATCGTTTTGAATCAACTCCAAAGGAGTAACCTCGTTCTGAGTCAGAATAAACTGCGTGCCTTTTTTGTTTTGGTCGGCAACAAAAGCAAACCAACGATCATAACCAGGGACGTTATAGCCGTGAAGATGCCAAATCACATCGTACTTTTTTTGTCTCATCATATCTTCCCAATAACCAAATTCAGGGGCGAGATCACAACGAGCGTAGCCGATGTCTATTTCAAATTGTGGCAGATACTTTCTGTATTGATGTCCTTTAATGTCGAAGCTCCAGTTGGGAACATCAGCAACATAAAGCACTTTTGGCTTAATGGAATATTCAAATAAATGAGGCGGATTTAGATTGAATAAAGTGGTTTCTTGACTCATTAGGTTCAAAGCCCTTTTTCTTTGGCGCAGAAGCCAGTGCTGGCGGTAATTCAAACGGATATTCTACATCCGGCATGTGATTGTACCCCTTCATGTCTTTCAAGAAGGAATCAACTTGCTGGTCTGTGTAACCGAGTAGTTCTCCAATTCTTTTGTGAATTGGTTTACAATTCATACCGCCATAGCCTCGTTTACAAAACACATCGCACCTACCATGCAGCATTTGATTGACACGGCCTATGATTTCTGGAGCGACATTGCCGTGATCGGCAGAAGTGAGGAAATCCAAATAATATTGACATTGATAGACCTTCCACAATTCTTCGGCGGCTGCACGTCCTCCAACTATGATATTTGTTCTTGAATATCCTGGCAAATTCATGTGAATAATATGAAAATCAGGCCGCACTTTAATGCCATGCGTCAATAATTCTGCCTGAATGCGACCAAGGTTGCCAAAATCCTTCTTGATCGCATCAGCGACAACGGATGAGGCGGGACTTTCGGGATGATAGTCATAACGCACAATAGCGGCTGGTTTAAGCCCCAATATGGCAGCGATTAGATGATCGCCAGAATGCGGCCCAGGCTTGTAGGTTGCCTGAGTATGGTAAATGCGTGCCTGAGCCTCTGGAGAAAGTTCCAGGGCTTCTGCAAAGGTTACGACATGACCCTGATCGAGTCTGAAGACCTCGCTGACAACCAACCATTTAGAAAAATCTTAATCCCATGCGGTATTTAAGCCGCATGGGATTAAGATTTATATAACTTCAAGCACGGTTTCGATTTGAGCAAATTCTTCAATTTTGAACGCTGGAATGGAGATGAGAGCCGTCAATCCACCATCATACTTGAGTTCGCCACCCAATTCATTCAATTTTTGAATATCTTCAGGCGAAAGAGAAGTCGTCAAAAACAGCTTGAAATGAGTCGGCTCCAAGCTATTAGGGTCAAAAGTCGCCTTTATTTTGCTCATGACTCATCCTTTGGCATCCCGGCATTACGGGCATAAATAGTTGCCAATTGCTCAACGGTGACGTTGTAGTGATACCGAAACAACATCTTCTTGATGCTTTCCAAAGGAACCTTGTGGGACAATTGATTCTTCTCCCACAGGGACTTGCACATCTTTTCCAAATGTTTCCGGTTCTTTTCCTTATCGTCCAAATATGGAGCAATATCGTTGACCCACCAAGGCGAAGTTGCCTCTTCGATCTGAACTCGATATTGATACTGAAATGCCATCTCAAAGTATGGCATCAACTCCCGGACCATCGTGTTGGTGTTGTCCACAATCGCCAAAGGAAGCTGCCGCTGCATTCGCATACGAATATTCTTATGGCACTGCTTGTGAGCCATGCCCAGCTTTTCGATGGACCAGTTGGCGACATACTCTTCAGGGGTATTGCCAAAGAAGTGGTCGGCAGAGTGAATCACAGAAGGATCATCACCAGCCAATTCCATCGCACGATAGCTCTTGCCTGATGAGGGAACCCCTCGCATCAAGATCAATACCTTATCGTTGTTCGGATCGAACATCCACTGGAATGCGCTGTTCATTTTCTGCTTTCTTTATCGCCTCGTTAAAAGCCCCGCCTGCGATACCAGCACAAGCTATTGCCGCAATTATCAGGAATGTAACAAAATCCTCTTCACGATACTTTATCGCAAGAATTACAAAAAGCAATACGCCCAGGGTGCAAACTAGCGACCCACGGATTCATCCTTGACGGAAGACAAAACAATATCCGCTGCTTGCCCTGTAGCGAACGATCCATCTTCGTGTCGAATTTCAAACGGAGAATTACATTCAATGGTCCAGCCGTTTGATTCCAATATTTTTTCATCTTGCGTTTTCATCGGAAAAACTCCGTGTGATCCACGAATTTGAAGCCGCAACGGGCGGCAAAGGTCTTGTCGGTCGTCATGTCACCGACGTAAGTGCATTTACGAGGATCGAGCTTGTATTTGTAGATCAACTCCACGCCCATTCCAGGACCGGGCTTCCGACAATAACAAGTAATCGGAGGAACCTTGTGAGGACAATACAAGATTTCCTTGAATTCCACGCCCAACTGCTTTGTGGTTTCTGCAAAACAGGCTTCGGCATCTGCCGCTGTGAGTTTTCCTTTGGCGATGCCTGACTGATTGCTGGCCCCCAGGATTAAGACTCCCTGAAGACCTACGATTCGTTTGAGTCGAACAGACCGCTGTTTAATGGCTCGAACTTGATCCGGCGAAACCGGATATTTCTCTTCACCAACATGGGTTCGGAGTGTGCCATCAAAATCAAAAATGGCAGCTTCATTGACCCAATCAGCGGGATAAATCCGCACGAACTTTTCAGATTTTACCGAAGCGAATCCCTCTGCAACCGTGGGCTTTTCAAAGTCTTTGCGATATTTGTAGAGAACGGCGACAGGGAAAAGATTCGGGTCGTCTTTGTACGGAGCCAACTTGTGGTCGTCGGGATGAAGAATCTTTCCGCAGCGTTCCATCATGCGACAACAAGCGTTGAATTGAGCGTCTTCAAGCGACGTATCCATCAGCACAAAATGGACATCAACTCCAACGTCTTTTGCGGCTTTGAGAACTTCGGCCCGGCTCGTTTTGGTCGCATATAGATTGTCCATGACGACATTCTTGCCTGCCCGAAGTGCGGCCAGCATGGGCGAAATGAGGTCATTCACCTTGCCGCCCAAAGTATCCCGATTCAATCGGGTGTATCCCTGGTCAACAAAACGCTTTGTGACCGTTGTTTTCCCACCCGCAGGCATTCCGCCAACCAAAACGACTTCTGCCATGAGTTGCTCCTTTTGAAGTTGTAAAGACCAGAAACTATACCACAGAAGACTTCTTGTGTAAAGCAACAACAAAAAGGCTTCAAAGTATCTCTTTTACAGCGACAGAATATGAGGAAAAGACCAAAAAGGCTTCAAAGTATCTCTTTTACAGCGACAGAATATGAGGAAAAGACCAATATGACCCCAAAAGTAAGCATCGTAGTTCCCGTATGGAACGAAGAAAAATACCTAGAAAAATCCTTAGACACAATACGCTGCCAGACCTTTGAAGATTTCGAGGTCATTATCGTTGATGACTGTTCCACTGATCGAACCCCTAAAATCATCAAATATTTTGAAACACTCGATCCTCGCTTCAGAAGCATAAGGCTGTCAAAGAACTCCGGAACTGGCACGGCTTTGAATGCGGGATTCAAAGAAGCAGTTGGAAAATATCAAACATGGTTAAGTGGTGACAGTTGGGTCATGGATGATGCTATTGAAAAACTTACGACGGCTTTGGATAAAACGGGACCAGAAATTGTTCTGGTGTACGCTGATTGGCTGCAAGTTGACGATGTGTTTGGCGTTGTAGAAGAACGTAAAAACCCAGAATACAACAAAAAAGCACTGCAAGACTTTTGCTACCTGGGACCAAGTTGGCTTTGGCGGAAAGAAGCCAAGGACAAGGCAGGCGAATATTGTGCAGAAATCTGTGAGGACTATTACATGCACTTGCTTTTGTCTGAGCAGGGCGATTTTCAACACGTCCCGAAGACATTAGGGATTTGGCGAAATCACGCAGAAAACTTAACCAATAAAGTTAACAATCCAGAGGGATGGACTCAATCGGTCGTGGCACGAGCGATGGCTCGCTGGACATTCTGCAAATACAGAGCGGCGTACATCTCCCAAACTTATACTTCAGAAGGATGGAAGTTCGTCGATATGATGAACAAAATTACTGACGACTTTTCTTATAGGCACATTACCTATGAACAAAGGCATGACTTCACCATCGGTGAACATGATGAAAAGATAGAAGAAATCCTCAAGGAATGTGATGTGGTGATTCTCTGGGGTGTAATGCCAGATTGCCTAAAAGATAAAATACATTGTCCAATTGTCGGTGACAAATGGACCAATGACCAAAACTTAGTTCCAGAATACGAACAACGATATAAGGATGCAATCAATGGAACCATACGCAAGCAACAAAGCAAGCCTACACTTAAACCAACTGGTTCAACTGCGTGACAGCAAGCAACCCTATCCTATTCACGTTCAATTGATTGTTTCTGATTACTGTAATCAGGATTGCAGCTTTTGCGCATACCGAACAAGTGGGTATAGCAGTAATGAACTATTCAAAATCATCGACGACAATGGTGGCGTAAACAATAATCCCCGTCGTATGATTCCTTGGGAGAAATTACAAGAGGTAGTGGAAGACTGCCACAAGATGGGTGTGAGAGCCATTCAAATTACAGGTGGCGGTGAACCGACGCTGCACCCAAACTTCAATGAACTGTGCGAGATGATTCTCTCAAAAAACATTGACTTGGCTCTTGTCAGCAATGGATTGCTGTTAAACAAAAAACGTGCTGAAATCATTGCCAGAGCAACATGGGCCAGGATTTCAATTGATGCGGGAACTCCAGAAACTTATTCAGGAATCAGAAATGTTCCCAAGCAAGAGTTGGGAATTGTAGAAAAAAACATTCGTTATCTCACTTCAATCCCTGATCGTAAAGCCACGGTCGGCATCGGCTTTGTTGTGACAAAAGAAAACTACAAAGAGATAGCAATTGGTTGCAGACAATTCAAAGAATGGGGTGCAGATAACGTAAGATTATCGGCTGTATTCCAGAATGATGAAGAAAGGTTCTATGATGGAATCCATGATGAAATCATGGAACAAATTGAAACCATTTCTTATTTGAACGATAAGAAGTTCAGAATATTCAACAACTACAACTCTCGATACGCAGACCTAGAACAAGGCAAACCGGATTACGAGAAATGCGGTTACATGAACTTCACAACTTACATTGGTGGCGACCAACACGTCTACACCTGCTGTGTGAATGCTTATAACCAAAAAGGTCAAATCGGCAGCATCAAAGAAATGAGTTTCAAAGACCTCTGGGACAGCAAACACAAACAAGAATTCTTTGGCGAATTTGATGCTCGCAACTGCACTCGTTGCATGTTCAACGACAAAAACAGAGCAATCAATCAGTTGCTTGTTGAGCCTCAATCACACGATAATTTCGTTTAGCATTAGACTGCCCGTGGTACAAGTGGATGACATCTACATCTATTTGTACCATGTGAGCGGCTGATTGGTCTAAACCTCTTCGATAAGCCAAAACATAAGGCTTATCGAAACAATCAAAATTATCACGAAAGACAAAAATTTGCTTGTCTTTTTTTACATAATTCAATGAACCAAAGTTATCGTTCAATTCTTTTAACAAAACTCCGTCAATGTCGTCAACAACATGAGTCGTTGCAACCGCAGTGGGATCGTATTGAACTGACTTTATCAAGCGGTCCAAAATATCACGTTGAGGCATGAATATATCTGCTCCGATAACCACAATGGTTTGTCCTACTGCTTGATTAAGCCCTTTTTCCAACGCCTGATTTGCTCCCTGGTGTATGAGCTTGCGAGCTAAAATGCCGTTGTTTCTCTGACCAGAGAATAGATGCCTAATATTCAGTCGCTTGTTATACAAACTACAAATGTTTTGTGTTTCGTCATATTCAAATCCATCGTTGATTACAATAACTTCAAAATCAAAATCAGTTTGTTGATTAGCCAAAGAAAACAAATTCCATCTTAGTTGTTCAGTACGCTTAAAAGATGGAATTAAAACTGATACTGGTTTAGATTCTCTTTTAACATCAATATACTTCATGATGGTGTTGGACAACGTGCTGTTGCCGTAAGCCACGTTGTTTGGCGTGATTCTTTGATTGAATTGTTGAGCAATCAGATCGCCTGCGTACCAGTGGATACCAATCGTGTCTTGCTCCAGAGGAACATTATTGATGAAAATATCTTTGGTGCGACTCCAATCCAAAGCATACACAGTGTCTTTCGAGATCAACCCCACGTTGATTGGGAACTTCATGAGATTCATCTCAGGAAGAAAAAACAGATCAGCCCCAATGGATTGATATTTCTTGAGATTCAATCGTTGTTTCGCTAATACTTCTAGTTTGGCATAAACAGGGTTGCCAGCACAGCTAAACAAGAATCCAATAGGGACCAGACCATCTTCAAAGATGCAGATACCTGTGTCTACATTGCCATTCTCTCTCTTGTTGATAGAAACAGAATTCATGGGACGAAAATACAAAATATCAAAATCAGACCATACGCCGCCTTCTGTGGAAAGCAACAAATAGCGAAGATAGTCAGATTTGTATGTTTCAGGAATGTTGTTCTTGAAACCGTATTTTTCAAAGTCGTGACCTACAAACTCCACATAATATTCTTCTAGTTTTTCTATGTAAGCGTATTCGCCAGCAGTAGCTAAACCCTTTTCAGAATGCGGCAAATCTCCCCAGGTAATATCGCCATCATAAGGAAAAAGCGGACGGTGAATTTTTATTTTCCAATCAGGGTTGTGCTGCCTGAATGAAACAACAGTAAGGTATCTCAGGTAAGAAAGATTCTGACCGCCCCAATAAAGATGCAACACCTTGGGTATCTTGGTTAGATGCCATTGAGGCAAATGAGTCACTGAATAATCAATTCCTAAATTCAAAGCCTTAACAATAATCTTGCACAACGTATTGTCGAATATGAATACATTTTCAACAGTGATGCGTGAGTCAAAATCTTGAGAAATAGGAGTTCCAGCAAACCAATGAATGCCTACGGCATCATCTGGATATGACACTTCACTAATGAATACATCTGAAAGACGCTTCCACTCAAAATAGTAAATTGAATTCTTATCAATCTTACACAACTTAATGGGCAATTGATCGATTTGCATGTCTGGCAATGCGAATAAATCAGCACCAATAGACTGATAACTTGTAAGGTCAAGTTTCTCTTTAGCTAGAGCCTCTAGCTTGATGTACATAGGATTGTTTGCACTGCTGAACAGAAACGATATGTGAGGCAACCCATCTTCGATGTACAATCCTGTATCTGCTTCGCTGTTTTCTGCGTTGTTAAATGCAGTCATAGTCATTGGGCGAAAATACAAAATATCAAAATCAGACCACACACCACCTTCTGTGGAAAGTAGTCTGTATCGCAGGTAGTCAGCTTTGAATGTTTCAGGGATATCGCTGCGAAACCCGTACGATTCAAAGTCATGTTCTACAAATTCTACATCGTAGTTTTTCAATTCATCCTGGTATCGCCCAGCCATTTTGAAGCTGCGAGAATATTCCGGGGAGTCCCAAGTCGGCTTGCCTTTGTAGGCATTCTTAGGGATATGCACTTTAATTTGCCAATCAGGGTTGTATTGGCGAAAAGAGACGGCGGTGAGATGTCTTAAAAAAGACATATTCTCACCGCCCCAATAAAGGTGCAATACCTTTGGGACTTTATGAAGATGCCACAAGCCGATGGGTCGTTGAGAAAACAACATTACTCTTCGTACACTACCTTCCCGAACCAAATGCCTTCTCCATTACGGACATAGCTGAGAGAGCAGTTTTTTACAAAGTTAATTGTATCTGCGCCGCCGTTTAATCCAACAGCAAATTCGTACATCGTATTAACTGGCGTGCCATGTGAGATAACCACGAGCTTTTCGTGTTTCAAACTGTCATGGAATGCCTTCATTCGAGCAACAAATTGCTTGTCAGATTCTTGAGTGAAGAACAAGTCGTCGCTGTGATTCCAAATAAATTCTGGAAATTTCTCTTGGTGATTTTTGACTTCCGCCGCCTGATATTTCATCATGATTTCCCGTGGTCCGGGATTCACAGTGAACTCTAAACCAGTTTCTTCTCGTATTATCCGAGAAGTTTGCAAACATCGCATGTATGGCGACGTAATGCCAACAAAGTTGTTGATGTGACCAAATTGTTCCTTGAGGAATTTACCTGTCGTGCGAGCTTGTTCAATGCCTTTAGGAGTAAGCTCGCTATCCAGATGATCCGTCAAATAAGCGTTGTATTGGCTTTCCCCGTGACGAACTAAAATCAATTCTTTCATTCCAACCTCAAAGTTAAGCATTTACAGGCACCACCCGCTTTGATGAATTCGCTCATATCAGTATCGAATACCTCAAAACCCGCACTCACCAAAAGAGCTTTTGTCGCCTCGCATCCGGCTGGAATGACAACTAGATTGCCAATAGCAACAGCATTGCAGGCGAACTTGCGAGCATCCTCTTCTGGTACTCTGAGTAATTCTAGTCCGGCTTCCAGTGAAGAAACCGTATCTTTGTCAAAAGCTCCAGTCCAAATCAAAGCATAATCATCTTTGAGAGGACAAAAACAGGTATCCAAGTGGTAAAAATATGGATCAATCAATTTTAGATATTGAGCGTTTTCTGTCCTGAAAATTCCCCAATGTGAATTGGTGTCATAATCGCTACGAAATCCATAGCCTAAATAAAGTTTTTTTTCAAAATCACTAGATTCTTCTTTGAATAAAGCATCGCCAGCACCCTCGAAATTAAACTCAGACGAAAATTGCATAGTCTCAAAGCCGTTGGCCTCGAACCACATTTGATAATGTTTCTTTTCTGCCTGTCGTTCGGGATGTTTGAAATTAGAGAGCATGACTAGATTTTGATCTCGAAACACAAGTCCCGCATTTGCGGTAAATACCATGTCTGGAAGTCCAGGTTGTCCTGGCATGGTCATGATAGTAGCACCTAATTGATTTAATATATCAATTAGGTCGTGCCATTGGCGAATAGCCAATTCTCGATCCGCTTGATTTTGGATACTCATCCAAGGATTGATTTCATATTCAATTCCATAATACGTTGGGTCGCAAACAAGTATTTTGTTCATCCATTGGTGCCTAAAGTTGGTGATGAAGACATGATACGGATGAGATCGCCAAGCGTACCCATCCGGCTTCTAATTTGTCCAACAACTTGATCTTGGACTTGTTGCCGCAATCCTTTGAACTCGCCGAGTCCATTAAGAATATTGATTAACTGCTCTGGTTCCCATGTGTCAATTCCTTGGGATAGACCGTGGGTTCGATCAAGGTTCAGTTTGCCAAGAAGGATATTCTTGTAAAAGTCATAACCTTTATCTTCCATTTCGGCAAGCCAAACCTTGAACATTATTTACCACCTATATTTATTCTAAAGGAGTTGAGTCTATTCCATATATAAAGTCATGAACCGATTACTTTTCAAACAATGGATGTTATCCGAAATGGCCGATTTCGGATTTGACCAGGACCAACAAGGCCAGCCAAAAGGCGGCACGGAGGAAATGGAAGGAGACAGTCCGTTCAAAAATTTAGACGGTAGCAAAATCATTACAGAACTGGCTAGTTTTCCAGCTTTAGGCCCAAATCAACCGCTTCGACGCTGGAACGATGTGGTCGAGTGGGGGAGTGGCCCAGGGGCAATTCAAGTTGGCGTGACTCCATTGGGATCAATGAGAGTCGTAATTCGCAGAATGACCAAAGACCTTTGCGGAGAGAATACCTGGATATGCACCAAGGTCATTCCTCTGAGTGACAATGCCGCCGAGAGCAAAGAAACATCTATAGCTCATGATGTGTACGACATGATAACGGAATCATCCAATGAAATGATTCCTGGTCCCGCTAAAGAGTTCGACGAACTAGAACGATTGTCTTGGAAGCTGTGGGCGGCAACAAAGCGAGATCATCCTTCATATTGCATGTTCCCTATCGGGATGCGTCAGCAAAATGAGAACTACTACAAGCTCGTGTTCGAGTTTCGTGGACACGGAGTTCAAAAAATCGGTAGTGGTGCCCGTGCCGAACAATTCAATATCGACATGGTATGGGAACCAAAACGTGGTTTGATTCGTTGCTTGGGATATGATATTGATTCAAGTCTAGGACAACACTCCTGGAAAGTTCAGCCATCTGAATTCAACGAATATTTTTCGCCCCAACAAAAACATGAAACTATCATTGCCAGCATAGTTCAGACTTTCTTGCAGTATTGACCAACCTATAATAAAACGATAGTTGATCTAATCATTTACTTTACAGAGGATATTATGGACGCAAAAAAAGTCTTGGTTGCTGTGTTACTTCTCGTTGGAGCCGGTGCCTTGTATGTCAAATTCGGCAAACACATTGTTGCGCCAGTCAAACCACCAGTAGAGATGAATGATCCCATCATTACTCCACCAGTTGCGCCGCCTGTAGTGCCAGACGTGGCGAAGCCACCTATTATACCTGAAATACCTGAAATATCTGAAATACTGGCCAGCTTCAGCAATTATCAAGAAGCCATAGCAGCAGCAAAAAAGCACAACCGACCATTGTTCTTGTATTTTGGTGCCGAGTGGTGTGGCTGGTGCAAGAAGATGAAAGAAACACTTTCCAGTCCAGAAGTCAAAGACAAGCTAGGCAAGGAATATGTCACTTGCCTCATTGACACCGACAAAGATCGTGCAACCGCCAGAAAATACAAAGTCTCAGGCATCCCGGCCTATATGGTCGTAGATGGCTCTGAGACTGTTGTGATTCGAGATTCTGGGTTTAAGAGCAAAGACGACATGCTGGTTTGGTTGCGACCAAAGAATGTATCTTTGCTTGAGCTTAAAGACTAAGCTGCTTTATTTTCTTGTAGTTTTTCGTACAACACTTCCTCGGTGGCCTCTAAAAGATCATCGAGACGATTTCGTGTATAGAACTTGCCTTTAATGCCACGAGTGTTGTAGACCTTATATCCAAGTTCAGTCAATGTGCCGAACACCTTCTCATGGGAGGGGTCCGGCATTTTTTCATTCAACCCCAAGGCGATTGCCAAGGGACAAAACTTGCCGTCTTCGTAGTTGTAAGTATCCAGGACCATTGGATCGGGATGCAGAAACACTCGCAGCAATTCCTCTACGTTCAATTGACGCAGGCCATTCTTGAGTCCAGTCTTGCGAGCATCTTCACACATTTCATTTCCTTACTGGAGATAACTAAGGTCAATTTCAGGAGTGGGCTTTGGCTTGATTAAAATCCATTTATCATGCAATTCAAAAAAATAACCTTGACCAACACATGGATCAAAAAAAGGTTCTTTTTCCCCATTTCTGTTTCTAGGTCGGCATATTATTATCCTAGATTTCAAAACAATCGCACGCTTGATGATAAAGGCTCTTTTGAAATCACCACCAATCATCATATGATGAGTAACCATTTCCCTAGTGGCAGAGCCTCTTTTGCGATATGGGAAGTGGGCCGTTGAATAAGGAAAAGGGAACGCTTTTTCAAGCCATCCCATTTTTTGGTTTGGATGATCTTCAAACCAAACGGTTCCCCAATCTTCCTTGACTTCTACTTCAACGATTATCCTTTTTCCATCTTTCCACGCTTCTAAATCAAATATGTTAACAAACCCATTTAGCCATTCTTTGTTTTCTTTAATGTTAGTATAACCCATTCGCTCCAACAATTGAATGGCAGCTAGTTTACCGGGTCTATCATATTTATCGTTTACTATTTGTTCAAACGGCTTGTCGTTAGCTTGTGTCATTCGATCACCCCATCAAAATGGATTTTGCAGAAAGCAGTCTTGGAGTAGTGCAATATGTTCTTGGAGTATTTGTAACTCCAAAAGCCGCCAATGTTTCTTGATGTTCATCCCAAGGTGTTTTGCCGTTTGAAAAAACACTAGAAATAGAAACACACGGTCTGGTGTGTTCAACGCTCAGTGAGTTGATGACGCCCACATTGGACTTCTTGCTATTACTAACGATCATTGGCCAAACGAAATCTAAGCCCCATGCAGAATAAGACAAAGAAAATGTCCATAGACATGACATCATTGCTTTACGAGAAAATATTGGACACATTGGCTCAATCAAATTCATGTGTCTAATCAATATGTTTCTATTTTCAATCGGAGCTAAAGACGGATGGTTGAGATGGCCGGTAATGGAAGGTTGACATAAATCCAAATCATATAACTTGGCCATAGCAAACAACTTGTTGATGTCTTCCACTCTGATCTTCAAGTCGGGATCAGGACACATCACATAGTTATATTTGCCAATAACTTTGAATTGTTCGCTGTAGAGCTTCACCAATGTGCGAAACTTATGTTCTTTGATTTGAAAGTAAAACTCTGGATTCCTATCTTGGAAGAATCCAGAGTCGCCCCAATTGTTCACCAGGATGTCGTAATTTCTGCCCTCGCCGAACCAAAGATCGGCGAGGTCACAATTGGTTCTGCTAAGAGGCAAGTAGACCAAACAATTATTCAAAGTCAGCCTCTTGAATTTGAATAATGATTTCCATGACATCATTCATCTCATCAGGGGTCATCTCAATTCCACTCTCGGCGGCATGAAGTCTTAAATCAAACTTTTCCTTATTTGACATAAGACCAACGGGCTTGCGATTGAGATTTCTCTTCAAACTGCGTAGTCTTTTAAGAATGCCGAGAGCCTGCTTGGGCGTATATTCTTTGCCCAATTCAGCCAACCTATTGCGAAGTTCATTCTCGTTCATTGGACTTCCTCGAACTCGTGTGGGAACATATCTCTAAATGTACGGACAACTAAGTCCGTAATGCACGGTTTATAGAGATCAGGATCGAAATTCATTCTTTTATAATCTTCCGGCTTCAGAATTGCCGCAATATGCGGCGACATCGCAATATAGTACGGACTGATTTTGCCGAAATTAACCCAGCGAAAGATGTTGTTGTTGATGTAGGACTCCCGGTACTTTTCAAGACTTGGACTGGCACCAAAAGTTTTGGCAAAGAACTCTTTGGTTCGCTCAAGTCCTTCGATGGCTTTGATAACGCCGGGACCAATAGGCTGGGATATTTCGGACGGTTTCGCAGAGATGGCATCATATTTTCTTTTCCATAGTTTCCACCGCTTCCAGGCTTTTTCTCCCACCAAACAATTGGTATCGATGAGAGGATGACCTTTGCCGGTATTGATGTGTCGGAGAACATCAAGCTGCGCCCGGACATAAAAGGGATATTCTTTTTCTTCGAGTACGCCCTGTGTTTCACGAGCCAGCTTGTAGCAGACTTTGAATATCAGGGACTTCCGAGGATCGCCCTGCTTCATGGTCGTATGCTGATATTCAGGGAATACTTTACGACTTCTATCGAGCCAGAGCAAGCACAATTTATATGCTTTCGCCTCAAGTTCATCCATTTCGTAGTCAACAATTGCATCGAGACGCATATCTTTGATCTCCGGGAGTTCTTCTTTTTTGTTTTCAGTCATTTTACCTCACATCTAAATGGTAGCCAAGCCCAATATATAAATCCATGAACTTCAGAGAATGGCTCTCACAATAGCAGAATAATCAGTTTGATCCTGACCTTCTGTGCCATTCCAAGTTTCATTGATTTTTCTATCACCCTTTGCATTCTGCGACACATTTTTGTCGATCCAATATTTGCTCTCAACTGCCGAGAGATGCTTAATATTCATGCCCATTTGCGGAGCAAAATCAGCAGGCAACTCTGGCGTGAAACAAATCGTAGACCACAATGAAGGAGGAATTGCCAATACGACAATATCAGCTTCGTGGATCGAACCATGAGCATCAACAACAACGACGGATGGCTCGGTGATGATGTGAACTACGGGGCAATTCAAGATCAATCGAGTGCCTAATTTTTGAGCAAACTTCAAAGCGAATTGCTGATTGCCGCCCTTTGTGCGATAGCTCTCTGTATCGGCCCAAAATTTATCGAAACCACCGCCTCTGACGAGTACGATATTGCCCAACAAACTTTGTTTATCGGTAGAGACGCCGTTGTCACTTGACACTTGAATATCAAACAAATATTTGGCAATAGACGAAGCATCTTGAGTGTGAATCCACTCTCGCATGGATATATTGTCCAAATATTCAGCTTGTGGCGACAGCCAAGGTTGATTTACGTCTATGTTTTCAGCCAATACCGATAATGCAATTTGCATTTTGAATATTTCTGATTTGATATTTTCGTATTCACCTTGCGTCAACTTTTGATTTTGCAAAATGATCGGCGTTTCCGCTTCACTATCTTCGGCAAGGAGAAACTCCAAACCAAATTCACGAGCGTATTCGATCAAGCAATGGTGATGAGAGCCAATAAGCTCTCCACCGAATTCGACGTTCATGCCAGAGATGAAATCGTCTCGACTGTATACTCGGCCACCAACTCGATTACGAGCTTCCAAGATTTCGACAGTGTGACCAGCGGTCATAAGCTCGTATGCACAAGCAAGACCGGAGAATCCTTCCATAGTAAAAAAATAACACTACCGTATTTATGCGCAACAACCAAACTATAACAAAAAACAACGATGCGAATGAATGGAAGCGGTAAAAATACACGAAATCAGGCTTGATCTGCATGAGCTTCAGGTCTAGGATATTCACGTTCGGTGAAATAAGCGTGTCCAAATAACCGAACATAAAACCTAAAAAGGCATACAGGTAATCGCTGTCGAGGGTAAAACTTCTTCAGATTTCGGAAAGCCTTAGACACTACAGCCCCAATACCCCAGATTGGTTCGAGGGCCTGATTTACTGGATAGGGTTTCTTCCTCAACAGAGGTCTTAGGTGGCAATGGGCCGACGTGTAGCGGCTAATCGGAGAGCAATCTCCGAGGATTGAAAAGAGCTAGGATTCAACACCCACCAACGGCGTGCCTCGTCGCTCAGATAAATCGAGGCTGGGATAAATCACAAAGAAACCGATATAATCCGCTGAACCTATATTACGCCTACCCGGAAGGGTGAGTGTAAATCAGAAAGAGCTTAGAGCTAACTTATTGTTGGGATTACAGCCGACTTTTCGGCTATTGTATAAGTGACTAATTTCAGTTACTTCTACAATAGATAATCCCAATAATAAGAAGGCTCTTTTTGTATTATAAACTAATTTACAAGAAGCGCTTGTTGTACAACAAACAAAGAGGCAACGTGACAGAACAGTCTTGCAATCAAAGGGTTTGCGTCTTATACTTAAAATGAAATGTGCCTCCCGTTGGCACGCACGCACGCACTAAACCGCATGATTGAGGCACATGGATCACTCTCAACTGGCAAAGGCTCTATCAGATTCGATGGGGCCAAATGTGTATATCTGTTGTAAGCCGGAAGTTCTTGACTTCACGGATCGGGTAGTTGTTCCTGAACTGCAAATATTCAGCCAGAGTGGGCTAGTCACGATTATGCTCACGGATGAAATATTGCCGATGCTTTTGCCTATGCTTCGATTGAGCGTATTTGGCAAGGGCAACAAGATTGTCACTTGGAATTGGAAGAACTTTGTAAGTTTCGTTCTGGCCAAGACTGGCAAGTCGTATTCCATTGATGGGGCTATTATCGACTTGAAGATAATCGAAACTTATTGTGGGCGCAAGTTCAAAGCTCCCAAAACACTGATCGAGGCCATGAACAGGTTGAAAGATTTAATCACCACAGGTATGTGGAAAGAGGTTGAGTCTGTATATCGCAAGGTTCATATTCCCCTCATCACCACGGTTATCCCGCATCTTGAAACCACAGGTATTCTCAACACTCAGTTGGGCAATAAGGTTTATGCCTATTACGAGATCAATGGCCAGGAGAATGGCCGTCTGAAGTGTTCTGGCGAGTATCAGCAGGGCTATGTGCCGCACGCCATGAAGCCAGAAACGAGGCAAATTCTAAAGCCTCGCACAGCCGATGAGTTGTTCATGGTCTTTGACTACAAGGGCATGGAAGTCTTCATGTTGGCTTGGATGAGCCAAGACCCGCTCTTGATGGAGCTTTGTCGTGAACCGGATGTTTATTTTGCCTTGTTCGAGAAGATTACCGGCAAAAAGTGCGAAGGAAAAAATGATCGTGAAATGGCGAAAAAATTCTTTCTGCCGGTTATATATGGACAGTCGGCTTATTCATTAAGTCAACGCTGCGGTGTCGCTTTAGATCTCGCAGAGATTATTACAGAACGCATTGACGCTTTGTTTCCGGCTGCTTTGGCCTTCATCGAGGGTTATCAGAAGCAGCTTCAAGAACTCGGATATGCCAAAGACATATTTGGCAAACGCCGCTCTAGCTTCGAGGAAGGCAAAGAATATTCTGTCAGAAATTTTGCAGTTCAGTCACCAGCATCCGTTGTGTGCCTGGAAAAGTTAGCCCACCTATATTTCGCCCTCAAAGATAAAACCGATCTCGCCTACACCGTCCATGACGGTTACGCTGTGTATGCAACGAAGGAGAACTGGAAGACCATATACAAAATTGGTCGTGATGTTCTTACTGGCGATTCCGATTTTTGTCCCGGTTTACGACTTAGAGTAACTTGTCGTGCCGGTCGCAATCTTGATGACCTGAAGTTACTCCGCACCTAGAGGACCAATGTTAGACATTTGCATAAATTACAGTATCAACGAAGAAGAGTACCTAGAGCTTGAACATCGTTTCGGTCGTCTCTGTTGGCACGCCGCTCACGAACTCAAGAAAAAGAACTCTCGCAACAACTACACCGATGATCCCGAAGATATTAAGCAAGAACTCCAGATGTCTATGCTTCGGGCCGGTAGCTATTACAAGCGACAGATATACATTGAAAAATGTCTTGCCGTTACAAAAAAATATGCTACTGACCCTCTCATGCAACATATCATAGAAGAGTTAGAGAGCTTATGGGCGAACCGAACTCGACATGGCGCAAATCGCCAAAAGTTTGGGACGTTTCAAGAGCAGCTACTCCAAAAAATCGTTCGGGAGATTGTCCCGAAGGATGAGCGGCCCAATAAGAAAGAAAACTTGAAGATCGACGCCAAGTTTGCTACTTATTGCAAAGCTATTGTTTGGAATGGCCAGAAAAGCATGGGCAAAAAGATAACCAGAGAGAAAGCAATCCGATCTGGCCAAGTAAGCCTTTCCGAATTCGATTACTTGGGTACGGTTTGATCGGTTTCTAATATGAAATAGGGAACGGTGTAGTCTGTCGCCGAAGGCATACAACTTGATAGTTATAGATAGATAGATTTTGTTTTTTGATAAAAAACATGCTTTAGTAATGCGACACGCTGTTTCCTATTTCTTTTTTATAAAGTGTTCCGATGGAGTTGAATTCAGTAAGAGCCAAAATAACAACTGGATACGGCGATGATGGATGGACTCATGCTGGAATCCATAAACAATGTTCAAAAGACGATCTTGTTATTGATACCGTGGGTGACCTGGATGAACTTAATTGTTGGTTGGGTCGCACTAGAGAGTTACATCCACAATTCGATGAGGAATTGAAGACGATCCAAGGCAAGATTTTTGAGCTTGGTGTATTTGTCATTCAATATCGACTTTCATTATCTCTTGAAGATGTCCGTTGGTTGGAAATCAAGTCTTTAGAACTCGAAAAACACCTGCCTGACCTCAAGAACTTCATTCTTCCTCATTATCCATCCGAAGTTCACATTGCACGAGCGGTATGTCGTCGTGTAGAACGTAAGCTCTGCTCTTTCATGCGTAAGGATGGTGCGCAGAACGATTTTATCGTGCAGAACGATTTCATCGTGCCTTACATCAATCGCTTGAGCGATTATTTGTTCATTATGGCTCGCCATATCTGTCATACGGCAGGTAAGTCAGAGACTATTTGGCAAGGCGAAAAACCGGAGGCAAGTAAGTGAAAAATTATGTCATCGTTCATGCTCGACATCCTGATGGGAAAATTTTGTTGGTCCTCAAGGACCGTCCCGAATGGCAAAAGGGTCGATTGAATCTTGTCGGTGGCAAAATTGAAAAAGGCGAGACGCCGGGTCATGCCGCCATGCGAGAGTTGCAAGAAGAAGCCGGACTAATTGGAATCTCACCAGAATACGGCACTCCAATTATTCCCAAGTTGTGCGGCGCAATCAAGGGAGTCGATTGTGTTGTTTATTGTTTTTCTGTGGATGTAAATGAAAAAATAATCAAGCCACGAGAAGGCGAGACTGAAAAAGTTGATTGGTATTCTCTGGATGTGCTTGACGATTCAAGGCTTATGCCTAATTTAAGGCTTGTAGTTCCACTGTTGCAAATGGGCGTCACGGATTGGGTTATTACCGATCACAAGTCGTCTTTGGGTGTACCAACTCATGAGGTTATGGTATCCTTGGGGATAGATAAACCTTTTGTAAATGGATGACATTACATGCGTGATCTGACCCCAGAGGAGCAAGCGAAACTTGAAGCGATTTCCGACCCACAGGCTAATGCCAAAGTAAAATTTGCCTGGGACGACACCTTTCAGCGAAAGCTGATGGGAATGTTGTTGACCGACCAATATATGCTCATCCAAGCAATGGATAAGCTAGAGTCGGGATACTTCAGCAACGAAGCACACGTTTTGATTTGTGATATATTGTTGAAGCATTTTGCCGTTCATAAGGCAATCCCTGAAAAATGGATCATTGAAAATGATCTCAAAGAAAAACTTAAAGACCGTGACGCCAGTGTTCAATTGCACTTCTTGGCAGAACTCCATTCTGTTTATGACTACTATGTTCCCGGTTTAGAAACACGGGAATATTTGATTGATAAAATCACGTTTTTTGCAAAAGTACAAGCTGTAAAAAAGGCATTTGGTACGTCTCTCGAACTGATGGCAGAAGCCCCTGAGTCTGAAAAAACCTGGGCTGCTGTTTATGAAGAAATGCGAAAAGCAATGCTTATCGACCGGAGTTATGAGCCGGGCGTTGAATACTTCATGAACTTGGATGAGATGTTTTTAAGAATGGATCAAGTCTTTGAAGGCAAAGATAGATTCACTTCTGGTTTCGCTCCCATTGATGAAGCACTCACTGGTGGCGGGCTATTCAACGGACAGATCGCTTCGTGGATTGGATTGCCCGGAACAGGTAAATCACTTGCGCTTGTGCGTGGGGCCGTTCAGAATGTCATTCTGGGGCATAAGGTTCTCTATCTCACGATGGAAATGGATGAGCTTGGCATCATGCAGCGATTCACATCGCAGTTCGCCAAGTTGGACATCAATAATCTGCGTGGCGTCAAAGACGAAGTATATCGCACAGTAGAGGAATTTAAGAAGGGTTGGGACGATCCCAACTTACTTCACGTCAAGCAGTTCCCTGGTGGCGAAATGGATGTGAACGGCATCCGTGCATATATCGCTCAACTCGAACTACGAAAATTCAAACCCAACTTGGTCATTATTGACTATGTTGGCGAAATGAAAGACGACCCGAATGTCAAAAAATATGAATCGGCATATAAAATCCTTCGTGATTTGCGTGGTTTTGGTGTCAGCCGTGGGCATTGCACTATGACTTGCGTACAACCGAACGCTTCAGCGGCAAAACTTGAAGTAGGCCAATATATCGACGAGTCTAACATCGGCACTTCGTTTGACCAGTTCAAGCCTTTGGATGCTTTCTGGAGCATCAACCAGCAGGTTATCGAGAAGGATGCTGAAGTCGGTCGAGTGTTCGTCATCAAACATCGTAATGGTCGCTCAAGATTTCCATTTAAGATCGGCTTTGACTATAAGCTGGGAACGCTGGATATGTTCTCTATCTCGAAGGAGAGTTATCGAGAACGCATGAATCTGGTTCAGGAAAAGAAGGCTGATGAAGTCACGATGGACAACATTGATACTGGTGCGCCGCAGCCTGGGAAAAAACAAAGAAGCAAAAGAGGATTCAAAGGTGACGATCCGATGGAAGATACTTACGAGGCTTAACTCCAACCGAACTCCAATTGTTTATTTCGTAAACAAAGGTAGACTTCAATCTTTGGCAATCTAAAACAACGCAATCGAAGGATGAAATGAAATGGACGACTCAAACGATTTGAAATTTGAAAATATGAATTTTGATGATAGAGGTAGCAATGCTTGGAGCCGCAAGGATCGTTGTGCTTTTCATTTGAAAGTTGAAAAATTTATATTTCAGAGGCTTAGTCAAGAGTTGCCCGGAAAACTTGAACGAGCATCTGAAATTGTTGATAAATATGAAAAAGTTGATTGGTTTTGGAATGATGCTTTGTGTGCCATCAAAACTCGTCAAATGAATAGTGGACCTGATTTATTGATAGATGTTTACGAGCCATTTAGTGGTTTTTTGTCTGATGAAAATGTCTTGGCAAGAGATATGCAAAAGGCATATGCGGCGATAGCTCATTTGGAAAACACAAAAACAACTCTGAGTGTTGTGTGCGGACTTGAAGTTCACAGTATCATTAAAAACATAATACAAGAAAACGAAGAGAAAATTTCAGATGGAGAAATCTCTAATTCTCATGAACCCAAAAGAGTATTTTCATCGGATATACATTCGGATTGTCATTTTAAGGTTGTTATTGATGCCTACTCGAATAAGAAAAAATTAGTTGCAATTCTTCCTATTTCTTATTTGACCATAATCAAACAAATACCACTAAATCCTAATACATAGGGCATGTTTCAATATTAAACGGCCATTAAAAGCCGACCGATATTGGGAGTTTTCCGGCAGGCTGCTCGCCAAGGTGCGAGTGGACGACCCACAAGTTGGAAAAATGGATAGTCATATTCCCTGATGGGGAGACGTTCAACTGAGCAGCAACATAACGCTCAAGCGATTCATCCTTGGTTTATGACAGGTCAAGTCCGCAACCGAGCAATTTGTGTCGAAAATGGAATCTACTTTGAGGAATCTAAAATGAAATATCGTATTTGCGAAATGACGCTCAATGAGTATGTCAATCATCCCACTGAAGTTAAAATTGATGAAGTCGAGGCCAACTCGATGGAAGAAGCTCGTAAGGTTGCCGCCATGCGGTGGCCAAATAGAGAAATTAAAGTGATCGCAGAGAATAACTCTGTTGATTGCAACTGAGAGAAATGTTAAAGTAATCTCCAAAGGTCAACTATCACTACCCTAAAGAAGTTTGGGTCGGAGTACCGACCCAAACTTTCTACGCCTGCTCGCTCTTAGGTGAAAAACTATGTCACAAGATGCACCCGTTGAAATTGTCAAGGTTATTGTTCAAGGTCGAGAGATCGAACTCAACCCTAAGAACATGAAGTACAACGAAAACACCTTGGGCGAATACATGGGCAAGGAGTATGGGTGGGTCGATTATCTCGGCAAGCAGCTTGAGTACGCTCAAAAAGAAGTTTTGTTTGCCGACATAGAAGTTGATCGCCTTTTTAGTCTCCGTTACATAGAGGCGAAAGAAAAAGGAGAATCAGAAGGCTATTCAAAGGCTTTCGCCCTTTCTCGTGACGACGTGGTTGCAGCTAAGAAATATTTAGCTGAACGTAAGGAAGCTGTTGGACATATCAAGGCACACCTGAAAGCCTTTGATAAGAACCACGAGAATGCTCAGAATCGAGGACATACGCTTCGTAAAGAATTGGACAAGCTCAATCGAGACATCTATGTATCGCCGGATGATGCCACTTGTACCTTTGAAGATGTGTTGAAGGAGTAGTATGTGGTCGATCCTACCAAGATTACCAATTATCATCTCACGCACGCACAGACAGAGGAAGTTCTTCTGTTTTGGGTTTGTGCAGCAGGCAAAAATGGCGTCACCGCCGCCAGATGCTTAGAGAGACTTCTCTCAACTTGGCGGGAGAGGGCGTCCAAACTCAAAGCAAATCCATCGCCGTTTGATATTGTTCAATACATTTCTGACATTGGCGATCTTGCTGATGAAATGAAAAATCATGGCATTGGTTGTTACAACGCCAAGGCAAAAACTTTTTTGGCACTTGCTCTAAGTGCTATGAATTTCAAAAAATGTTCAGTTGAAGATTTGGAATCTTTTCCTGGCATCGGTCCCAAGACTGCCCGGTGTTTTTTAATTCATAGCCGTCCTAATCAGCAATATGCTGGTCTTGATACGCACGTTCTCAAGTTTCTTCGTGACAAAGGACATGAAGTTCCTAAAACAACTCCCACTGGCAAAAAATATCGTGATTTGGAAGCGGTGTTTTTGAAATATGTGGCCGAGTCCGGCATGAACGTGGCGGACTTTGATTTGATGATTTGGAACGACTATAGGAACAGGAAAGCGGCATGAGTAATTTCAAATCTCTGGTTGGTTTGAAAATTGGAAAACTTTTAATTCTTGAAGAGTTCAAAGATACAAGATGGAAGGTTCATTGTGGATGAAAAATGGGATAAGAGGTTTATTGATCTTGCAAAACATTTTGCCAAATGGAGCAAAGACCCAAGCACTCAAGTCGGTGCAGTTATCTTTGATAAAGATAATCGAATTATTTCTGTAGGCTACAATGGGCTACCGGCAGGTGTTTCTGATGTTGGTTTAGAAGATAGAGATAGAAAGTATAAAACAATAATACACGCCGAGATGAATGCTATTATATTTGCAAATAGAAGTTTGGATGGTTGCCAAATTGCAACGTGGCCTTTCATGCCTTGCTCTAATTGTTCATCTGCAATTATTCAATCGGGGATTGTTAGGTGTGTTTACCCCAAAGCAACTGGTGAAAGAGCGATTAGATGGCAGGAATCTTTTAATTTGTCTAAGAGTCAATTTGATGAGGCTGGAGTTGTAACTAAAGAATATGACGAAATTGATTGAAGCTAAGTTGGTTCTTTTGCATGGCTGATTGGGCAAATGAAATTATCGTTCACTTTAGGTGGTGGTCTTGGGGATTATATCCTCAATTATTTAGGCGATCCGGGCAATCGGCTTGCCTACATAATGATGGCTGTCCAGGATATTGAGTTCAGAGTTTCTGCTCAGTGTCCGGCTGGTATTGATCTTGTGAAGAATTCGCCATATTTCAAATTCCAGCATGTCTATCAAGAAAAGAAGTTCGCTCAGAATAGACTTAAAGATGACATTTCTAACATCGGTAATCTTGCCGAATATCTAAAAGTTATTCCTCCTCTTTGGCTTTCTTCAGAAGAAGAGGATATTTTGGTCAATGTGGTGCGACCATATGCTGTCTTCCATCCATTTGCCTCTCACGGGCCTCGCAACCTTACTGCGGCGTTCAATACGACCAACATGGTGCAATGGATCGCAGATGCGTCTGGGATTAACGTAGTCGTTTTGGGGCAAGAGGATTTTGGATATGAATCTGCTAACGTGAGACACATCAAGGGTAGTCCTCGGTTGGCAACAAAATTGGTGGAGCATTCATCCTTTTTTGTCGGTAGTCATAGTTCAATGCAGTGTGCTGCGTGGGTTCATGACATACCATCATTCTGCATAGGTCCAAGCCATTTGTTGTTTCACAATTTGTATTCACCGAGCAACAACGACTTGTATTTGAAACCCTTATTTAAGGGCAAGAACATATTCATGATGTATGACCAAGCAGATCGGTTCTCTTATTTCTTAGACTATTTTTTAAGGACGGCCACTTCTCTACAGCCTCAGCGAACCCCCGAAGAATGTCGGAGGAGGATAGCTCTGTCAGGCATGGCTTCTGAGCTTCTTTTGACTTCGGACAAGCAATCATGTTGAAACAAGGTCCGCAGTCCCAATCCCCATTGTCTCGATGCTTTTGAACCAGAACAAAATCGTAGTATTTGCCATACAATTTGCCATTGGTGAAAGAGAATATCCCGATTAAGGGCTTTTTAAGTCCTGCTGCAATATGAAATGTTCCGGTGTCCACCGAGATGACAGCATCGGCCAATTCAACCATAGCGATCCAGGCTTGTTGGTGAATACTGAATATTTGGTCTACGCCCAAGTTGTCATAGACCACTTGTTTGTCGCTGTGGATGGTAAACACATAGCACCCTATATCTCGCAGTGCTTTGACGACATCGCTTATTTGATTGTATGTGAGGCTTTTAGCTATTCCACATTGATCGTCACTGGAAGCGGAAGCTACTAATATAGCTGGTTTGCCTTCTTTGTTGTATCGCTTAAATGCTTCTCGGCATTGGTCTAGTACATTGGCATCTGGTTTCAGCATCATGTTGTGATTGGTCAATGTCACTCCGCAGTGCGCCGCCCAAATATCGCTGCGATTATCTTTGTTGTCGATTCCTTGGCGGTTTTCATGGACCCGGCAGGCTGTTGAAAGATCGTAAACTACGCCATATTCATCTTCGTTTACAGACCCCAGATCAATTGCTGTGGCGAATGGGTGGTTTTTGGCCATTTCGACGTATTGTGCAGGACAGGCGAATGTGATCTCGGCTCCAGGAAAAGCCTGGGAGAAGTCTTCAAACAGCATTCTTTGCACAAGGATGTCACCGTAGCCGCCGCTGCGTCTTTTGATGAGAATCTTGTTGCGTCTTTCTTGGTGGTCTTTCAACGAAACAGGCTTCTTTACCTTCTTTTTCACCAACTTGAGCATATATTTTTCTCGTGTTCTTTCATAACAACCAGATATACAGTTTCTATCTTCTTCATTATTCCTCCAAGCTCGTGTCTCTTGGCCGGACATATCTGGTGTCATCGGAAAGCAATATTGGCTTAATGGTACGACCACCAGAAGTCGCTACGGCAAATTCGTAAATGCTTCGCTTTGGACCGCATACATGCTTTGTTCCAATTGCGTTAAGTTCGATGAGAGCCGTGATTTTTGTCGCAGCTTCACTGGCCGTTAGTCTGGTAGAGAACTGGTCTTGGTAGGCTTGTTCATGTGGAAATATGTCTGGGAAGAACGACAAGCGGATTATCAGGTGGTCTTTTACACTCTTTGCAACGTATTCCCCAGCCAATTTGGTTTCGGCATAGTAGTTCATTGGACCCACTTCGTCGCCAACTTTGTAGTTTCCTCGATCTCCTCGAAACACATAATCCGTGCTGATATAGACCATTTTTGCACCAATGTCATGGCAGAAAGTAGACACATTTGCGGTGCCTACGACATTTGTGAGCATTCCTTCGATTGGCCCGCTGGTACAGGGTTCCATTTTGAGAGCGGCACAGTGGATGACTGTCGATATGGGGTTTGGGTTTATTTGCTTTATGTATAGAGAGTCTTTTAGTGGTTGACGAATATCCATTTCGTGATGTCTTGGCCGGTGTGCATTCGGAAAAAGCCGATGCAGGGCTTCTCCCAATAATCCATGACCGCCAGTGATTAAAACAGCAGAGGTTGATAATGATTTCGTATTGTCCATTCGTCTACTCCTGGTACTCTTCTGATAGAGTGATGCTATTTTATTTATTGTCAATGCCATATCGACTCTCGTGGACCCGGCAGGCTGTTGAAAGATCGTAAACTACGCCATATTCATCGCTACGTCTTTTGATGAGAATCTTGTTGCGTCGTTCTTGGTGGTCTTTCAACGAAACAGGCTTCTTTACCTTCTTTTTCACCAACTTGAGCATATTTTTCCTCGTGTTCTAAAATTTCTTCCTCAGTATTATAGATACTGTGTCCTTGACTGACTCCCTAACTTCAGTCCGTGACGCTAACGTAGTTCCGACTGTCTGCATGGAAGTTTGATCTATGGTTGCGAGTGGGAATAGCCAATGCAGGATCAGGATGCTTTAAGGCACTGATTAGGCGAAAACCAATAGAGGCAAAACCTCGACCAAGGATAAGGGAACCATTACTCGTATAGTATTGGTTCCCTTTTTTTATGCGATTACAGAGGATAAATTATGGATCATCAAAAATTGATTTTGTTGCTAGAGCAAGCCATTGAAATTATAAAAGAGGCAGCAGTAGCAATTGAACCGGCAGTAGCAATTGAACCGGCAGTAGCAATTGAACCGGCAGTAGCAATTGAACCGGCAGTAGCAATTGAACCGGCAGTAGCAATTGAACCGGCAGTAGCAATTGAACCGG